AATAGCATCTACCCATCTATTCCTCCATCCTAAACTACTGGGGGGGGGGTAAAACAAGTCCCCTTAAATAACACATCAAATAAAAACAACAACTTATTCATAACAAATTATTTATCATTAAAATACTAACTATTATTTCTACTCACACCTTTTATGTTAAGGCTTAACCCCGGTATCATATTAAGAACCAACTGCCTTTTTGCCTGTTCCCTACGCATACGCTCGGCCTCCGCTATCTGCGCCTCCGATTGAGGATCATTCTTAATATTATTGGCGATGTCCTCTATGGCTTTCTTGTTAGCGCCGGATTGAGCTAGCATCTTATATAACAGGTCTTGGCCTTCCTTCTCCCACCAGCTATCCATGGGAGGGCGGGAAGCCAAAGAAGGATCGGCAGGGGCTACCGTCTCAGGTATAGGCTGCTGACCTCCGTCCCCCGTGTCCGAATCCCGCTGCCCGAACTCGTATCTCATTGGCTCGACCTCAGGGACACCATACCTATTAGCGAATACATCAGCGAACTCAAATCTCTTCTCGTTTCTTAATGTCGATCCAAGAGGCCTTCCATACCCCTGATTCCATGCTACGGTAGCGTCCTTGTAGTTGGTAGCGTTATCAAAATCAGCCTTTGAGTACATATAATAATTATATACATTGCCTTGAGCGTCCTTATCAAAGAACTTGCCTTGGTTCATGTAGTTCCAGCCTAGCCCCGGTACACGACCTTGATACTCATCCACAAGATAATCCAGTTGTTGGGTTAATGTAGGCTTCTTTCCGTACCTGCGCTGTAGCTCTTTCTTCCTCGGTCCAAGCCATTGCTGGATACCAAAGTCACCGGCGGTTCCTAGGGCAGTGGTATCCCCTCCGGACTCGGCGGCGATGTTAGACAGGATGCCGATCGCTTGTGTTTGTGGTATCCCCTTCTTATCCGTCAGATAATCCCATATCTCATCATATACAGCCATTTTGCTATCCCCTGATCTACGAGGATCAATCACATACTTGCCAGAACCATAAGAGCGATTGGTATTTACAGGACCTCCCTCTTCTTTCTCCTCCTTATCATCAACCAGCATAGTAGAACCAAGACCTACATAATAATCCAAATCCTCATAAACACGGTTGACAACTTTCTCGGCTATATCCTGAAATTTTTTCTTATCATCCTTATCCGGTATCCTTTTCTTTATCCCTCTCAACGTCTTACCTAGATACTTGGTGAACACGTCATTTGGGATGCTCGCATAATCATCCAATTTATCAAATATCCTACCATAAATACTTGACTCCCAAGGATTGTCAAACACATTACCCTTCCCAACTATCCCCATTTTGTAAGAAGGAGCAGATTTAAGAGAGACACCACCGGTAAGGATATCAAATTCTGGATGGGTATCATCTAGAGATTTATCATCAAGCTGTTTATAATATATAGGAGATTGACCGAATATCACACGATCAAGATCAGATCTATACATCTTTCTTGCTATATCCTCTATCTCTCCTCCATCTTGCTTATCTTCGATCTTCTCTCCCCATAGCCCATATTTCTCCATGGGCCATATGCCGTCTATGGCATCCACATAACCAACGGGATACTCCCCGTCCAGACGCCGGTTTCGCCGCTCGTCCGCCGGGTACAGGGCGTTGGCCAACGGCTGCGTGATATGACCCAACCCCTTATCCTTGGAACTCGACATAGCATCCACCACAGTCCGATATACAGGTCTTAATTTCTCAGGTAGATATAATCCCGCCTCATCAACCAACTCACCGATCTTTTTATTTATACCCCTGAGGCTGAAATTATAATTACCCATGCCATTATTCAACGGGGACAATGTACCTCTTATCCCATTCATACCCTTGACGGCAGCCCCTCCGCTAAGGATATCAAACTCCGGGGACACGTTTCTCAAAGGACTATCATCCATACCCCTGAAATACATGGGACGCTCACCTCTTACGACACGATCAAGATCCTCCTTATATAAATCCTTTATCCATGACGGGATCTCCTCCCGCTTGTTCTTCTTTGCCATAAATCTTCTTTTTCACAAAGATAAGTATAATCAGATGCGGATTAAAACATTAGGCGGGTACATGATCATATCACCTACCCGCCTACATCCTCAATGCATATGATAAGCCGCTAAGGCTTTCTTAGCCGAATCCCTTGACTTGTACTTGGCCGGCCATAATTTACCAGTCTTGTTGCTAACCACTCGCCAATCACTCCCTACTTTCTTGATGCATCCTGACTTAGGGCATTTGCCATTCTTTTTACCACTAGTTTTTATTGCTGCCATAATATCAATAAATTTTCTCCTCATTACTAAACCAACGAACTATCATCTTGAACCGGCTCTCAATGTCATTCACGAACCTTGCCAAGAACCAATCGCCACGAAGACGATCACGCCACCTCCGATGATAATCGACAGCCCTAGGATCGATCTTCCGGTCAATGTCATTCACATCCTTGATCCATACCGGGAGGTTATTAGTATCGTCTTTGACCTCGTTAAAATAGTCATTTATATTTATCTTCTGATCAACCTCCGTCACCAGTATCTCACGGCTATCGTCATTGGTTACAGGATACCTTAACCGCTGGCTCATATCGTTCTTGTCAGCGATAACCATCCGAAGCTCACCACTGTTGTTGGTATCGTTATAAAACCATGCCTTATTGAATCCGGTAGTCCTAAGAATTTGGTAATTAACCTCATCCTGATACCTTCTGGCATCCATCCTATATTGGTAGTTCATGAGGATCTTATTAACATACTGCTCACGTACCGGTACCTCTATAACGAACGGATATAGCTTACCGTAAAATACTTGATACGATTGGTTGGTCAATCCATGAGACCATAAACCTATCTCCTGACTTTCACTTGAGTAGTTCTTTCCGGACTGGAAATAATGCTGGTGCTCGATATAATAATCAGGGGTGTAGGATAAATATGATTTCCACTCACCCTTCAGGCAGTTATACCCAACGGTGAACGAGACGTCCGTGAAATGGCTGGTGTCCTGCAACTCCACCGCCTGTCCGTTCCTATAGAACCGGCCGCCACGGAATTGGTACTCGCTCGGATTCCCTACCGGTATATAATCTTTCTTGGTTATCAGAACCCTCTTAAACCTATTATCCCAACCCATGGACAACCCTATACCAAAGAACTTGTTATCAATATCATAATAAGACAACTCAGCGTCCGTATCAGCGTTATATATCCGGCTACGGATGATCTTCATCTGAAGATGCTCCTTAAACCAGTTTCTAAGCCCCGGTGTGACCTCCGTAAGATTCCTACCATTAGAATCTACCTTAAACACCTGACCACGCCTTAAATCGACCCAAAAATGCCCAAACTCGCAACTGATCATATCCCGGCTCTGGGTCCCGGAATATCCTAACGTCGTATTATTATACTCGATACCACGAGAGGCGAAAAGACCACCTGTCCCTAGCTCGCTACTCTCCGGGGATATTCTCTCCGCCAACACGTCTATGGCATTGTACAACCCTACCTGATTCTCAAAACGAGCCAGTATCTGATCCGACTCTATCCCTTTCATGCTTATAAGTTTCCCGAAAGATGTCTTGAACTCATGGTAATCCATAGGCTTGTACGACAGCCAAGGATCGGTCATGCCGTTCTCCGACACGTCGGCGGTGCTCCATATGACGCCGTTGGGTCTTTGGTAAGCGCAGTCCCAAAAATTGCTATCATACGTCTCTGGTAATGACCTGCCACCTAACGTAAATCGATTCTTATACACAGGACTTATCTTAAACACATTATCCCTTGATATAGGGACATTACGCTCCTGAGTCCATGATATATAATCCCCCACCTCCGGATAGAACCCCTCGTAAGGCTCAGGTCCGGCTATACGGAAATTGCAATTGATCTCAGACTCCACAAGAAACTGAGGTATGCCATAGAAGTATAGGAAGAAACGACCGCTAAGATACATATCTCCGGTCTTGCAAACCATCTCATAAGCGCTCTTCCGGCTAGGGAAAGAGTATAGCGATCCGGTATCCGTATCGGTCTTATTAAGATAATCCTCCCCGGTATCGTAATTAACGAAATAACGGGGATACCCGATGTTCCGATAATCATAATAAGGGAATGGTATCATGTCCCCCTGACCGAACTGAGTCAAATAAAACATAGGCATCTTCCTCTTAAGCGAGAATCTTGATATAAATACATCACCTCCAAAAACAGGTTTACGCTTATCCTTATCCATCAACCCGCAACCACCTAACGATACCCACCTGATATCCTCTATCTGCCCGTATTGAGCCGGAGAATATTTCTTTATCCTCATATAGGGGCAGGATACGAAAGATTCACGTGTCATAAAATGAGGCGTCATACCAGCCACCTCATCGTTACGAATATTACACTCATCCTGAATACGGCTGGTATCGTAACTTGAAACCAACTCCGGATATTCAAGCATATACTTATCCATACCAAATGACATGAACAATGAATGCTCACGATCGAGGTTGTTTATGATAATAGGCTTACCGCCTACGGTCTCCCCTTGCGAAGAGATATCTGTTACCGGATATAACCCGCTCTTGATATATTTAGCCGTTGACAATCCACGTAACTCTGACTCCCCTATTTTTTGGTAAAATAAATTATAATGAGCGACAGAAGTATAGTAATAAGCATAGTTCCGTCTAGGTCCCCTATCTATCAATGCCGTTAACCACTGATACCTATACTTGCCTATATCCACCACGGACTGGGCTGTGGCCTTGGCGATACCTGTAGCCAGACGGATAGCCGTCAGCGCTATGCCGACAGGGTTGGCTAAAAAGAACACACCTCCACCGACATATTGCTGTGAAGCCGACTGATATGTATACTCAGCTATAGCGGATATTAAATTAGCCATAGCCTCCACCGTAGCCAATGATGTTGCCATACTATAAGCCTTACTCCCTAATATCGTCCATTTAGGGTGATCCTCCACCTCCCTGAATATACCTGAGGATTTACCTAATTGATAACCATCAACAAGGCACTCGGTGGGAGCGTCAGGCTTGTTAAAGGCAATATCAGGACTTAAGAATGAATACCAGATATTACCCTTCCTGTTAAACGGATGCGTTATAAATTTCTCACGATTAATATCCTTATAGATATACATATCATCAGACAAATCGTTGTAAGGGTAATTAGGATAAATGTTAGCCGATCCGTCGGGATCATCGTACTTAAACATATCATAAGCCAGACCGGTTCCGATAACGCTCTTATCCAACGTCCTATCGCCCCTATACAACTCATATCCTATTATAGAATCCCTTCTAGCCTTATCTATAAGACCGTTCTCTACCGCTATATCCAAAAACTCATTAACGATATCGTCATCAAGCATCACCCCCATAGGATAAATATAGGAGTCAACTCCATATTGACCGGTCAGCTGAGACGGATTACCCATAAAAGGAGCGACAGAGTTATCCGGGAACTTGTAATGACGTATAGGTCTCTGACAAAACGTGGTTGACGTATTGGGGTACTCAGCGTTACCCCCATTACCGGTGAAATAAGACTTACCCCCAACTGATTTAGGAGACCCATAGTATTTCGTCAAAGAATCTATTATGTCCTTCCTCTTTGATCCTCCCGATGATATCCCGATCTTACTTGAATCATACAACTCAAAATTAGCCGGGTACTTATTAGTAGACTCCCAATATCCGAAATCACCATACTGATATGGTCTGGGAGCGCAGTCAGCGGGTTTATCTCCACATGAGACACATTTCGCCTCATAGGTAACAAATCTCCTTAATTTCAATTCTTTCGTGAAGAAGAACACGTATTTCACCTCCAGCGGCCGAATGCCAAAACAGAACGGGGCGGGGAAGATGGCGGTGCCGGCCGTATAGAATCCGGCAAGCTCCTTCATGTCCTGCCTCATGGCGAAACCGGTGAAGAACACGCATACCGCAGGCTCGATGCAAACATATATCTTATGGAAAGTAGTCTTGTCATCATTCCAGAACAAGTACTTTGGCATCATAAATATCTTATGATCCACGTAATTCACTATAACACCTTTCTTGGCATCATTAGCCAAAGGATTAGGAGCCACGGTACCTTCCTTGTCCGAGAAAAACGTTATACGAACCTTATTGTATGATGATGAGTCGCCGATCGGATAATTATAGTTACCCATCATCTCTATATACATAATACCGTTATCAGGATCGGATAAACCACTTATGTATTTCTCGTAATCCAACTCCACCCATCTGGCGTATGAGGATACATGTGGATAGAACTTGAAATAAGTCAAGTTGCTTCTACCGAACCAATTGGTCTTGGCGTCAATATCATTCTGCACAGACACACGACTTTCCCAATCAGTAGATATGCTGGTATTGAACTTAGAATTATCACCATCGCCAAAAAGACACATGGCGTTCTCGATACCAAACTGACTCTCATATTGGGGGAAATAAGCCTCCATCGTATCCATTAACTGATCAAGCATCGTCTCCGTATGCTTCTTTCCTTCCCATCCGGGATATTGATACAAATATGTGCACTTACCCAATGACCTACCCCCTTGGAATGTAGGAAGTTGAACATCGTTAATAGTAGGATTCACATGAGGATCACCTACCGAGCACCCATTAGTACATATACCCTCATCATATAACTGCCGGACATTAGACATATCCTGACACAAGACCAAAGCGGAGGAGTCTATATCAGACGGGAATTTATCCTCATCCTGACCATCCAACCATTCCTGAACCAGATCTATGATATTCTTACCTCCACTGGAGTAATTATCGAAATCACACAATACAGAGAATTTCCTTTGTGACTCGGCATTACTTTGTATTAATGTCGTAGGTTCGGTCTCCGTATAATCACTCTCCAGCTTATACGTAAAATCAATCCTAGAATCCACCAAAGAGTTTTTATCCAATATAGTCCTGGTCTCTATCCTCTCGATATCATCACATCCACTAGGGAAATCGGGAGCCTTTATACCGTCTTGATCCTCCGGCAATGATATAGCAGCGCATAACTCGTCAGTAATACCTACATTAGATTCTATGATATCACACAGGTTCTCTATATTATCAGCGATATAATCAATAGCATCATCTACCGTAACATCTTCCCCCATCGTATTGATAACGAATTGGGTCTCTCCTACCGTGGCATATTCCTGCTCTACATATCTGAGCTGCTTGACATCTAGCTGATTCTTGCATTCTCCTCCAAAATCATCAAATCCCCAAGACGGGTCGTTTATGATCTTTGCCGTATTCTTAAACTGCCAAAGATAACGGCGGCTGTTCCCGGCGCACTGCGGGTTGTTCTCCAATACCGAAGCCGCTGATAGGTCTTCAGAGTTGCCGTCCTCATCAACGATAACCTCCATCTCCTCCCTTGTGGCCGGACGAGGGATAAGCGGGAATCTAGCTGTCCTGTATCCCGTATTGGTAAAGAATCTTATACCCAACGGATATACCTCGTCACGCATGAAAGAGGCGTATTTAGAGCAAGCCACACCGTCTTTATATAGATTCTCCGTGGCTATCGATGTCTGCCATTTAACGAAATGACCCAAGAAATTAACGACCGGTTGAAGATTCCATTCATTCTCCACGGTCAATCCGTATTGAAGAAGACGATTCCCGACAGACGTCATGCCTCTGGCTGTCTTATATACCGGTATTTCCTTGGATAACTTCTCCATGGTCGTACGCTCGCTATATTGATCCGTAAGATAATAGATAGTCCTTTCCGTTATCGGATGTATACCTTCTATGAAATACTCAAGAACCGGGCTTTGCTCACCATTAAACCCAACCGTGTTCTGTATAACACCTATCTTATAATGAGATACCTGCTTGTCTATATTGGATACAGTAAGGCGGATACCCATATTGGTTGACTTACCCCATAAACCATCACGGATAACCATATCTTGGCGATCGAATAACATGATTGGGTTGGTCAATGAGCAATATCCGGTCTTCTCTATCCCGAACTCATCGCACAACGCCACGCAGAACTGGTAGGTCCCGGCACGCAAGCTCCCCCCGAACTCCACGACCTCGGGCTCCACGCACGGGACCGTCAGCAACGGGAACACCAGCAGCTTCTCGCAGGCCAGCCTACACCTCTCTATTGGCTTGTCATCCCCACATGTCTTATACCCATGGTAATGATACCAAAAATCACCATCATCATCCGGATTAAGAGCCTTATCGACCATAACATATCGCTGGGGATTATATCCATCGGTCCAGTATATCACCTTCCCGCATTTCTCATCCTTAATCTCTATGTCGAAAATCGGGTGATGAATGGAAAAGTTAAGACAAGGATCATCAACCCCGTCCTCTATCAGGACCTCCATCAAATCACATATCTCATCGAAACGACCATCCGACTCCTCAAGCCTCTCGCCAAGGATACGATGGATATCCTTATCAGACCCGGATAATTGATCCTCCACGGTCTTGATATAATCCAATGACCGCATGAACGTGATCTTAGACGTATTATCATCCGGATTGGATAGAAAGAAATAAGTGTTATCACCAGCTATGTCATTCTTATACCCAATAACCTTATAGCCATCAAATCGCTTACATAAAAGGGTACTAGGCTCGTTCTGGATCTTAAGCTGGCTTCCATCGTCACCCTCTATGGTAGCGTTCAAGGCAAAGCTGTACTCAGATGGGGATAGATCCTGTGGATGCTTATCCCTATTCATCCCGGAGTCGGGAACCGCTATGTTAGAATTGTTCTGCACGATGTTATGTTTTTCGCAAAGATAACAAATCCGGCGGATAATCACTTACACGCCGGATCTTAACAAAAACTGTACGTATTATGCTAAAACATTCAAATCACGCGAATATAAAAAAATCCTCCTAACTTTCACAAGTCAGGAGGAAGACTAAACACTTAAAACGTCTCGTGGTAAAGTACAAAAAACATAATAATTACGAATTTCCACCCATGTAGCTTGACTGCTTGTCGGCATCCTCTACGGATATGTAGAAGAACCCGTTAGTCACGTATCTCTCATTGACATCCACAAAATCAGTAGATCCTTTGTCTATCCCTCTCTTCGATCCCTCATCACACACGGCTACCAGACTATTGAAGTCATTGGAATAACCAACAACAACACCATGTATGTCACGATTCCGAGGATCGAAAACGTATCTCATCTTACATCTGTCATAAGCCAATTCCAGAGGACTTTTGTTTATCCTGTTATCAAACCCCATCCCCGTGGCCAAGGCAATGACACTTCTTGATATATCGCTCATGGTAGTATCTCTTACCGGCACCTTAGGCATAGAAGCGCCTTCCATGACAAAATCCAACGCCTTATCTAAAAGCTCGTCGAAATCATCATCCCGAACATAATCCTTAAACATCTCCAATACATATAACCGGACATGGAGTTCGTTATTGACATCATTCAATGTGACCATAATGCTAGTTTTCGGCAAAGCTGGATTATTCCTGCGCAATAAAAGATCAAATATGTCATAAGTGAAGGATTAAAAAAAATAAAAAAACTCTCCTATCCTCACGAACAAGAGAGCCGATGTGTTTATATTATGAAGAAAAATCTATTCACCTATTCTTACAATACAGTCACGAGATTCCTTGTTATAGATCATCGTGCCTACCTTAGAATACAAGGTCTTTATATTTTGCCAATTATCCTCACCATGAGCGGATACGTTGGTAGGGGCATCACCGGTATAAACCTCCTCGCCTCCGATATTGACAAAATCATATCCACGTTTCTCCATAGAACCTCCCTTATATGCCGTGAATCTGATAGTGACATTACCTTTCTCACGACCACCATACCAGTTACCGTATATACTGCACCTGATCTCAAGAGGTAATTTATCGTAATTATCACCATCCAACAACGGCCCCATCTGGATCAAAGCGGCCTCATTACCTGATTCCATGTTATCACCACCATGGATAAGATAATCACCTACCCGTTCCTGCGTGGTCTGATACTGTTTACTCCAACCAACCAGCTTGCCGTCAACGTCCGGGAGGCCGGTGTTATCGAAACCGGTAGCCGTGTCAAAGTCAATGCCGTCCTCGTCAGCCCAGATATACCTAAGCACAAGGTAATCGAACTCCGGGATGATCACCACCGGGACGGACTCCTGCCTGCACACGAACGTCTTCTCCTCCTTGGTTCCCTCTTTTATAACCTTATACGTTACCTGACGTATCTCACCAGTCTCATTGATATCAGCGGTAACCTTAACCTCAGCAGGACCAGTACCACTTGTCTTATCTAAATGTATCCAATCATTTTTCTTTGCCATATTATCTTTTTTTTCTTTTTAAAAACGTATATTCGCGTCATAATCGCGGGGTGGAGAAGAGGTATCTCATTAGGCTCATAACCTAAAGATCGAGGGTTCGATTCCCTCCCCCGCAACTAAACCAATTTGATATACTTATCAAAAGCGTTGGGCCACATACGCTCATGAGACAGCATCCTCCTCCTATTATCCTCAGCCAGCTCCCGATAATCATTCAAGGTAATCATCGACATCTTAAGCTCTTTCATAGCCCTAGCGAACTTACCCGGCTCCTGCTGAGCATATAATTTATAAGCATCACCAGCGCCTTGTATCAAGCCATTCACAGCGGCATTCTCGAAGATCTTCATCTTGATATACGTCTCGACATAATCCTCAAGGTATCCTAACGCCGTTTCAGGTATATATGGGAGACCGTCATCATCCTTGGGTGTAGCACGATATATGATGTAAATAAATCCATCAAACCCGGTATACATAGTATTGCCGGATATAGTTATATCATAATTATCCCAACTGTATTTATCCCGATACTTGTCAGCGGCGCAATCACGCCTCAGTCCTCGACCTATAGACAACCTTACGGGGTGATGGTAATGGAAGCGAATCTCGTGAGACCCGATATATATCTTCTCCGTGATCGTCTTCTCAAACTCCTCCTTACAGCACTCGGTGCAGGAGTTCCAACGGAAACCGCGCTCGGTGCGCTCGACCCAGCCGATCTCGTGTTGGAGGTCAGCCTTAGCCTTATCGCCCCCCGGAATCTCACAGACAAGAGGCTCACACCTATAGGCGTCAAGCATGTCGAAAAAATCGGAAGGCAATACCGCCTGTTTATTACTGGTCTTGACAACCGCCTCTGACATGACCGCTATAACACCCCCGAACCTTTTCAAGGCGATCTCAGCCCACCTATAAACAGACGAGGTATCTATAGCCCCGCTATCATCGTATTTATGTAAATCGGCCTTGATCTCGGCCAATAGCCCTTTTATAGTCATATTTAAGTCTTTTGCACAAAGATATGTATTTGAATCCGTGATACAAAAAAAATCCAGTCTACCCTCACGGGCTAACTGGATCACAAAAACTTCTACAGCTTATAAACCCATTTAACTCCAAATACCTTACTCTCCGACTCAACCTCCCGGTACAAGAACTTATACCTCCTACCTGATTCCATAGCCAATCTACACTCCTTATTCAACGCCGGAGAAATATAGAGATGGAAATACTTGTTCCGAGGCATAAAATCAATACACGTATGGACATAAGAATATCCACCAGTTCCACGTCTGTTAATAGTACCGGTAAGCTTATTTAGATATATCTTACGATTAGGATTGATCTTATGGCACAGATAACCGATGTTGTTTATATAAACCCCACCCTCATTATCCAGATACTTATCACGTATGACCTTCCATATCAAGGACTGACATTCGAGAATATCATTCTTGTCCACAATCGTATGTTTCCTTCTCTTGCCGTTCTTAGACATAATAGATCTATAAAAACGGAGAAAGTACTGATCAAGTATTTTAAATGACTTTGTTTTCATATCACAAATATAACGATTTCATCCTAATACAAGAAATTTATACACAAAAATACACCGCCTGCACCAAGGACGAGGCAAATAGGATAGCCGACGATAACCTCCAATCCGATGGTATCTCTTACGCTAATGGCTTAGCGCAGGCCGATAGATGCGATTGCCTCGAAACATGGAGCGCTTACGCTAGCGGAAGTTTTAATGGACAATGCTTAAGTATATCCGTAAGCTATGATAATCCATGTGGTAAATCTAAAACAGCATCATTTGATGTGTATTATACTAGATCTGAACCATCTGGAGATGTAGAATATTTCTCTACCACTAAAACAGTCACCATACCATCCGGATCGGGAACGATATCAGGCGGAAGTGATTGTGTTAGCAATGCTACAAGCATGTATGTATCTAATCCAAGTCAAGGTGGAGGCTGTTAAAAACAAAAAGGAGAGGTTGATTATCCTCTCCTTTTTATATAAACCTAAGATCTTTTCTCTTAGTATGATTTAATATCCTACCAATATGTCTGGTACTTAATCCCGTTCTTTCCTTTATCTTATCATAGATATAACCCTTGGATACGTAAGCCGACATATCTCCCAGATCTTTTATAATCTTGTCATACATATCGTGCACCTCATTATATCTTATAATAGAGCTGTCTCTCATCCCTCTTTCGCCTATACCGTCAACTATGGCGTCATTGAAACCAAAGAAATTGATTATTGATCTTATTAGATTCATGTTATTGAATTTTTTGTGTTTTCTTATTAATATCCATATCCGGGTTCTCATCCGTAGGGATCTGCAATTTGGTTACAGTTTCCCTTAATGTTTCGGAAACCACATATTCAAGAAGTTTGTCTGGGCATATGAAATCATAATCCCATTGAGATGTACATGGCTTATCTTTTTCAGCTCCACATCCCCCTAGCTCTAACGCCGCTTTTCTGTCGAGAGTTATAAGATCAACATTTATAGCCTCTATGTTAATATCTGGTATATAGATATATCCATCATTGACATAATAATAGTACTGATCTATATTCCCGTATTTACGTTCCTTGTTGTTAGCGTATTTTCTTAACGATATGGAGGTAAATATAATATCATCCATGATGTTTGATACTTTGATGATAGCCGGACCTATACGGGTATATATCATATCGGGCAATCTTTTCTTGGATCTCATAAGTATCCTGCATAGTTTAAACTCATCAAAACAACAATCAATTTTCCGAACCCTATCCATCTCCATGCAATTGATATGAGTATACAGTGATTCCTCGCCGAACAAGGTTCCATCAGCATACTTCTGGGCTATATATGATCTTGCCTTTTGTCTTCCTATGGATAATATCCATCTCCTACTGACATGAGCGTCCTTATTGATGGAGTTCATATCATTTATGATTCTAGATACAAATTCTGAATTTTTCATATTTATGGTGCAAGGAAACCCACAAATCTTTAGTTTGTGGGAGGAATTGCGCCCTGCTCGCTTTAAAATTAATACTAAAATACTGTTGTCTTTTTCAAATAAATGATTTACATTTGAGGCATGAAATTGACATTGAAAATAAAACTCCTTCCAAGCGAAACTCAAAGCAGGCTGCTTCTTGATACCATCAAGGAGGCGAATGCTGCGTGTAACCGCATATCCGATATGGTGTGGAAGGATAAGGTTTTTACTCAATTCAATATACATCATCATTGCTACAATGAAATCAGAAAGGATTTTAATCTGTCTGCACAGATGGTGGTCCGCTGTATCAGCAAGGTGGCAGATGCTTACAAGCTTGACAAGAAATCCAAACGGAACTTCAGGGAACTTGGCTGCATCAGTTACGACAGCCGGATATTGTCTTATTTCGAAAATGCGGTTTCTATCTGGACCATAGGGAAAAGACAACGTATTCCGTTTGTATGCCACAACACAAACTATCTTCCATACATCAAGGGGGAAGCTGACCTTGTTTCCAAAAAAGGCAAATTCTTCCTTTTCCAAACGGTTGAAGTTCCGGAAGAAGATGTGGAAGACATTGAGGAGTTCATCGGACTTGATTTCGGAATAACCGATATTGTAAGCACGTCCGAAGGTAAGACCTATTCTTCTGACACACTCAACAGATACAGGGAAAGACAAAGAATGATACGTGGTTCCATTCAATCCAAAGGCACAAGAGGCAGAACAAGGCAGTGCAAGCGTGGATGTGCCAGACTCTTGAAACGGCTTAAAGGGAGAGAAAGAACTACCGCAACGATAATCAACCACACTATTTCCAAGCGTATTGTTGCCGAAGCCAAGCAAAGAGGCGTTGGCATAGCCATTGAGGACTTGAAGCATATCCGCCGGACATCCAAACGGAGAAACAAGACCTTCAGGACAAAACTCAACTCTTGGAATTTCAGCCAGCTTAGGGAATTCCTTGCTTACAAGTGCAGACTTTCCGGTGTGAAGTTGATTGTAGTTCAACCGGAATATACTTCTCAGACTTGTCACAAATGCCACCATATCGGTATAAGAAGCAACAAGTCTTTCAAGTGCAATCATTGCGGTTGCGATATGGATGCGGACATCAATGCCGCAAAGAATATCGCTCTGCTTGGGGCTGTAGTAAACCAGCCTGAAAAATCGGGTATGTTGTCTTGCGCTCTGCATACTTCTGCTTAGGTTTAAAGCTCATAGGTCTTTAGCCTATGGGTAGTTTACATGCTAAATACTGAGGAGGGGATATACCCCTCCGGTTATTACTTCTTTTTCTTAACCTTGCCTCCACATTTCAGTTGAGGTTTCTTTTTCTCGGAGACCTTGCCTCCATTAGCCATTTTCTTTTTCTTATTGCAAGCCATAACTTAATATATTAATATTAACGATACAATATTAATGATTTTAATTAATAGATAAACAATGCGCATTGAATAAGCTAAACTCACATCGATTCAGACGGTATCTCTTACGCTAATGGCTTGGCGCAGGCCGATAGATGCGATTGCGTGGAGCCAATAAAGACGTGGTCATGGTCGGTATCTATGAATAATGATTGCATGAGCCATGAACAACTTGTCACATCAAGAGAATTTACGATTACGTATAATAATCAATGTGGTAGATCTATATCTGGTTCTGTGAGTGGTATAGGATATACACAAAACGGAGAAGAGCAGGTCAATAGCGCTAGCTTTACAATTCCCGCAGGATCCGGAACCAAGAGTGGAAGTGTATATTTTAGCCGAGAAGTGGTATGTGGAGATGTAACAATCTCTGGTCATGATTCAGGTAATTGTTGACAATCACTGCTGTTATGGTTTTTAATAAAAAGGAGAGACTTATTAGCCTCTCCTTTTTTTGTTATACATCAGAATCTTAACAGTTCCCAGATCCTCCTCCAGAAACCCTTATAGACCCACATTGTACTCCTGAATCAAAACCTATGACACCGGTTTTTTTACCAGACCCAGTAGGTATACTTACGGTAGTACTTCCAGCCGTAACGGTTTGTCCATGATCATTCCTACCAGTAACAGTTACGGTTATTGATTTAGATGATCCACATTGATTATTGTAAGACACTTCATAGGAGCACCTTAATGCGGATGTAGAACCAGACAGACCATTACAAGGATCACCGCTCAGCATAGCGTTGGCGCTCCACGTCTTTATTGGCTCCACGCAATCGCATCTATCGGCCTGCGCCAAGCCATTAGCGTAAGAGATACCATCGGATTGTAGGTTATTGTCGGCTATCCTATTTGCCTCGTCCTTGGTACAAGCCTCATATTTACCAGCGATTTGCTTATAACTGATAGTCTTAGGAGTACAGTTGCTAGGACAGTTCGTAGCCTTGACATTTCCCCATCGGTCATCATTGCCAACCTTAGAAGGGCATGTCTTAGCATTAACAAGAATCTGAAGAGCCTCCTTAGCGCTAGAATAAGCATCATAAGCGGCGCTAGACGCATCTTGAGCCGTGCTCCTGCAATATTCTCCGGCAGAAACAACCTTCATAGGGCTACTAGGAACGCATACATCACCACATTCGCCCGAACATCCCTTACATACCTCATTGGTATAGATAGTGTAGTCATATGGATTACAACAATGCTCACCGCCATTCTGCCAATATCCCGTAGGATCACACTCGCTAGAATAATGCTCCTCGCTATTACCATTATTACACCTGCTATTATCCATACGGTATGTATTATCACATCCGCATCCACAAGATCTTGAATCGGACTCAACCAACTCATCTTGATCTGAGGCTGAAGAACAAGGATTGGTCTGATTCCTACTCCTACGATAATCGCATCCACTACAATAATAATTCCAATCATCATAAGATGGGGTATCATCGTCATCGGCGCAATCACCATTCTTGTTAGCGTAAGCCTGAGCGGCGGTCTTAGTCGCCGTATCATTCTTGAAAGCGTTTTGAACCTTGCTGTCGGCATCCGCCTGAGATACGGTAGATGTCAACGCTGACAATCCTAAGGCACTATAAGGAACGGATAGAGCGACACCATGTTTACATGTACCACAATTATCCTTATAGAACGTAGCGCTTCCAGTACCGGTCCACACACAAGTGCCATGCTGGTTAGCGTAATCCTGTCCTCTCTGGTCTAGGATCTGCTCTGCCTTGCTCCTGGCATCAGCCAAAGAAACCTTGCTGGTGATAGGCGTACCGCCGTTGGCTTGCGTAGAGGTCACCGTTATTCTCTGACCAACCCCGCTTCCGGCGCAATTGTTCTTATAGAAGTCACGGCTTGCCACGTAAGTCCAAGTACATCCACCGTTCTTATTGGCGTAGTTCTGTCCATCGGCTCCACGAACAGCATTCTCGGCCTTCTTATTAGCGTCAGCCAAAGATATGTTGGAGGTATACGGATGTCCCGGCAGCCTGTCGCTACTTACGGATACCATGTCGCCTACGCCGCCATCAGCGCAATTGTTCTTCTGAACCTGACCGGTATAGCTTCCTGTCCAAGTACAAGTGCCCTTCGAGTTGGCCACGGCCTGACCCTGAGAGTTCACGGCGGCCAATGCCTTGGCGTTAGCGTCAGCTTGGGATACACATGACTTAAACTTACCATCAGAGCTAGGACTTGGATCCGTAACATCATTCTGAGTTACGGTAACAGAGCTTCCAACTCCACCATCCGCACATTGACGGGTAAAGGCCTTGGATGCCGTACCAAACCAGAAACATGTATTATTACCACCAGCTATATACCGCTCTTGATTATCAGGATCAGTATAACAGGTATTGGTGTTACGTTGATGTAACTGAGAGATACAGTCCTTACATACAGTCTCTATAGTCTCCCATACCGGTTGCTCGGTCTTCGTATGGCACGTATCATCGTAGTTCTTATTGACGAACGCCTGACCCATTCTGTCGATATAGGCCTTAGCCAAAGCGTCTGCCTCTTCCTGAGAACGGGTAGAGGTGAAGAACTGGCCCATAAGATCCGGGGTTACGGTAATAGGATCAGCGTACTGACAAGTAGGACACTTAGGAGTGAACTCCTTGCTATAATTACCTACATATATCTTCAGTTCGTCGCAAGTACCACGATCGTTGGCTATAGCCTGACCTTGCGCCTTGACAGCGGCCTTGGCAAGCTCATCGGCGGCGAACTGGCTCTCATAAGAATAGAACGGACCACCAGTGACATCAGCCTCCGTAACGTTAACAGATGAAGGTATCAATCCGGATGGACAATTATTCTTCTCGAACACCTCACTATAATGACCGGTGTACTTAGGAGCCTCATGGCAAGTACCACGCTCATCGGCAACCCTCTGTCCTTGATTCATGACAGCGGCCATAGCCACCAAGTTAGCCTCATCCTGCGATACGCAAGACTGGAACGGATGACCATCGACCATATCCTGTGTCACGGTGAACGGATCTCCTATCTGATTAGCTCCACAATTGCTCTTAGTGAACTCGAAGCCAGCCCTACCGGTATACATAGTAGCGTTAGAGCAAGTACCCTTGGTGTTAGCCAAAGCCTGCCCTTGAGCCTGTACGGCGGTCATGGCCATAGCGTCAGCGGCGGTCTGGGAGTCTTTAGACTGGAATGGGTGTCCTTCTACCATATCTTGGGTGATCGTCACCTTAGATCCGATCTTACACTCACCACAGTTGTTTCTCGTGAACTCCAAGGAAGCACGGCCGGTGTACGTACAAAGGGCGTGGATATTGGCAAGAGCCTGTCCTTGGGCGTCAACGGCGGCCTTGGCCTTATTATTGGCATCCTCCTGAGATACGGTAGACGTGAACGGATAACCGTCAACCATCCTATCATTTACCGTATAAGTACCACCAGTGCCAGTACCACAATTGTTACGGGTAAACGTACGTGTATAAGTACCGGTATATACAGGCACCTTCTCGCACTTACCTTTCACGTTAGCCACATCCTGACCTTGAGCCTCGACGGCGGCCTTAGCCTTATTGTTGGCGTCTTCCTGAGATACGGTAGACCTGAAATCTCCTGTTACCATAGTCTCATCCACGACAACCTTAGTACCGTATTGAGTCTCATCACAGTTGTTACGAGTGAATTCCTTACTATACTCACCGTAGTAGATCGTCTTCTCCTTACACTCACCCTCTAGGTTGGCTTGTTGCTGGGCGTTAGCCTCAAGATCGGCCTTAGCCTTATTGTCAGCGTCCTCCTGCGAGATAATAGAGAAGTACTTACCGGCGGCCACGACATAAGTATAAGGCTGACCGATATGGAACTCATCGCAATTGTTTCTCGTGACTGTCTTCTCCATCCTTACGTTATAGTAGACGTTAGTCTGACAGTCGCCACGCTCGTTGGTGATAGCCTGACCTTGCGCCTCGACAGCGTCCTGCGCCAGCTTGTTGGCGGCATCCTGCGATACCGTAGAAGTAAACGGATATCCAGAACACATCTTCTCGTCAACGGTGAAGTCAACAGGAGTAGAACCCTCAGGGCAGTTGGTTCTCTGGAATACCTTGGAGTACGATCCGGTAAATACCGGTATCTTCTCACAGTTACCCTTGATATTCGCTATATCCTGACCTTGAGCCTCGACAGCAGCCCTTGCTAGGCTATTAGCGTCTTCCTGAGACACGATGGATCTGAAGTCCCCTGTAACCATCGTCTCATCGACAACCACATCAGTACCGTATTGGGTGGAGTCACAATTGTTACGGGTAAAGGTCTTACTGAACTTACCATAATAGATATTCTCCTTAGGCTTACACTCACCCTCCAAATTGGCTTGTTGTTGACCGTTCTTCTCAATGTCCTCAATAGCCTTCCTATCGGCGTCCTCCTGAGAGATGGAAGATACGTACTTTCCCTCAGGAATGATATAAACATATTCCTGACCGTCACTGAACTTATCGCAATTATTACGTATAAACGTCTTTCTCTGCTCCTCGTTATACCAGATATCAGTTATACACTCACCATGCTCGTTGGCGTATTTCTGACCGTTCAGGGCTATATCCTCCATAGCCTTGGCGTCTGCGTCCTCCTGCGAGATAAACGACTTGTAAGTCCTTTCCTCGACCGTATACAACACCACCGATCCATGCTGGTTGGCCAGACAGTCGTCCTTAGTGAACGGCTGAACCATCTTGATATTATAATAAACGGGCTTGGCGTCCTGAGCTATCATATACTCCTTGACAATATTACCGTCCTTTGACGTTATACGGAACTTAGCCGTACAGATCTGACCGGTATAATTAGCCTTGTATACGATATTAAGCTTATTATCGCCTACCCCATGGCTCTTGTCGTTAATGGCAAAGCAATTACCCTCAACGCAATTCTTATCTATTTCCCTTGCCACGTTATTAAAATTATTCATCTTATTAATTAGATTAATATTTATATCACAAAATGTTTACTCTAACCGGGTTAAACGCTAACCCACTATCGATTATCCTACTGACGTAAGAATCACCGAATACTTTTCTTCCAATTCCAATAGCTCCATTGATATCAGCGTTAATAAGCTTTCCGATAGAGCTTTGGAATAATCCACGTTTCTTTCTTTTGCCAAGATAAACATCATGCTTACCTAACTTTTCAAAAGCCAGATGATCTACTTTAGAAGTATAGGACTCCTCGTGAACCTGAAGGATGATTCCAACTAATTTACATTTGTAGGAAATTTTGTCTATAAGTCTCGAAAATGGGATCTCAACGAATTTCTGGTTTATTTTCTTACCGAGATTGATATCGTTTTTCCAGCCTTTGTTCAAACCTATCACAAGACTTCCGATATTGTTATCAATACAATAGTTAACAATATATCTACTAACCTTGTGAATCTTGTCATCAATCCAAAAATTCCTGTAATTGTTTAACTGTCTTAATCTCTTTGAAGTTCCCTTATCGCCAATATATGACATCAATCTAGCTCCCTTCTTATTATACCACCGATTGAAGGATTTTATAATCTTTCCGTTTACAATGAAAGGATTGATACCTACATTGCTTATACATGTACATAAATTATTCAATCCCAAATCAATCGAAAGAACATTATCCTTATCAAGATTAATATCCTGTTCCTTCTTCTCATAAATAACCTCAACCACATAGCATGTAGCTTGAGGGACTATCCTAACCTGACATAATTTGCTATCTCCTATTTTTGTTTTGATTGGTGGAATTACACTCTTGATAAAATGAATACATCCATCATCCTTAAGCCTGCAAGAAGAAGTCGTAAAGACTACCATATTCTGCTTCTTGCCTCGTTTGTACTTCGGCAATTTAGGTTTGGACTTAAACTTTGAAGGATTATTTTCATATTCCTTCTTTGATCTGATCCAAGACCTTATCGACGAGAAGACTTGGGCTATGACTTGCTGGGACACAGCAGCAGGTAAATTTCTGAAATCAATCTGATTCTCCTTACAAAGTTTGGTCGAGAACTCATATTCCTTTAGATAGTTACCATCGAATATCCCTTTCCTGACGTTGAAAAGAACATAATTGTACAACAACCCGGATTTGAGGCAGATATCCTCAAACCGGTTGTCTTTTACGATATGTCTTTCAACTAATTTCATTTTAATATCTTATACTATAAATATAAACATTGTGTATGAAATAAACAATTTATTCAATCATGTCAATTCTCCTCTATTCTCCATGAAACATCATCTCCGGCCTCTACCCTCACGATTTGGGTATCACCATCCTTATTAAGCGTCAACCTTTGCGGATCCACGTTGAAGGGTGGTTCCGGTTCCGGCTCACTACCATCACCGCAAGTGCAACATACCAGCTCGATATCATACTCGGTATTGGACTTGATATCGATGACAACCTGACCGTTCTCGCTAGTCACGTTATCGAAGTCATGATCAAGTATGATATAAGGTATATCATTAGGCTGTTGATTGATATTAACAACCTTACCGTTCAAGACAAACATCTCATGATGCTGTTCGTTATCCATATTCTTAGGCATAGCTATGACAAAGCTAGCCTCATACAAATCAGTGGCTCCGGGATCCTCAGGATCGGCATACACTATATATCTGCTATCCTCTTCCGGGACTTTCATGGATAAGCCGTTCACGTTCATGGATACTATATAGGACTTGCTCACCGAGCCACCAAGGGTAAGGCAGGAAGCCTTGACCGAGGCGGAGTTGAGCTTGGCGTTGATGGTCGCCGTCCCGCCCTCCATGTCGAACATGACACTGGTAGGATCCACGCTTACCCGCTCTATACCCTTCTGGGTTATAGTAGCGAGCTTCGTAACCTTGCCTTTCTCGACCGCCACGTAAGTCTCCCTAGGCAACCTACCCATCCATCCCGGCTCTACCTTAATAGCGACCTTGTCTGGTCCGGTACCGGAAATCTTGTCGTAGGACACCCATGATGAACCTTGCTCGATCTTAGCAAGAATATCTTTTAAATTATTCATATCATTCCGCTTGAGTTATAGTCCATTTATCACTCTTACCTACGATAATCTCCAGAATCTGCTCGCCACCCTCAGGAGGATACTCGAAGTTAGTAGGCTTAATCTCAAACACGCTGGTGCCACCACAACCAAGATCGCAGATCATGTCCGGCAACCATCCCTCCTCGAAAAACCGTTCTATAAGCTCCCTGACAGCCTCTGAAAAAGAGTCAAGCTCTAACCTGTCTACGGGAAGAGATCCCTTCTTGAGGGTCTCACCACATACCCAGCCGTCACACTCGGAAGCCAAGACCGTATCGTACACTCTTTTAGCCATAACATGAGGTATTTAAAATATTACTATTCAATGTAGTATATACGATATTAACATCAGTGAACTCATCACCCATGCAATATTTCTTCTTAAACTTAACGGACCTGCCAGAAACGACATATCCGTCATTAGGGACGATAGTACCACAATAGGTAACACTGAGCACATTCAACGGCTCGTATCTTAATCTGACAGCTTGAACGCCCTTGAACGAGTCACGCTGGATGGACGCCGTGGCGCCAGATACGGCAACCAGCTTCCTTACCAGAGACTCGATTACGCTATTCATGCTATCACCGTTCCTGATATCCGCCTCAGGGAACGACTGACCGTCATATATGATCTGGGAACTGTAGATACTACACTCGTCCCCAGGTCTATATTCCGGCTTACATGGATTACAATTACTTCTCATATCAAATCAATTTGTTGATCATTCTTCTTAATTCAAGTATCTCGGCATCCCTATCCCGTATAGCCTTTATCATAGCGTTAAGGGTATCGGACATATCGCAATTAGGGGATAATCCCAATGATTCCACACGTACCTTATCACCGGGATAAATACAATCGGTACTCATGTACGTAGAGCACGGTACTTTCGTATCGTCTACAGTAGGCCTGTATTGTTTTTTGTTGCAGCCATTCATATCACCAAACCTCCTCTTCAGTTCCGCTATCCCCGCCGCTACCACCGGCGTTGACAAGCTCGTTTATAATCTTCTTCAAATCCTGAACCTCGCGATGGTATAAATCAATTTGGCTATCCCTATGAGCTATCGTACGCCTCAATGAGTCTATCACTACCGAAAGATCCATACCTTTCTCCACGCCATCCAATTTCATCTCATCCCCAGAATAGAGGACACATTTATCATATAAGGTTATAGGACATCCATAACCAACACAAGGCTCGTCCTGACAATCCCGATCGCAAGGATCACAAGGATCGTTAGGGCATTTGTTAAGAAACCTGTCTATCTTAACGCCATGACAACACTCTTCGGGACGTTCCCTTGAATGATCATGGCAACAACCATTTGTACTACACATATTAATAATGTTATTGTTTTCAACAAAGATACAGATTTGATTTAATAACAAGATAACACACTCCATTAAACAATATAGGGAATACGACATTCGTATCCCCTATATCTGCGAATTATAACAACGAAATAAAATCAAGACTTCAATTTAAGAACAGGATTACCCCATCTTTCTTTCCATTGCCTTCCCAAATCATTTATAACACCATTGTAATCTTTTATATATCCAGCCTTAATAGCATAAGATATATTCCTTTCTATTGATACTATCATATCCAATTCTTCAAAAGAAGCTCTATTCCTTATCCCTTCCTCATGCACGCCAAACACGACGAAATTTATACCCTTGGCTATCCTTGATAACAACTCCTTTAAATTACTTTTATCACTTATAAGTGAAGATACACTACTGCACATCTCTATATAAGCATCACCAGCGGCATTTCTTGTCCCTACAACATTATCAACAAACCACATTACAACATCAGCGCAAACCTCAGGACTCATCTCCATGGCTACCACGAGAAAAAGATATGGATTCATATACCACATTTGACCATCCCCCTTACCTTTTCGACATGCTAATCCCATTTTATTTAAATCGCTAAGATTTAGAGCCTTATTTTGTAGGCTGATATTTATCCGCTTACATAAATCCCTGTTTTCCAGCCTACTAATTATCTCCCTGCATTTTTCCTGAAACCCATCATACTTAATGATATCATTAAGCTTCTTGGGAGACAGCCCCTTTTTAAGCCTATCATCAGACAAAACCTTCATGGCTAAAGTGATATTAACAAAACCATTATCACTAAGCGCCGGTATGACAACGCCCATCAATTTCCTGTCGGAAGACTTGATTTCAACCCTACTTTTCATAACTTTGAACAATATTTTAAATTAAACATAATACCTATCGGTTCGAGATGAATAGATAGGTATGCAAATATAAAATATATTCAACATACAAACAAGTGAATCACAGTATATAAACTTAATACCATTGATATATATACAAAAAAATGGAGGAGATACACGATCCCCTCCAAGCACTAATCTATAAATTATGGAAAAACAAAAAAAGGTATTATCACCAATAACACTGATCTTCTTGATCGATATTCTCAATCCATTTCTCGCATTCAAGATTAAGGTCAGCATGTTCCTGTCCCTCTACCATCAAGACCTCACGAGCCTTGGCGTTGGCATCCTCAACCGATATCCATGACCTAAACCTGTTGGCTTTGATAGAGTAATATACTTTACCAGACTTATATCCGAACGGACATATCTTCTCAAACCAATCACCGATCTTCGTATTATAGAATACAGGCGAGCAACTACCCTCGGCGTTAGCCTTCTCCTGACCTTCTTTCATGAACTTCCTATAGGCTAACGTATCGGCGTCTATCTGGGAGATATCGGATATGACAGCTCCAGCTGGTAATTCATATACAATACCTTCCTTGCCTGATTTGCCAGCCTCGCAATCGTTCTTATAAAATAAGCCACGAAGAGGCTGTGAAGCCCAGTCCTTACAGCATGTCCCAACTGCGTTGGCCTCCCCTTGCCCGATCCGCCCAAGCTCCACCCTAGCCTTATCATTGGCATCTTTCTTGGATACGTAAGAGACAAACCTACCTTTCTCTACACATACCTGTTCCTTAGATCCCTTACCGCTTACGCAATTGTTCTTAATAAACTCATCGCATACCTGATCATTATACCATACGGACGGTATTATGTCGGCATATGTGTTGGCGTAGTCCTGACCATTGGCGTTGATATCATCCTCAGCCTTGCTGTCAGCCTCCTCCTGCGTATCGCCAAAATAGACGTTGGCCGGGACCCGGTAGTCAACAGAGCCGCCCACGTACCCGGCAGGCGGGTTGTTTTTGGTGAACGTCCGAACTATTTCTTTGTTACCGTATACCATTGTCATTCACTTTGTCACAAAGATACAATTTAAAATCAAATTACAAAGGAAGAGCCTTTTTGCTTCTCAAAACCTTATATAGATAATCTCTTAATTGCTCCTCGGTAGTTATATATCCAAACTCAATCATCTTGGCTATATCAATCTCCAGCTCCATCAATTCTTTAGCCTTGGCCTCCTCGCCAACAGAGTTTCTTATCATAGTCTCATGAAGGCCATAGACAATAATATTTACGGATCTGGCCAAATCTTGTATTTTATCTCTTAGTCTTGAAGATTCAATTATTTTAGATAAAGCGGAAGACATCCTCTTGTAAGCATCACCAGCCTTATCCCTGTAATCTATAAGTTGATCATGTACAAATCTCAACACCTGAACTTCGAATCTAGGATTTATCCACATGGCAAATTTTATAAACAACAGAGGATGCATCCACACCTTATCAGGAGTTTTACCATGCTTAGTTGTCTTACCTTTTACTTTTATAACTAATTGATTATCACCAATGTCGATTTTTCTCCTATGGCTTTCATCTTCAGATAAAGCACTAATAAATTCCTTAGTTCTACCACTATTCATAAAATCATCAAGCCGTCTTCTCGTGCTATCGGGATTATCATTCCATTGCTTAAGTAAACTGTTGGCATCAAAATAACCATCACTAGTTCTTTGAAAAACGTTAAAATCACCCATTTTTCTTGTCAAAACATTTACCGTCTTCATTTTTTAATCTAATTTTGAAGTTAATAATTAATTACTTTATGTCCACTCCCTCGTGAGAGTCAGTGGACATACAAAAATAGCCAATCGGGATGATAAACACAAACCGATTGGCTATTTTTAATATCCCAAAATCAGGACATTAATCACCCATTGCAGATCTTATCCTCAATAGCGTAAAGGATTTTAGCTACGGTCTTATCGCCATTTATCTTAACACAAGACTCACCAAGATCCCGGACATCTATAGCCTCCCTGATACGGGTAAGCTCCTCATATATCTCCTCTATCACGTCAGAGATCATAACGCACTCATCAGAGTCCTTATGCTTTGACCACTCTGGTAGATCACCCTCGTAAGGTACGCAAGTGGACGGGGTTATATGTGAACAATTATACTTTCTCATGCCAACAATTTGTTAATACGTTCCTTTAACAATCTTACCTCATCCGGGCATAACCCGCAATCATTATCGCATAATGATCTTTGCAGGCGAATTATCTTGCCCCAATAAGATACATCAGGCTTATTCCCGATCCTGTACCTATGATACCTCATGTATCCACTCCATTGACAAGACAGCCATTCGTCTACGACCTTACATAGATCTATTCTATCAAGGTTTGATATGCTCTGCGCGCCCATCGAGAATCTCCTTTCTCATTTCCTGTACCTCCTCGTCAGGCGGGCATCCATACGGCAGGTTCTTGATCCACTCACGGATCTTTTTCTGCATATTAAGATAAGATACGCCAACGCCATCACCCTTGGTACGAACTTGCTTATATATACTAACCACGTCACGCTCCATGGTCTGCAACGGATCTTGCATAACCATACATCCAGCGGTGCTTCTAGAAGCATATTCCCTATCGCTAACAACGGTAGAAGAAGGACGATTCATCATACTTCTCTCAATCCTTTCTCTCTCGGCCCTTAACGCCTTTTCCTTACAAGTATTACAACCCATAGCTATATTTTTTATTTAACAATCCACGCAATTGGTAGCCATCTCAAGAAGCTCTCCGACACGGTCAATAATCTCATGAGCGGCCTCTATATTGTCCAACCTAACGTTAGCCTCCGCTACGACCATAAGTGTCTCCATCTCCTGTATCTTATTTATAAGATCCTTATCCTTGTCCTCGCATAGGATATCAGTCTTAATCCATAGCCGATCAAGACGCCTGCGTATAAGATCCGTCTTAAGATACTTGCGACTAAAATTGTAAGTGGAAGGGCTACCTATGATCTTGATATCATATATACCGTCTGGGAGGTCAAGGTATTTGACATTACAATCATCGTAATTAAAGCGATTGAGACCTAGTGTTAAACTGGTAAAGGTATTGACCTGATTCTTGCCAAGAAACAACGTAACGGGGTCGGACATGCCCGGCGTAGTGATCTCGATGATCGCCTTCCTATCCTCCAGCAGCCCCCACTCGGACTCATCCAATACCTGAAGCACCTTGGGATCACGTGTCTCTAGCACCTGAAACGACAGCCTAATATCATTCATATTAACCTTCTTATCGTACCGGCACAAGCTATCGTCATAACGGGCTTGCATATCAAGATCCGGGATATCGGTATAATATGTCTTGACCTCATGACCGTTGATAAACACCGATGTTATCTGGCAAACATGAGACCTAGCGACATCGAAAAACACCATCCTTACATTACCCTCATAATCAACTCCTGATGTCGGGTATGTCAATATCTGGGTATTATACTCACCATCGTTACGCCTAGCCACGACAGTAATAACGATAGGTTTTTCTATATCGTAATCATCCATGATAATCCTAGCGGCGAACTTATCATGAATTATCTTCGGTATGATATTGATCTGATTCATTCGTATTTCTTTTTCACAAAGATAACTATAAAGACGAATCTTGAAAAATAGATCCGAAAATAATGATGGACGAATATGTTATCAAAAAAAAATGGATATATTCGCGTCATGGTCGGTTGGATGAGTGGTTTAGTCGGTGGTCTGCAAAACCATATACCTCGGTTCGAATCCGGGACTGACCTCTATGCTATTTGCATATCCTTTAAAAACTAATTAGAGAAGGGGCGGTGAGAGATCATAGCCCTTTTTTTATGATATATAATTACAAAATCTTTGTCTTCTTCAATATATACACCAATACCAACAATATCATCAAGATACCAGCTACTATCCACACTATAGGCCATCTTGATTCCTTCCTATCATCTACGTCCTTAGATTTGATATTTGTCTTATTATCCAGATCCTTTATATCATTCCTTGTCTTATTAACTCCAAGGGAATCGGCTGTCACCGTGCTGTCCCGCCGGCCAATGACAATATGGGCATCTGTCTGCGAGGACACCGGCCGTTCCCCCGTGGCAGGATCAACATCCTTGCCCGTATCGAATTTCCTCTCAGTTATAACGATATCAGCATTAAGATCAGATGTCTTGATCTCTACGATCCTCCGATCCATGGCCTCATCTATCATCGTCTCTATCCTGCTTATTAGCCGGCTATCAATAGACGTGTCGCTAACCTGCCTCCTACTTCCGCAAGAGGACAGGAACAGCGACAGACCTAAACAAAAAACAGCCCTAAGACTTATCCTTAACCTCATCATCCGCAATTTTCTTTATATCGTCAAACGTCTCATCAGGTATGTTTTTAGAGAAGCCAAACATCTTGAATACGTTTATCCTATTGAATACAGCCTTGAACACCTTAACCAGATAAGCGTCAGCAAAAGCATCCCCTATCGTATTCAGGAAAAGCATAACATATCCAACAAGAGCTATATACACCCCATATTTGGTAATGGTAAGTATCATGCTAGCCTCCTCCTCGATCGGGTATAACGTCTTATATATAACACATAATGTCATTACTATAAAACAGGACAAAGCGAACTCCTTAAGAATATCAGTAAACCTGACCTCCCTAAACCATCTCTTAAAACTAAACCTTCTTCTACGACTCCGTCGGAGCTTCCAGCCCCTTATGCTTTGCGCTAACCTAGCTAAAAAATTAGCTATTAATACTATAAGTAATACAATTAATAAATGGTGTACCGGCTGGAAATAAGCCCAACAAGAGGCACCATACGCAAGCGCAATATTCCACAAAGCCCCTACTCGCTCTATCATGTCTTTGTCTTTCATTTTATACCCTACTCGCAAAGTTAACTACTATACCATTAAGCACCTAAAACACCACGGCGTGTATACCGTTCCTAGTATCAAGGCTATCAAAATGCAACCAACCCACCTTCCCTTCAAGCCGGAAATGATATGGTAACATATCTTGATGATCCAAGATCAAGCCTCTAGCCTGTTCCGCCGTCATCGACTTGATATCAAAATCACCAGCCTTACCCAACACATGAGCGGATAGATAAACATCTTTCTTATCCTTAACTATCTGACAGATGTTGCATCTAAGACCACGTTGGGAAAACTGCCCTTGCTTATCCCAGTTATTACAATACATAGGCTGTTTGATTATATCCCTCCGTAATATAAGAAGATTATGGAGAAACGCTGTATCAAGAAACTGCCACGATCTGTCCTTCCACTTATTATATGTATGAGGACATACTAATTCCACTATATCAAAATACGAACCTAGTTCTTTTATAATACTATTTCTATCCATATTATCCGTTTTTTAAATAATGCAAAATAATAATACCACGATAACCTGATCCTCCTCGACCGCTCGTAGCCCCACTATTAGAAGCTTTAGAGGCTCCTCCACCACCACCACCATAATAAGTGGCATTACCTCCATTTTCGCCATTAATAGTAACACCCTCAGTATCCTCAGCTCCAGCCCCATCACCTCCTCCGTGATTGCCACCTTTACCTCCGGATAAAAAGCCTTTATCCCATCCTCTTGTATAAGCTCCCGATCCACCACCAGCGCCCATAGGATAAGGGTATCGGTCAGGATATTTGTTATTAAAAACATATGATCCATCTTGCCCTGGATTTCCCGGGGAAGGATCATTACCATCCCCTTCAACTCCATATCCGCCTCTTCCACCTTTACCGGCAATAGCCTGATATATACCGAATATACTATCACCACCTATATCTCCTACAACCACCCTATATGTAACACCTGGATTTACGGATATAGTCCCAGTCAGTACACCACCTCCGTTACCTCCACTCCCGGCATTATATATATCGGAATATTCTCCATTAAGACCTCCGGCGACCAACGCGAACTCAACCTCATAGACCCCATCAGGAACCGTCCAATATCCATTATCCTGAGGAGATAATTCCTCGAATACCTCTATTACCTTCCTTTTGGGTAACATCCTTCTTCTCATCATAAGGCAAATAGGATTTTACCCCCCCCAATTTAGTTTTTAAAATATTGATATTCATAATATTATTCTGGTTTAATCGTCCACCTCTGGGCGTAGTTATTTTTTAGCACATATATCTTCTCCATAGGTGTAGCGGGAGACCCGTTGGACGAGCCTTTCACGAATCCCTCTGGGACCTGCTCCGTGCCGGAAGGACGCTGATTCTCGTCAGGATATTGACTACCATACATAGAAACCGCAAGTCCATAAAACTGATTTCTTTCCCCATCTTTGGCCACGGATGCCATGGTAATCTGATCCCATCCTACAACAAGGTCGTAGAAGGAGTTTACGAAATCATCTGATCTTTTTTGGCTATGAGTGGAATAATCCATCACAAACCATGTAATAGACCTCATCTCATAAATATAATCTGGCAGCTTATCCACTCTAATACTATTACTATGATAGACGAAAAAACCTGTAAGATGATCCAATCCTCTACCCGACATATTATCATCATTCCAACCCGTCCTCCTTTCTCCACTTACCCAGTCATTTAAAAAATCAAAATTAGTAATGTTAGGATTTATCTTATCTACCTCGAAAAAAGGGAGGGTATTTATATCAAAATAATTCCACATATCAGAAGGACCAGGATGTATTCTCAACGAAGTTAATTTAGGAAGATCATTAAACTCCTTTATATACCTATCCAAATAACATGAAGACAATTCAAGGGTTTGAAGATTTTTCATATTCTTTATATTCCTTATCCCGCTATATTCTATATCCCTAAGATCAAGCATATTAAACATATTTAAATAATATACCTCTGTCTTACTGGTTATAGCCTCAGGAATTACGGTCATTCTTTGCCCTATATTTTGAAGATCGATATAAATTAACTTTTTGGATCTTGACAACTTGTCTACAGGTATACCGTCATTAACATACAGCGTATGGGATACGACCAAAAACTCAAGTCCTGGTATATCCACAATCGGGAAAGATGTCATCTTGCAAACTTGGATATTGGCATAATAAATATCACAAGTAAAATCTATCGACACAGCCCGTTGTACGTCCCTCCTCCCATCAGCGTAAGCATGATTATCTATAGGTACGTATTGCGATCCATCCTCCTTCCTGAACCACCACGTAGTATTGGGATTTTTCTTATGTTGTATCGCTAAAGAACGGAATATAATACGATAATTATCCTCCCCTTGAACCTTGGTCATAGGAAACTGTTCCTTTATTCCATCCCCCCAATCCACATTAGCCATACCGGGCTTTCTGGATCTAAACTCAACAAACGTATTATATGGATTACCAACGACAGGATCTGGTACATAATTATAATCATCGGTATAATAATTTCTAAGTGCCCTATCCCATGTGGTGAACCACACGAACTTGTTGGATGATGCCTCATATTTATATAATGTCTTAGCCATTACCTATCTTGTTAAAATATTCTGCAATAACATTCCTGTCCAATCCCATAGAATCACACAAATACTCCCCTTCTGGTTGACCCCCAAACGATAATACCTTATCCGTATCATGAGCTAAAACATCTCCATTGCCTACAAAGGTACGCCCATCGTCAAATACGATAAGCTTATATGGCTTATACGACCTCGTGTCAATATCAGAAGATCGTATTGACCTTAACACCGAAGCCTCTGGCGCCATACTAAACCTCCATCCATAATTATTCATAAGCACATAAACCATCTCCATAGGAGTCGACGGAGAGCCATTAGACTGACCCTTTATAAAACCAGAGGGAGCCTGTAATACGCCACTAGGTCTTTTATCATCAGGATAGGAAGCTGAATACATACTTAGATACAATCCATAAAACTGATTTCTTTTGCCATCGGAAGCAGAGGAAGACATAGTGAGATAATCAAACCCCATCACCCTCTCATATAATGTCGATATAAACGTATCACATCGAACTTGGGTTGACAAACTGCGATACATATAAAAGCTATTCATAGACCTCATCTCATATATATAATCCGGGAGATTACTTACATCTATATTACTACGACTGTGTGAAGCGTCGATACGCTCAATGTTTCCCAATCCCTTACCGCTCATATACGGATGCCAACTCACGACAGGTCCATACCATCTATTTATATGATCGAAAATCTTTAAACTAGAATTTATCTTATCCACCTCATCCATAGCCGGGCATGTGTTAGGATCAAACGATGATGTGGCATAACCAGGACTTAAATACAATTCTTTTAAATTATTGAATGATAACCATTCCTTAGGATATAACCTTACCCTTCCACCAGCTAAATACAATATCTCCAAATTAGGCCACATGGAAGGGAATTTCCTTATATTGGAAGCTTCGGTATCACTAAAGTCAATAGACATGGACAAATTCAGACCTTTCAATTTAGTTAGTCTATTCCAATCCTCCGGGATGGACGTCAACGTACCCACACCAAACTCACTTAATGTTATACGCTCTATATTTACCGATCTCATTATCCTATCCTTTGGTATATCTGTTATGGTACGATCCCCACAAATACTTATAATTATATTGATAAGGCTAGGCATATCAAGTATAGGGAAACCTACCATCATAATCCTATAGGATTCCATCATCGTAACATCATTGGTAAAAGACATGGATATCACACGCTCCTTATCCATGCCATCATCATAAGCATGATTGGGGGCGGGAACATACTCACTCCCATCCTCTTTGTAAAACCACCATGGATGACTGTCTGGATTCTTACGATAACTTATATCCCTTCTCCTGAACATCAACCTGTATTGACCATATATAGATCCACTCCTAGCCCTTACAAAAAGGAATTGCTCTTTACTCCCATCTCCCCAATCAACCTCGCACATGCCGGGAGCATTAGAATAAAATCCTATAGTCTCATTATAATTATTACCATCCAATATAGGATCAGGAACATCATCAGTAGTATCATTCCTGTTAACGCCCCTAAAAGCGTATTTACCCTTAGTAAAAAATGTTATAGAGCCTTTATTCGTATCCTTACATATTAATTTCATACCTCTCCCTCCTCTATTCTCCTGAAATACTCGACAACCGGTGAACTGTCCAATCCCAGATCGTTACAGATATCTATAGCCTCGTATTTGTCAGCGAAATTATACTTACTCATATTATCATCCAATACATCTCCGCCGAACACGGATACATGGCCGTCCTTTACGCCAAGGACGAAAGGGGTGATCCTAGCCTTCCCAGCCCGCCTTGCCCTCGTAAGGGCGGCCTTAGAAGCCGGGGCAGGGGCCAAGACCCATGTCTGCCCGTAGTTATTGGTAAGCACATACACCTTCTCCATAGGCGTCGTAGGATTACCGTTGCTAACACCCTTAACAAACCCCTCAGGGGCTTGATAAACGCCAGATGGTCTCTTGTTGGTAGGAGCTGCGGAAGTATATAAATCTAAGGTGAGTTTATAAAACTGATTCCTATTACCGTCAGAAGCCGTCTGTGACATCGTTATATAACTCCACGACATTATCTTATCATAAAACGTGTTAACGAACGTATCAGCCCTCTCCTGCGTATTTATAAATGTACCACCATCACGCAAAGTCCATATCCTAAATTCCCTTACCTCATACAACCAATCTGGGAGATCGTCTACCGGTACCGTGCCTGAATCACAATACGTGCCCTGAATCTTATTCAACTTACCTTCTACTAGATCTTGTTTCCATGAGCTACCACTACCCATAAAAGTAACGCTTGTCTTATCATCTCCAACCTTATCCACCTCATCAAATACAGGTATATTATTCCGATTGCTCATAATGTTTATACCTTTTGCTGGAATAGAATTAAAAGCCGGATCATAAGAAGGGATGTTACACCAGTTGAAGTTAAATTCAGTAAGATTCTTCCATTCAGAGAATCTTCTCCAATTAGAATCAGGATTATCAGCGAAATTAAAAACGGAATTACACCCAAAATACTTCAATCTTTTCATTTTTAAAAACCCCTCCGGCCAATTATCCCAAACACCAGGATGAGAAAAAGACCCCATCTGTATATTACGAAGATTAACGCTCTTGCTTATCCTGTCATGTGGGATATCTCCATTTTTTAAAACGGACCTGACCATAGCCAAATAAGTTATATTAGGTAGATTAACTACAGGAAACTCATGGAGGACAATACCCTCCATATTGAACTCCCCATCGATTACGTTAGAGAACCTCATCGTAACCTCCCTACGCCTGATATCGCTATACTTATGTGGAGGAACCGGTATATACTGAGATCCATCCTCCTTCCTATACCACCATGTAGTATCGTCAGGATTCTTTTTGTACTCAATATCTAAAGACCTGAATACTATCCTATAACTACCGTTAGATATCTTGACCAAAGGGTATTGATCCTTTGTCCCGTCACCCCAATCGACGTTCACGAATCCTGGATTGTTTGCCGAGAACCTGAGATTACGATTAAAAGCACCATAATTTACTATCGGATCAGGCACATAATCAGCATCCTTCCCATTATAACAAGGGAACCTATCCTCGTTAACATAAAACGTCACCGAGGACAGGGCCGTATCATATCCTACTAAAAATCCCATATCAACTAATTGAGGTTATATCATAAGACACCCATTCCTTGTATCCGTTAACCATCTCATATACCTTGTTGATGGTCTTGCATACGACAGCGAATCCGATATCCACGTTAGGGAACTTCTCGTTAAGCTCATCTATAGTAAGCTCCTTAGTTATACTCTCATCCCACTTACGCATCTCCTTTACCTCCATAAGGATCGGTTTACCGGTTACTCCTACGCTCATCACCCATTCTCCCTCACGGTTGGCATCCGCCAGATCCGGGAAGATAGTAACGCCAAACAACTCCGTGAGCACGAACTCATCACCGTTCCGGGTAAACGACACCGCCGCCCCGGGGGTCAAGACTACCTCGTTCACCGCCAGCATACTCACCAGCTTCTTGGCTCCCCCTGATACGGTACCATTCAACACGACAGTCACGTTACCCGTAGCACTATTAACGAACTTGATATCATTCTTCTCGCTATTTATAGCCTGTAACCTAGACCCAGATACGATATTTACGATCTCATAATTCTTGTCGTAAGTGCTCTGTAGCGTCACATTGCCGTATTTAGTATCGATAAGGGTAATCCACTTAGCCTTACCACCTACTATCTCAACAAGCTTATAAAACACGTCATTGCCGTCAGCGTCAACCCATCTAGCTATAGCTCCAGGAGCGAAATTAGTCACCTCCCGATCTTGGGTATAACTTACAGTGCTTTCCGTAGGCTTATTAGTCAAAGTAACATAAAGGCATTGCTCTACGTCGGCTTCCATCTTAACTATCCCAGCACCATCGTAATAATAATCAGGTACATTTTTTTCTCGTATCAACAAGATAGTACCTTCCTTAAGCTTATCGGCGTTAGTTGGATCATCCACGAAAGACTTCATCTGGATATAAGTATCGAAGATAATAGACGTACTCTTATCCTCTATCTTCTGATTGATATCATTGACAATATTATTAATCTCGTCTTTCGTATAATAAGGAGATAAATCAACCTTCGGACCTTCCTGCTCTAAAGCCTGAGTTCCATCCCACCAATAATCAGGTACATCCTGCTCCCTAATCCAGAGGCTGTCACCCACACGGAGCTTAGCCGTGTTCTCCGGGACCGCCAGCCACTCATTCATGGCATCGACCGTATCAAAGATATACGCCGTGTTCTTGCCCTCAGCTATACGTCTTACGACAGCCAACTCGCTCTCGACATCGCTAAGTCTTTCCTTTATATTATTGATCTCTCGCTCTAACTTATCATAATTATCCTCCTGATCTATAGCGTCACCGATGGACATATAAACCTCGTTAGTGAGCTTATTGTAGGTAACACGAGCCACCTTCTCGTAGGATGTCTTATACGTAGATGAACCCTTACTGGTATGACAAACAAAATCATACGTATTTTGATACACCACAGATCCACCGGTATTGATGAAATTATATCCATCTTGGCTCATCGTACCTCCCTTGTATCCAACAAGTTCAAAAGAACATTTACCCGTACCTTTAGATCCAAACCATGTAGCGTAGGCCATGAAATACGTCTCTTCAGGTAGGATATCATAATATTTAGCCCTTAAATCCTTCACCGACATCCAAACACATTCCTTACCAGAACCGGTATTATCACCACCCCATTTAAGAACTTCTCTAACAGAGCTATCTCCATTTCCGGGGCCAGACCAACCTACAGCAAGATTATCTATGGTGGGAACATTAGAATTAAGGGCTTCCGTCATCGTGTCCAAGTCCCTTCCGGAACTTGATTCCCATAAATATCTGAACGTCACAAAATCAACATCCCCGATCTTAATGCCTCCAGTATTACTAGGATATGTTTTTGTGACTAACTCATAATACCATTTACCATCACGGAAAGTAGCCCTTATCCTCTCTACTTGCTTGGGGGATATAGAGACATATGATCCGCCAACGGAAACGTTATCGCCATCAACCGCACGGGAAGTCCCATCCTTTGGATCCTCAGGGTCCACGGGGGTGTAGATCGTAGCCTGCTTATCTCCGGCATTGATAACAACTATATAATAGCTGTCCCCATCAAGACCCTCATCATGAGCCATGGTTACAAAACCCTGCTCGCTATCCGGCCTCCATTCAACGACAACCATATGCTTATCCATAGGTATACCGGAAACGCTGTTAACGTAATTGGTTGACGACATGAAAACAGCATGGTCATCATAAGCCTCATCAACACGTTGATGCTTAGTAGCCAATCCGTCAAGACGTGATATCTCAATGGGGTCGGTTACCTCGACCCCATTATAATCATACCACTTATATCCGATCATCGTATTCTCACGACGATATTTCCTTTTCCTTATGACCTCACCGCCGGCTAGGGCGTCAATCATATAATAATCATTACATACCTTAACCATGACCTTGATATTAACAGGTTTGACATAAACAAGCCACGATAGTAGCGCCAACAGGAATGGCGGTCAGCGTAGTCCCCACCGGGTAGGTAGTAGAGGATGACTCCATCACCATCAACGACGTCCGCTCTACGACCATATTGTTATCAATCAACCGGCTCCCCTCCACATAGAACCGGCCATCGGCCACCTCATAGCACTCTCGCACCGGAACCATATGTCTTTGGCTCTTATCCGCGTAATCGCAGATCGTCACCTTAGCCCCATCCGGTATAGACGTAAGCTCATCACCTACATTATAATCAGGATGATCAGAGTACACGACATACAATATAGACTTAATATCCTGCAATGCCGGATTGACTGTCCTGAATCCCTTCAAATGTATCTTATGACCACCGATCTCATAACAATCATCCACGTCCATGATATTAAGATCACAACTGATAACCGTCCAGCCGTTAATAACCGTCTGCGTAGGGGTAGTATTGATAGGATGATCGGTGTCGGTGGACTCAACGATCTTATAGTCGAAAGTCTTTACATCCAGATTTCCGTTCAACGACTCCTGTCTCCTGATCTTCACCGTACCCTTTCCGGTATCATAACAAGTCTCAGTGGTATCGATAAGTCGATCCATATAATCCGGCTCCTCGCATTCGATACGAGTGAAATTAGATGGCAAAGAGGTATATTGAGTACCAACATGGATATCATTATCTGTAGAACTCAATACATGATGATTATACGACCTAATATGATTTAAAGGGTTGATAATGTAAGTGGATTTAATCCTTACCGATCCTCCAGGTGTCGAGTAACATTCTACCGCATTTCTGGTAATACGATCATCCAACCTTTCTAGAGCACACCTTTCACGGATAAAATCCGCAGGGATATTATTTATCCTATTTCCTAGCCCATACTTATTATCAGACGAGTCCACAATCTCCCAGAACTGGTTTCTTTTCCCAAGATCACCGTCATAAGACACCACATGTCTCATACGCACGCTTCCGGCTGATGTCTTGTAACACTCCTCGATATCAATAGGCATCCTATCTTCCATATCCGTGAAATCACAAGACACCAAAGAGAATCCGTCCGGGAGGGTAGCCAGTTCGGCCCCCGGAACGAAGCCGGCGTCATCCGATTCAAGCACCTCGAAGCGGACGTATCTTGCCTTTATCTTGGAGTCATAAGAAACCAACCTACGAAGCTTGACATTGCCATTGCCTCCGTCATAACACTCGACATAAGACCTGATGTCACGCTCCTCCATATCGTCGAAATCACAGACAGTCCTTACCCACGTATCTGGCAAGGAACTGAAGCTGGCGCCCTCAGGTTGTGACGGGTCGGTAGTCTCCAGGACTTTATAGCTCTTATCCCTAACTCCTATATTCCCGTCCCATGACGTGAGAACCTCCAGCTTCACCTTACCGGCCGGTGTCTTATAACATTCTACAGTTACCTCAATATCCCGGTCCTCCATATCCGTGAAGTCACAAACGACCTCAACCCAGTCATCGCTTATGCTGGTGATAAACTTACCTACCGGATTCTCAGGATCGGTACTTTGCTTGACGCGATACCATTCCTTTCTGGTACCCATCTCGTAATCAAATATCTTATATCCCTCTATCTGCACCCTTCCGGTTCCGGTATCAAAGCATTTAAGCACCGGTATTATCTCCCTTTGGGTCATGTCCGGGAAATCACATACTATACGACTCCATGTATCGGGTATCTTATCATACTCCGTACCGATAGGATTGCTATCGTCAGTCGTATTCACCACCTCATAATGGGATACCTCCGGGTTCAGGCGGGGGTCTACTGACTCAACGCCCTCGATCTGGACCTTGCCCCCTTCCGTGGCGTAACATTTACTTACGAATATCAACTCCCGATCGGTCATCTCCGCTATTCTACAATCTATAGCTACCCACTCGGCAGGAATCTTATCCAATTCCGTACCAATAGGCGTATCAACATCTGAAGAGTTGATGATAAATATCTTCTCGGCCAATATCTCACCCTTATTATTCATATAGGTATGGATACGAGCCTCTACCTGACCTCCCGGAGTACGATAACATTGGTTGACGATCGACACACGGGCGTCCTTGATGTTAATGAACTGATAGTCCTTTTTAGGAACCTCGCTTACAAGTCTCTTTACTCCTTTATCATCGAAGTATACGTAACACCCGTCATTCCTCATCATGACCGGATACGTCTTTCCGTCTATAACAACACCGGAGAAGTCATCTGGCGGAACAGAGAAACCCATGCTACCAAATATGGAAGCAAGTCTCTTTAGATACTCATTAATAGCTGACATATTACAACATTTTAATTCTTATGCTTCAAAGGTAATAAAAAAGGGGAAAGAATTGAATCTCTCCCCTTTAGGAAATATATGAACGCAAAAAAGGTTCTTTATTTCGGCTCAGTTACGATGGCCGATCCAAGACCAGCGGCAGCACCGATCATATTGATCATCTCCTGAACACCCTCATGAGCGCCATAGCGTACACGTAAGATCAGATTAACCGGATCATCGGCGAGAACCTTACCGAATCCTTGAGAGTATCTATGAGGATTAATCGTGATCTGGAAGTCCACGTATTGGGCTGTTTGTTCAACACGGCTGTATTCGTTCATGAATGTCCGTCCCATGAAATCCTGATGTTTCGGAAAACCGTTGAAATGAGCGTAACCCTTCAACTCGTCATCCATCATATTACCGCCGACATGAGTACGTGGTGCTTTGCTGGACAGTCTCTCGAAATTAAGTTGATCCCACCAGATAGGAGACCCCTCGTCAAGAGAATCAGGATAACCTCCGCTAGCGCCAACGATCTCAACGCTATCCTCTACATAAGTCATTTTATCCATCAAGCACTCTGACGGAGATAATAACATTTCCTTACCACGGAAACGGATACCGCACTTGCAGTTAGTGCCAAGTTCCTGAGCCGACTCCAATTTCTTCCACATACGGTTGCGGTAAGACGCCGGAGCCTCGCTGGTGAAGAATCCCTCGAACACCTTGTCGCACTCATCACACAACATGTTAGTATATACCGTTGTCTGGAAGCTATGCTGGCAAGCCGCAGGAGTACCGTAGTCAGTGATCTCCAGTTCCGGGAAAGCCTGTTTGATTTCCTCCAAAGCACTGTTCCCGCACTCATCATCCGGGATCGTGATATAATACTTCTCGGTGGATACCTTGCAAGAACCACAAGCTGACCAAGAAGCGGTACGAACCGTAGGATTCTCACACATATCGGATGTCTTAGCCACATAGTAGATAATAGCCGTAGGATTGGCCTCCACGAAAGTAGATATCTCCTCATCCGTCAATTTCTTGGAAGTAGCGGCAATATACAAACCTGATCCCTTGATCTGACTCATCTTATTAACCGTATCGGCTACAACGTTAGGCAATGACTCCACCGTAGTAGACATATCAACACCGTCATCCTCCAAGGAAATAGAATACAGATAACCGCCCTTAACCTCGGTATAGTTAGGAGGACAATCCGTACATCCTTTCATGATAGAGATAAGACGTTGAGTATAATCAGCCGGTTTAGCGCCTTTCTTCATCACCTTATAACGTGACATGCTACCCTCGATAGTCTCACGTACGATCTTCAATCCTGGATATTGAGCGCGAACCTCAGCCAACGCCAGATCATCACCAGTATCGCATACCTCCATGCAATAGAAATTGACATCCTCCGTATCAGGCTCAGTAGCCTCATTAGTACATCTTGTAACCGGAATGATATCAATATAATCAGATACCTTGCCACCACCGGCAATAGGTTGGTTCTTCATCCGCTCGATACACTTCAATACGGCGGGTAACAAATCAACCTCCTCGCAAGGATCACATTCCTCGCATTGATTAGGGGTATTGTCGCAATCATCCAAGAGGATAGCGTCAAAGATCTCAACACGACCTCCCTCGTAGCCAAGAAGCTCGAAAGCCCTGCCGGCGAGAATCAAGCGGATAACGATACGGTCGCCCTTGGAAACGGAGAAAGCCGTGTCGTCAGAGACACCATTGTATCCTAAGATAACGTCATCGACATAAGCGTGATCCTTCTTCGGCCAAGAAGCGTAAATCTCGGTGATCTCATTCAACGAGAACAGAGGCGTGGAAAAATCCTTATCATATATAGAACGGGAAGCCGCTTGTTCATTACGACCGATACGGATCTCATAACGCTTGTCATTACGAGGCTTACCGGTAAAATCAATCACGGCCTTACAACCGTTCTCGGAAGTCTCCTTAGTATCATAAATACCAAGCTGACCTTCCTTCAAGAAGATGGAATCAACATCCACCATCTTAGCGTGCGGGGGTACGAAAAGTACCCGGTCTTGCGGTCTGTGCAACATATTATCAATATTTTAATTTAAAAATCATTTACCTAACGCAAACATAATCATAAACAACATCACCGCAATAAAATGAGGTCGTGAGTATACGACATAATATGATGTTTACATTTTATGTAAAACAAAAAGCCTACCCGTTTCCGAGTAGGCTTAATGATCAAACTAACGGTGTTTATTTAAAGGAAGCCACATTATCCTTATCCATCCTATATCTAAACAATTCATTCTCGTTAAGGTTGAATTGCTTGGCGACCATATCCAGAATCTCCTCCACCAAAGGATCGGGCAGCTCAGGGTCGATGTCCGTGGACCGCTCACCGGCGGCGTTGATATACCCGGCCAGATCCACCCGTACCGGATTCCGGTAGTAGGTCATCCTGACCTCGTCTGTACGGAAGCCGTCCTCATACACCACGACCTTCCCGTCACCTATGGTGTAGAACGTTTCCCGATAGTCAAAAGAAGGTTTATTATTATCATCCCCAAGAAGCTCATGAACATTCTCGTTCTTAGCCTCCCACATGACAAAATCTCCAACCTCACATCCATTATAAGAAAACGCTCCTTTTATATTTGAGAACCATAAATAATCATCAGGAAGACCGAATGATGTCGATTCGGGGTCATCAATATGATTGATCTTATTAAGCGATTTCCAGTATACCAGAAGAGTTTGTATAGATCGGATGGTCTCATCATCCTTCCTATTAAGATAGTATCTTATCAACCTGTCCTGAGCCTCATTGAACAGCAGCACAAACCTTCCCGGATCAAGCTTAATCCCGCCATTGGCGAGATTCTGCTCGTTCTTCTGCAAAGACCTTAGATACGCTTCTTGGATCGTCATCGTTATTCCTCCTTATCAACCTTATCACCTTCATCTACGTCTTCCTTCTTCTTGACATCCTTAACCTTGGTCTTGGTCTTATCGTCTATATTAGAAATAGACATAAGTTCCTCGTACTCATCCAAGACATTAGCCTTTACACTGATAAGATCTTTCTTGGTAGCCAAGAACTCGGCGGACGTACGGGTGTCAGGGCCTATGATCTGACCATTATATTGCAAGCCGGATGGAGTCATGTTAATACGACCGTTACGTTGAAGGACGTTTATGATACGATAGAACTCAAGAACTTCCTTAAAATCACCCTCCAATGAACGATCCCAGATATCAAGCAGATAATCGATGTTGGTCTTCTTCTCGTTCATCCAGTTTGATAGTGATCCGGTGTAATAATCATCCTCTGTAAAATCAGGACGGGTCACGATACCGATGTACAGAAGAAGGTCGATGACAGCTTGACGTTCCTTACCACCTTTCTTAAGGGCGTTGATGAACTTATAGCTGATATTCATCTTATTGATCTCACGTTGCTGAACGAAATCCTTGGCGTTGTCTTTCTCGATGAAACAGAACATGGAGTTCATGAAAATAGGATCACCATCCATTTCTTGAGGAGTCAACATGCCAGAAAATACAGCCAGATATAAATAAAATAACTCAACGGTATTAGCCGTGTTATAAACCTTACCCATATAGATCTTGTCTTTAGCATCATCCCAAAACTCGAAATTGGTCTGGGAAAGATCCTTCTGGGAAATATTCTCAAAAGGCTTCATTATATTATTGACACGCTGATCAACCAACTTATCAACCTCATCCTTATCCATGCCATTATAACATCTTGATCTTGGATAAAAACCGGTATTGTAAACTTCTGAGAAATCATCCCACGGGCAACATACGTGAGTAGCATTCTCCGGGAACGGAGCCTTGGCTATATTGGCGTCTTGGAAGGCCTGCGGAGCGCTTCCGTCGTGTTTACCTACTACCTCATACAAGGTATCTGACATGATATTGAAGCCGTTTACCTCGACCAATACCTTCTTTGATTTTAAAATCTCTTTCATTTCCTTATTTTTGCGTTACTTTCCTAAAAAAAGAGGAGAGGAATATCCTCCCCTCTAAAAACCAAATTACATATGAAAAAAACTTAGCCGAAGTAGTTCGGTTGAAGCTCGATAATCAAGAACTTGCTGTTATCCATAACCCAAGCCGCAGAAGCTGAGTGACACCAGAATTGCTCTTTCATGCCCGGCAAGGATGATACGATCTCATTTCCGTTGGCTTTGTGCGCCCAACGACCGTACTCATAACCCCACCACATGCTTACGCCTTCTGGCTTGATATAGAATACGTTGTTATTTATATTACCCAACTTAGCGTTAGCCGTATTAGGAATAGCGGAATACGCGTTAGTCGATCCAGCGTCAGTGATATTCTCAATAATACAAGAATAAGAGGATCTAGGATACATGCCATTCACTAACTCGCTACGATCTGTCATGTCAGCGTAATCCAAAGAAGGATCGTGCTCGAACTCTACATTTCCGATGCCGGGAAGAAAAGCGCCCTTAACCTGTACCGGACCTAAGATCATAGCATCATTAGTACCAGAGATAGGATTAGAAGGCAACATACGGTCACTACCCATACCCCAGCTCAAATTACTCAACGTAGTAAAGAAAGCCTCTCTAATCAACTTCTCTAAGTTGACCATAGCCATAGCTCCTACCTTGAACTTAATCTTACGCTCCGTAATAGGAAGATCTTGACGACCACGGAAAATATAAGCGGCAGCAGCCATAAGAGTATCCTTAGTAATACCCATCGGGCGACTATAGTAGATAGTATAACCACGGCGAAGCTGACGGTAGATACCCTCATTCAAATGGATAGGACCATTTTGATCCATAATAATACCACCTTCTTGCCACATCAACTGTCTAGCTTCCAGCTTAACCAACTCAGCCATACAGAATACCTCCAGCGTGGACGCTACCTTAGCCGTACGTAAATCAAGTCTACCATTAACAGTCTTGCCGATAATAGCCAAATCAGGAATATTACCCTCATACTCGCTTCTCATGGCATTCATACGACGAAGGGCAGTCTCCACGAACTCTGAAGTGCTATTCTGGGCGGCCTGCATGGACTTCATACCAGCATACATAGTGGTCTCACCCTCAACGCCACGGTGGTTTCCTAAACGGAATTCACAAGTCATAGAACCGGCCTTGTCAGCTCCAGATACCTTAGAGAACTGGGTACTGTACTCACCAAGAGCATGACCGATCTTCCAGTAACGGATACCCGGACGTAATTTCTCTTTAGGGAAGTATTTAGCCTTACCGCCGATAACACGACCCCAATAACGCGTCAAATCACCTTCTGTTTTTGAAGGGATCTCACCAGATATAAGGATATTACAGCCGTTAGCGGCGTCATAGGTGATGACATCATAAGCCGTAAACTCAGAGGTATTCAAAACGATATCAAACAAACTTCTATCAATACCCGGTTTCAGATGATGAGTCGAAGTATCCTCCGCCGTAACTACAGCGAATGTCTTTGTAACGGGAAGATCATAACGGAAAGAAGCTCCAATACCGTTAACGGAGATCGTAGCGCCGTTATTAATCATACCCATATACATCGGAACGGGGTAATTAGCGATATTAGAGAACAGATTCAACAGACCCAAATGATTCTTGTCCGGATCCTCATAATACCAGCTCGCCAATGAGCCTAAGTTATGCTCTACGAGCGAAGTCTTATAATTCTTGGCATCGGTGAAGGCAATAACGTTATCGCCATTCACGGTAGCCGGAAAACTTTTTGTTAAAAAAGGATTCATAATTATCTATCTTTTAATGTTATACACTCTTTGATCCACTCAGATCAAGGAAGTTAGCCTCTATAGTATCATTATCGATATTATTCTTATTTTGCTTTCCTCCCTTATTGCCAGAAAGAAGAGTGATGGTCTTCTTATTGACCTCCATCTTAGCCTTGTTAGTCTTCTGTTTAAGGAACTCGTCCTTATTCATCAAGAACAAAGCCAGATCAGCGGCCATGTCCGGATTCTTGATAGCCTCCGAATAAGCTTTATCTATAGCCGTATGACCTTGATTGTCTATCGGCTTGGTAACGAAATCGACAGCCTTACCTATCATCGTGTCAGTCAACTGGAATCCTGAGCTTATAGACGTCTTAAGACCTTTCTTATAGATCTTCATCTGCTCAATCAACTCCTGTTTCCTTTTCTCGGATTTTTTCTTCTCCTCCTCGATAAGGTTATCCATCTCCTTTTTCAGGATATCATGGAACTTATTTGCCTTGGACTCAATGAACTCATCGCCCTTGCCAATCATCATCTCCATATTATCCTTTATCTCGTCTTCCGGCATACCCAACATTTTATAATAATGTTGGATGACCGCAAGCTGATCATTCTTGTTGCTCATATCAAGGTTGTCCAACGGCGCCTGAATGTTCTGATATTGGTTTAGAAGCTGACCTACGTTACCTCCAGCCTTATCCACCTCTATCATCTTCTTCATGAAGTCAGACATAGAACCGGTATCAACCTTATCCTTCAACAACTCATCGGCCTTATCCTTGATCAATCCCTCCACTATATCAAGTAGATCATCTTCTTTTGTGATAGCAGAAAGATCGACTGGCTTATCATCTACCATAATATCAAGGTTATCGATACTGTCAATGATACCTCTGGCGGCCATCTTTTCCAAGAAAGATTTCCCGTTAAACCCTGATACCACGTTATTATTATCAGTACTGCCTTCGCCAAAGGAATCCGGGTCTGGGTTGGTAACGTCGCCGCCCTTATCCCCGCCACCGTCAGCCGCTCCGCCGTCGGCAGGCTCTTTATTGGTATCACCTATAGGATTACCATCCTTATCATATTTACCCTCAATATTATTCTTATCGCCATCACCGTCACCACGGTAAAAAAGTTCCTCGACACTCATGGTCTTAAAACCCTTAGCGAAATCACCCATGTCATTCATACAATTTCCTTTTTTGCTTTTTACAAAAGTATTATTAATCCAATTACCAATTAAATCAAACCCATTATAGTATATGACAGAATTTTACGCCAAAATGATTACAGATTTTGTAAAAATATTTACAAAACTTGTAATCAATTCTTGTTTATTATTGACGTAAACCTATCTGTATCAGAACGTTTGTTCCTAGCGTCTATCTCCTTTTCTTTTAATTCCAGCTTCCTTCTCTCTATCTCCTCACGAGATCTTCGCTCAGCCTCGGCGTTAGCCTGTCTGGTTCTCATATCCTCCTCACGGATATCCAGATCCCTTTCCTTCAAGGCTCGATCCGCTATAGCTTCCACATAATCCATACCCTCTGCGTTATCTTGTGTCCTAGCCGCTTGACCGGCGGCCATTATGCTCTTACCCCTTAAGTCGAAGTTGCCCTTGATATAAGCCAGTTCCTTATCCTTCTCATGCTCATCATTACGTGCCTGTTGCTCGGCCTCTGCTTGTTGCTGGACAAGTCGCTGTTGATTCTGGTATTCTTCTTGCCTTACACGATCGGCGTAAGATCTAGCATCCCTTCCGATCTGATTCATCTCAGCCGTTGAGTTGGCGCTCATCATCCTAGTGATATCAAGTAAGTCATTACCTAACGTATTTGTCTGTAATATATATTGTTTCAAATTCTCCAATTCCAGACGTTTCTTGGAATTAGAGACAGCCATAACATTAAGATGACGTAACGACAAGCTATTATCCGTAAGACTGATGTAAGCCAAGGAAAGATCGCTGTTTCTGTACATCACGGTCCAATCGTATCCTTCCTTCTGACATACTTGAGCCACGGCTAGATGAATATCCAATGTCCGTTTCTTGAAGTCATCGAAATCATTAAAGTAAGTCTGAGTCTGTAGCATAGTAGCGTTAACTCCCTGTTTTACGCCCGTAGAACTCTCGTATCTAGTTGACTGACCCATAGCCTGCTCAGATATACCTATCATCCTATAAGCCATCATATAGGCGTAAGAAGCCATTTCCATACGGGATCTTATCTGATCCGTATTAGTAAGATCATATACACCGAACTGGTTATATATGCTACTCATCTGTGGGTTCTGGTAAGGATTGTTCGTATCGTTACCACCTACGCCCATAAACGAGACGGACTTCACGATCTGCATGAAGGTAGCCAAAGCGCCCTTCTTGTCCATCATATCCTTATATTCAGTAGGCAGGAATCCCAAGTCACCTAAGAAAAACTTACCGATCTCCTTCTCGGCGTTATTGTATAGCTGATTCATAGCAAGGTTATACATCATCTGGAACGGTTGTATGCGATCAGCGAGACTGGCCCCTATAAATCCCGAAACCGGAATGACATAATCATACAGACTGCTGTCACCATGTATCTGATGAGGTATTGGATCCCCACCAATATATATAGGCTTATCCATTAAATTACCTCCGGTGATCTTAACTCCAAACCTAACCTCAGGCACATACTCCAAGATATAGGTATTAACCTCAGGATCACCAACGGCTTCTGCCATCACCCTCTTCACCTTCTTTATCCCGTTCTTCTCCAAGAACTCCGGGAGAAGCTCATCGGTAACAAGCTCCTGATCCACCATCCCGGTCTCCGTCATGTAAGTTATTAAGAATACCGGTTTCATGGATACCCAATATCCCTCCATGACCCTAAAAAGGCGAGAGTCTATCTCATATCTCTTGCCATTGGACATGTCAGAGTTAAAATAGCCAAATGGATGGAAGCGGGGCAAGAAGCGGGGCTGGGTGTGTTCCTCCCCGTCCGGCCCGAAGGTGTGGTACTCGCCCATCGGAACACCATAATAGTCCTCAGCGGCAACTATAGACTCATAGTCATGGTATCCTTTCCATGGAATAACCTCATTCTCATACATACCGGTAATAGACGGCTTCTTTTTCTTCCAGTCATACCTAGTACCGTCATTAGATACCCATCCCTCATAATCATCGTCACCGCCCATAATACGACGCTTGTCCTTTGCCGTCATCTTATGACCGTATTTTGATATCAACTCAACACCCTCGTAATAATGAAGACGACCCACATAAGACCCATATTGCGGGTATTTCACATCAGGATGGAAAACCTCCCTCGGACTCCATACCTCCGGACGATAGTAGTCGAAGCCAACGAAATGATTCCGGAACATCTTTCCGCTAAGAAGACGATCCCGGAAATTCTCCCTGTCAAGCTCATCCATATAAAACCGGCTACGGTCAGCCTCGATCGTATGATCCCCCCATACCGCCGCCTGCGTCTTCCATCTTGTACTCATGAACCTCTGGATATCATCAGGGGTCATAGACGCCTTGGCCTGTTGGATTTGCTGAACATAAGCCTGACGTTCCTCCTCGGAATTAAACTCATTGTATGTAGGATCAAGACCGGCCTCCACAAGACGCTGATTAACGATAATATCCCACTGTTCTTGTATATGACGATGAAGTAAGTTTGACATCGTATCCTCATACTCACTTATAGCCATATCCCCTACCTCGTTAACCGTATACTTATCCTGTAGGTTTGTCAGCCATCCCTCAAAGGCATTTACGATACCACCTATTATATCATAATGCTTCAAGAAAGAAGGTATCCTTATATCGCTCCTTAACTTCTGCACGTCCCTTAACTGAGGGATAACATCCGCCATCTCCATAAAAGATAACTTACCATCCGCCATCAGATAATAGTCACGGTACATCTGGTTACGATCATACTGTTTCAACCCTATCGTCTCAAGAGCATCCATACAATCCTCCTTCCATTTCCTGTTCTTTTTCTTCGTGGAAATAGCCTGAGGAGGTAATCCTAATAACGCTCCTTTTGCTGGAAACGAATGATCTCTATTAAACACTTCCATGATTATTCAATTTTATTTACAACAAAGATAGGCGTTTAATTGACATTCATTTACCTAAAAGCTCCTATAGATACCGATCCAAAGGCAGAGGCATATACCTCATGGTGTTTATAAGCGTCTTCCTTGCGGGCATTATTCATCTCCTCGATCTTCGATTTAGGCATGTAATTGTTATCGTCAAAATATCTGGCGAGAACCAACGCATGCCCGAAGGCTATTATCCTATCGACGTTCAATCCGGGCTTGTACTGTATTATCTCATCCAATAGGGCTATATCATCAATCAATTCAATACCCTTGACAGTTATATCAAGACTAGTCTGATCATCATAACCGATAACGAAATCCTGCCAGCAATAATCCACCACGCAGGAGAAGAGCAGGTTCTGGTTGCCGGGGGTAGGGTATAGCCCCAGCTTGCTGTTCTGCCGGGAGCCGGCCTTCACATACTTATTGGCTATTGCCTCACCAGCAAACAGGAAGAAAGACGCTGGCATACCGCTTTTACGGTTAAGATACTGCTCATACATCTGGTCAGCGTTCTCCATAAGGCATATAGCCCCATATCCCTTCTGAAGAACCTCACAAGTACGACAAAACTGATCTATGGATGATGGACGAGATACATAAGAGGCAACTATTCTATAGGCATAAGGATCTCGAATACCAACACGTCTCTTGAATACATAAAAAGCACCTAATGAGGGCGTATCCGACTTAGCCTGTTTGTAGGGATCGCTACCACTCACATATATAAAATCATCAAACCTATTGGATTGAGGCATCTCGAATATCTGGACAGGAGCGTCAATAACACCACCGCTAAACGGAAAACCAGCCAATTGCTTATTCGATTTAGTAGTACCAAGTTTATTCCCCGATTCAAGGAAAACATCACACAGCATGCCGCTATATTGCCCTGACTCAAGAAGATCATTCTTATGCTTGATAGCGTACTCGACCGGGAATAGGTTCTGGGATGAGCTTAAAAAACAGTCGTCAATCGTAAATGGATAAAACATGGTATGAGAGGTATAAGCTACCCTATCTTTCGTAGATAGCTTCTTCCGTTCCTCGTTAAGCTTATTGGTACTAGCCTCGAAATCCGTGGCGTCAATCTTGATTTTATTAAGCTTCTTATCATCAGGTTTCCCCAAATAATCACCCAAACCTATAGTTCTCTTGACACCAGAGTTAGCCATCTGACCGGGAACAAACATCGCCCATTTCCTTTCTTTCCATGTTTTCCCTTTCATGGCTCTCCGATTTAAAATATCCCAATCCATGACCAGAAGATTGTATGTATCAGGATCAGAGAACATCTCCTGAGCGTCCTTGGATAATTCCACCTCACCACCGGTACCAGCCAAGATAGGACTGAGACGCCAGCCATAAGGAGTGTCGTAGGACGGCATGGCGGCCGTGTACGGTTTCTTGATAGGTCCCTTACCTACCTCGTCGAAAATAGCCGTGGCTGGGGTCAGACCGGCAGTCTTCTGCGTGGATGTCTTCCTACCCATGTTGATATTGGCTATGGATATTATGGCATGAACATCACGAACCCCGTTGGACATACGCTTGCCTAAGGTGACACCAGAACTCCAATCGGTCTTGGTCCTGTTAATCCTGAAAAAAGGATGCACATGATCAAGCCCATACTCACAATACTCACCTATATTAGACAAATCGCTATCGCTGAAACCTACCACGGAATGACTAAGCCCGATCGTCATGGTAGCGTTCATCTGAAGAAGGGATGACATGATAGTCGTATTATGAGATACGACAAAATTGGTGGTAAGAAACTGATGGGACTTATTATCGACCTCAATACAAGTAGCTTTATATTTCCCGTAATAATCTATATCGGATATCCTAAGCCTATTATGGGTCTTGGATATATACATATCATCACCATCCATGACGCAATAATATCCCATAGACCAGAATATTCTTCTTACGAAGGATATAATATACTCACTTTTGTAAACAACCTTAAAACGATCATCGCCGGTGCTTATACCGCAAGCGATCTTCATGAACGAGCTTATAAATAACTCTTTCTGTTTTTTGGATGAATAAATGACATCATCCATCTCCTTCTTGCTTAGCTCAAAGATCCTGTCGGTAGCGCCACAAAGGAAGGAGGCGACCAGAGACCCCATGAGCTGGGGTGATATCAGCCAACGCCGCTCAGGAAAATCAACCGCATCCCCCATATCTATAGTCATTTTAGAGAAGTCAGAGTGGATAATACCCATCGTACTCATGACTTTATAATCACCATGATACTTGACCTTCCACTGGTGCTGCCCGCAACACACCACGCTGCGACCGTCCTCAAAGGTCACTTTGTACGTATCAACGAATCCCTGAGGATATACGCCCACTATGGTAGTAAGATTCCCGTCATCACCGTATATGATATCTCCTATGTCGGCGAATCCTATTTTCTTGGAACCATAAAGAGTGTATATAAGCTCCGAGTCCAGAAGAGCCTTGCCAAAACGACGAGTACCAAACATCCCCAATCCTTTCTTCTCCTGACGGGCACGTTGGTACATCTCGGCGAAAAACCATTCATTGTCACGCAAACGACTGATCGCTGGCACACGTTCCCCGTTTGGAAGATCCTGGAATACGGGAAAGAAATTAACATGCCAATAAAGCCATGGCGGGATGAACGTACCGTTGATAGTTATCCCGTTCTTGACCTTATAAGCCTCCTCCGTGAAGAACTGCTTAACATCATCATCTTGATCCTCCCAGCCGAACAAATCGTTCCACACTGGAGGATTCTTCATGTTTACATAAAATTCTGGACTCGTGCTTAACCCCATCACTTCATACTTTTTAATACGGATTCTATACCACCGGAAACCTGTCCCTTACGTTCCTTCTTCTGGACATTGCTGACACTCCTGTATACATCCATGATCCCACTCTTCTCCATATACGAGTCATTCCATACGTTGATCTTATCGATCAGCTTGGATATGAAATCGAACGCCCTAGCCATATCCTCAGGCTTCTCCTTATCCCATGGATGCTTGGCGATATACGTCTTTGCGTCATCCACGGCCTTGGATATGACCTCAAGATTATCATTAACCCGATCGACGTCCTTACTCGTCGGCTTTCGTCTTCCCTGTGGCATTGGCTTTCATGTCCTTAAAATCGTTATACTGTTTCATAAGAAGCTTATAAGATTGAACAACCCCGATCTTACTTACTTCCGTCACGCTCATGTCATGGAACATATCCTCAAGCTCCTTGTCAGCGTATCTCAGACGTTCCTTGTCATCATAAAACACGAATCCAGACGTTCTGTCTTCTATAATGCTCTTGGCGGTGGACGCATATGTCGTATCTAAATCCAGATCCATACCGAAGCTGGTAGCCAACTGGATTATGAACATCAACCTAGAATTGACTTTTACAGCCTCTATATTCAACATCTGTATCTTATGGGTCATCTCATGAAGAACTACAAAATCATCCTCTTTTATCAACGAGGATGATTTAAGGGCTATCTTCTTAGTCCTATCCTCAATATCGCTATACAGACGCTTGCTCTCACGTTTTATGGCTATCCAATGCCTTATATGAGTATCCGCCTCTTCTTTAAGATAATCCCTGATCTCTTTCTTAATATCCTTATCCTCTTCCATTATAATCACACGTTATAATCATTATTATTTAATTCGATCTCATCACTGATGCTTTGGTCTATAGACCTCAATAAATCTCTGGTACTAACATCCCGCAAGAAGCGGACATTACCACCATTAGCCCTAGCTATCCTCCTTAAAGCGGAGTAAAGTATATCACCCAACGAATATTCAGGCAACTCACGGCATCCGACTTCCATGACAATAAGGGCATGGATACGGTCATCTATCTTGCTTCTTACGAGATTTCTCATGGCATTATTTATAAGCTTCCCCTATAATACGTAGCGGGAAATGTTTGAAATTACGTTCAGGATCGTCCTTAGTATAACCCATAAGAGATAGATGTTTCTCAAAATGACCTTCCGAGTATTTTGAGGTATCTAACGTCATCCTAAATATAATTCTATTCTCATTGTCAGGATGTTTGTTATATGATACATCTCCCATACATCCACATCCGAGATGATGCTCCTTGACATGGAAACCATCATTATGGGTGATAAATAACACGATTTCTATCTTATCACCTATTTTCTGATCAAAAATATTTAGATAAAACTCGCTCTCATCATCCGTCAGTCCTATATCAAAGGAATCGTTAGGGCACTCAATATTAAAATCGTTATGATCGGCTGTTATCACCTCCATAGCATTCCATTTGGCTTTCTCACCCTCCACGAACTTTAACGGGCATACCTCTGTCTTCATCCAAGCCTTTTCCTTGATAAAGCAACCGCACAACGAGCACGCCTGTCTTCCCATCAATCTTTGCAGCAATACCTTAGCTGGTAACTTAAAGAAAGCTATATTAGAAGAGTTCTTAGGACATTTCTTGCATAAATCAAGACGATTCTTGTACCACTCCGGATAATCCTTCTCATCCTTAGGAATCCTGCCCAATAAACTGTCTTCCCAAGCTTGGGCTATTACTTGGGCTTTACCAATTGTTTGCACGATAATTATTTTTTAAACTGTTTTTGTTGAAAATCCTGTAATTGTTCCCATGTCATTCCATACCGACATTGATACATGGCCTCATGGTTATCACGTATAAGAGGATCTCCGTTCTTCAACCCCTCCATATCCTCTATCGCATTAATCTTCTTATCAAGACAATCAAGCTCAATAGGCATCCTTTCATCCGGATAACGATTACCTTCCTTGACAAATATCCGGCGTATCTTATCACGCCTTACCCGCATCTCTCGGAGATTGCATATAACGTATCCGATAAACGGGATTCTGATAGATATATTGTCAGTATACCTAGCTAGGTGGTGGACGTAAGATACGGATGCTTTCATGCACCACTCTACCTGTTGTTTGGTAAACTTCCCATCAGATCTTCTTACCACCTCATCCACGATATCCCTATCGAATGAAATAAGATTCCTACCCATCAATATCCAATTTGTTTCTCTTGAACACAAATCCCATTACACGAGTATCATCACCCTCCCCATCAAGAATAAAATAGTTACGTAAGCTTCTCATCTCAATAGACAGCTCACGGGTACGGAAATTCCCGTTCTTCTTGTCCACCAGAAAACCGCCACGCTTTAGCTCATTGTTAAGGACAGCGATATAAGATTCCTTTTGTCCATAACAATCCATGTACTTGGCTCTGGTATCATCCGAGTATCCGTAGTTGATGTAGAAAGAAAGTAAGTTTATCGTCCTTTCAGTAATCAAGCTCCTACCCTTGGAGTCCAGATAGCCGTTGTATATCCTTAAGAACTGCTGGATCATATCCAACCTAGTATCATAAGGCAACGCGAATACGAAAGCTTTCCTCTGTTCGGCCATATAAAATTAGTTTTCGACAAAACTACTTAAAAAAAATATCGTTGTCAAGAAATTATGCCATAATCAACATAATATATGCTGATTAGCATGTATTTACGAACATCCAAAGGAAAAAGGTGGTGGAAATGGAGGAGGAAAGCCAGATAAGTCCACCGTAAGCCACGGCAACGAGGCCAGTTGAGCACCGGCCATACATGCCTCCGAGCGGCGGTGGACAGCTCTATCCTGCCTCAAGGGACATGACCACCCCTTTTCCCTTTGGATTCCTTCTTGCTATGTTATGGGATATAAAGCCAAGGGGAAATGGGAAGCCTTGGGACATGGAGCCTGCCGTAGAGGATACGGACGGCCGGAGCGCGAGCGATCGTACAAGACCTCGCTTTTTCTTCTTTGGCTTATGCTCCACCCGATCCCCCCTACCGGGGTACCGGCTTCCGGTATAGGATACGGCTTCTACCATGTTTAGCCTGCGGTATCCTGCCTGACGGCACCATACCTTGGCGGTAAAAAGCAATGTTTTATTAAATAGAGACTTTAAGTGGAGTACACAGGAACTCGACGTCAGGAGAGGTTCTGTGTACGGATAGAGATATTAGAAAGTAGTATATGTTTATAGAGTTAATTATATTTAATAAATATACCTATTAACGCGCGCGTAACAAGTAGGTTGAGAAAAACGATCGTTCACGCGCACAGCGTTTTACGGACATCACCTACCCTCCTTAAACAATAAATGGGCGACCTTCACAGGCTACCCATCCATCCGAATAACTTGTTTCGTATTGATGAAACTTGTATATTCGCAGCAAATAAAAAATATCATGGAGACAAAGGTAGCACTTTTACAGAAAATGAAATCAAATTTCGATAAGATTCTTACCGAAGCATATATCCCAAAAGATATACAAGCAAAAAAAGATGAGCTTGGATGCCTAAGGCTTCCGGCAGGATCACTTGTCTGTCCAGTAGATTACAAACCTGTAACTAATAAGGACGGGAAGAAGGTTACGGCCGTAAAATACTCGAACAAGAAAGATAATATAAGAGGTTCCGGTATGGTTATAGAAAAGAAGTGTAAGCAGGTAACGGCTTATCTTTCTATCATAAATGTACAGAAGCATGTATTTTTAAGAAATAGGATGAGAGATGGTTACCGTGACCGTATCGAGATCAATACCGATGATTTTATAGATATCCTATCCGATGGCATAGCTTATTTCTGCTACAGACATGTTATAGAGAACTGCCATGAGGATATAGACTATCAGCTAAAGACGCTTAAGGCTTACGCCGAGGGCGAGATAAGAATAGCTTTATCTGATATCATGATCTACTCGTATAAGGCTAAGAAGAATGAGGATACGAAAGACATATTCGTAGGTAAGAAAAGATCCGTATACAAATGTCTGGATAAGAATTTAAGCTCAGACGAAAGACGGAATATGGCTAACAAAAGCCGGAAACTTGATCGGGTAAGAATCCTTTCCAAGATAATATTCAGAGCCAGAACCAGAAACGTACATCATATATACAAAGTAACTAAAAGAAAGACAGTTAAGTTCAATGTAGCATACCTTCTTAATGAGTTGAATAAGAATCTCATAGGCATAGGTATGCAAGAGATATCTCAATCCACTATATACAGATATATAAGCATGTTCTTAGACATGTGTAAGAAGAGTATATCCGATTTGTATGAAGAGGTGGTGAAGAACAATGGAGTGGTTAACACGAAAGACAATAACAATGTAACTATAGGGCATATAAGGGCATCATACAAAGGAAGCGTGCTGCATATTCTGATATCTACAGACTACATAATAAACGTGTTTTTAGGTAAAAAATCAGCTGAGATGAGCAAGGCTGGATGATTTGAGTATCAGATATAAAATTTAATATTTACATATTATTCACATTTATTTTTATTAGTTAATTATAACTATTCGTATCTTTGTATCATAAACTTAAAAAGATATGATACAAGAGGATTTTAGAAATGAAAACGACCTCCTTCGTCATATTATGACGGTGGATAAAAACGTGGAGCAGGGTCGTGCCTTGAAGAAGATTTTCACCACTAGGGAGAATCTGTTCATTACCGGTAGAGCTGGTAGTGGTAAAAGTACGTTCATGAGACGTATCGTAAAGTTCTTGGGTAAGTGCGTTATCGTAGCCCCGACTGGAGTAGCGGCGTTGAATGCCGGTGGACAGACCATCCATTCGTTCTTCTCTATAAAGAACGATCCTTATATACCTTCTATCGAGAGAGGTATGTTATCGAATAAGGTGGATGTAAGTCCGTTTATGAAGAAGAAGATCAAGAATCTTGATACTATCGTCATTGACGAGATAAGTATGGTAAGACCTGATTTGCTTGATGAGGTAGCTGACATACTTAGACAATGCAGGCGTAGCAAGGAGCCTTTCGGTGGTGTTAGGTTGATTATGTTTGGAGATCTATCACAACTACCGCCTGTGGTGACGGCGGATGATTTTATCGACAAATATTATGAGAGCCGGTTCTTTTTCTCATCAAAGGCATTAAGAGCGTCAGGATTCTCGGTCATTACCTTCGAGAACGTATTCCGTCAAAAAGATCCTCAGCTTCTTTCCGTACTTGAGGATATAAGATGTGGGGTTATTACCGACGAGTCAAGACAGATATTGGATAGCAGGGTCAAGTATCCGGATAATATGGATAATACTATAATTATATGCTCAACTAACAAAGAAGCTTATGAGATAAATAAGACTAATCTTGATAAGATCAATAATAAGGTATTTAAGTTCGATGCCACTGTATTCGGGGAGAAGCCTGTAGCGCCTTGCGAGGATGAGCTTATAGTAAAGGTAGGGGCTAAGGTCATAATAACCAGAAACGGCAATGGGTATGTCAATGGCTCGATGGGTATCATAACCAGCATAGATACTGTTGATGAGACGATATATGTTCATCTAGATAACGATACTGAGGTGGAGATAACCAAAGAGAAGTGGGAGAAGATAAAGTACAAGCAGGTAGATGATTCCCTTGAAGGTATTTCTTGCGGCTATATAATACAATATCCATTGAGGTTAGGATACGCTATAACCGTTCATAAATCTCAGGGAATGACTTTAGATAATATATTCGTAGACATCAGCAGAGCCTTCGAAATAGGACAGATATATACCGCTCTTTCAAGATGTAGGTCTATAGACGGGCTTTATCTGAAATCAGTGCCTAAGGAAGATATGGTACTGCTAAGCGATAAGATATCTGACTTTATAGAGAAGGTGGATGAGAATGAGGGTGTTTTGAATCCAGAAAAGATATCTGATATCGGTAAGGATATGATCAAGAAACAACAGGATTTGTTTAATTTCGATGAATACGGATTATAATGGCTAAGAAAGAACTTTTTTCAGACGTAGATGAGTTAGTATCATCTTTAAATAAAGAGCTTGGGGAAGGCTCGATAATGAACTTCGGCGATGATAAGCCTATAATATCCATACCAAGGGAAAGCACCGGTTCGCTGGTGGTGGACAAGGCTCTCGGCGGCGGATGGGCGGTAGGCCGGATCCATGAGTTGGTCGGCATGGAATCTTGTGGCAAGACCATGATGTGTACATTAAGTATGATCGAGTTCCAGAAAAAGCACCCCGATAAGCTGGTAGCTATAATAGACGTGGAGAATGCTTTTGATATCGAATACGCCAAGAAGATGGGATTGGACGTTAACCGGTTCCTTATTTCCCAGCCAAGCTACGGGGAATTGGCTATTGACATCACAGCCAAGCTGGTGGAGTCCGGCAAGGTAGGCTTTATTGTCGTGGATTCCGTGGCGAACTTGGTCCCGAAGAAGGAGATCGAGGGTGATATGGAAGATAGCAACATGGGATTACAAGCCCGGTTGATGTCAAAAGCCATGAGAGTTCTTACCGGGATCGTAAACAAAAGCGATTGTGTTCTGGTATTCATCAACCAGTACAGGGAGAAGATCGGTGTAATATACGGCGATCCGAAGGTAACAACCGGTGGTAACGCCCTTAAATTCTATGCCTCTATCCGTATGGAGATGTCAAGGAAAAAGGTCATTGTAGGAGAAGATGGCTCTTCTATCGGTCATGAGGTCAGGATAAAGGTATTGAAGAACAAGACAGCTATACCTTTCCAGATAGCAGAGACAGCTTTGTATTATGGTGTAGGATTTGACAAGGAGCTTGAACTTTTGAAGTTATGTGAGGAAACCGGTATCTTTACCCGTAAAGGATCATGGTACTGGTACGGAGAGATCCGAGTAGGAAACGGAGTGGATAATACGTTAAGTATCATGAGAGATAATCAAGAATTGTGTCAAGAGTTAAGAACTAAATTAAATATTTGAGGTTATGGCTATCGGAGCAAAATTTGTAGACGTAATACCTTCTAGTGTTGAGAACGCTATAGAGGTAAAAAAAGAGGATGTAAAGACCTATCTATTCGTAGGTATTCCTATGAGCGAGTTTATCGGCAAGAAACATGAGTTTGAGGGATATATATTCATGTGCTTACAAGGTGTAACCGGTGGGGTTGAGCTTGGCGGTGATATAGCCGTAGCCGTATTGAGACCGGTTCGCCCCGCCGTAGGGGAGGCTTCTTACCATTTGGTGGATATCAAGAAGTGTAAGTATAATAGAACTGATGTAGTTCTATTATTTAGAGAGGGAGATTTCAAGGTCGTTAAACGTGATGATTGTAATTTAATTTGATTATGGATGCTGAGAAGATATTTGTTACAAAATATAAAATAAATGGAGAAGAATATATTGGATGGATATATGCGTCTAATATAGATCAGGCTAATGATTTTCTTAATCAGAGGAGAAATACCGAGGAAGTAGTTGGTGGTCCGTGCATAGATCAAGATGAGATAAATGATGTTATTAATCATATATAGTGTATGGGAACATATATATCAATAAAATCAACAGTAAACGCATTCAGGTACGGTATTGATCCTGTACCTGAATGGTTCGATAAGATATCCAATAAGACCAATGAAGTCGATGTTATGGTTGACGGGAATAAGGTAAAGGCATTGGATATAAGGCTAGAAAATGGCATTCTACGGGCTTTTTACGGTTATTATATAGGTATGTATCCGGATAAATCGATACAGGTGTTTAGACCGGAGGATTTTCATTCATTATATACGCTCAAGATATGAGAATATACACAGGACTGATAAAAGATCTAGGATGTAGATGCTTTTATTACGATAGCGGGATGAATATACCTATTGGGTTCGTATGCGCTGAGATACCTGATATTAGTTCTATATTATCATCAAAGAATGGATTATCTCATTTTTATGAACATATGATAATAAAATGCAATGATGATATTAGTGATAAGTTATTCTTTGATTTTAATGGATATACAGATCCTAGATCATTAGTATTTAAAGGATTTACATTGCCTGATGTTGATACCAAGAAGTGTATTGATTTTTCTTATAATTTTATCGTATATCCAGACATAAGTGAAGATCTTATAGAAAGTGAGAGGAATGTTATATTGACTGAAATTGATAATGATGAATCATGTATTAATATAGATAGACTTATAAAACTATCTGGAATAGATAAACGTTGTTTTATAAACACATTAGGTACTAAAAGGTATGTCAGCAAAATAACAAGGGATGATCTTTATATGTGCCGAGATACGATATTGAATAAGTCAGAAATGGTATTTCATTTATATGGATGTGATGATTTTATGAATAAATATGTATCAGATATAACGGAATTATCAAATGAAGTTGATATTAATACATACTATCGTAATAGTCTTAAATATTTCCATGTTCATGGTCCTAAATATGGTGTTTATAAATATACTAAAAATCCCAAACAGTTATATGTATCATTTGTATTAGATAATTATGATTTTAATAAATTGTGCGTGTTGCTTATCATATTATCTATGATGTGTGATAATTATAATTTCTCTATGTTTAATTATCTTAGATCTAACGGATTATGTTATTCAGTAAATAGGAGATATATAGAATGCACGAATAGAATAGTAGCCAACTTGATAATTGACGTAAGCCCAGATAAATGTGAGATCACAAAAGATTATGTGGTTGATTATATTAATAACTTTAAGCTTATAGCAAATAATGACAACATAGAATATGCTATAAGAATGATTAAATTAAATGATAGATTGAATATAATGAATATTGAGGATTACCACGATGCCTATATATCTTTTGTAAGATCAAGACTTAATGGGGTAATGGATTTATATAAATCATATGACAATATATCTGTGGATGATGTTATGGATATGATTAAAGATATTACCGAGAATAGATTAATAATTCAATACTGCTCTTTATGAATATAGCGATAGGAATAGATCCGGGTATAGATACCGGAGGATTGGCGATGATCCCTGAGAATGGCGAGGTTAAGGTAATCATGACTCCAAGGATATCGGCTAAGGGGGATATAGATCTTAGGGCTATATCAAGCTTCTTCCTCGATGCCGCTGACAAGATCCAAGAAAAGGGAGGCGGGACGCTGGCGATCGCCGTCGAGGACGTCCATAGCATCCACAACAGCTCGGCAGCCAGCAACTTCACCTTTGGCGGGAGACGCCGGGAACCGAACGCCCTATTCGCTATGATGGTGGAGATGATGGAGCGATACGGATCTCACCCGGATGTTAGGTTCATGTTCGAGGAGGTGCAACCAAAGACCTGGCAGAAGGAGCTTCATACGACATCCGATCGGGTGTATACGGCGGCGAAGTTAGACACGAAGGCTACCTCCATCCGATGCGCCATGCGCCTTTTCCCTTTGGTCTCTTTCGTGAAACCATGGTCAGGGAAAGGAGTGCAACCTACTAAGATACAAGACGGAATGTGTGATGCCACGCTTATAGCCGAGTATATTAGACGTAAGTTTAAACTATTTTAATACTATTAAGTATTTATTGTATTTGTATTAATATAATTATGATTACATTTGCGATGTAATAAAAAGTTGTTCGTTATGCTTATAAGATGCTTGTCGAAGTCATTAAATGAGAAGTTGGGTAAACTGGAGACGGTGGTTAAGAACGCCGGTTCCAACTCCCTTTATAAGGATCTTAAGATAGATGTTGTCAATAATCTGGCTTATATCACTTCCGTAAATGCCAAGGTATGTGTTATAGAGCGATTGGAGGTCGAGGCTGACTCTAACTTCTCTTTCTTGGTAGAGGCAAGCTCTTTTATTAAGTTCATGAAAAAACAGAAGAATTGCGAGATTACGATACTGCTTTCAGATAAAAAAGATCAGATAACGATCTGCTATGCTTCTGGTGAGTATAGTTGTCCGGCTTTTGATATCAATACATTCCCGCAGGTACATAAGATACTTGATGGAGGAATTAAGGTTAAGATGAGCGATTATGTTTCGGTTCTTAACAAAGCCAGCGATTATACGGAGGTAGATGACTTTTATCCATGCATCGAGAATGTGGTAATTGATATTGATGATATTAATATCAATATAGTAAGTACGGATAGAAATACTATTTACAGGTATTTTGTCCCTAATCAGGATAAGGTAGAGAAGATGTTTATCCCGGTATCGAACGAATCTGCGATATTGCTTGATAAGCATATCAATAAGTCATCGGATATGTTGTCTATAAAAGTGGACGATACTAAGACTTATTTCTCTACGCCTGATATGGATATGTATGAGACCCATTTTGAGGGTAATTATCCAAATTGGAGGTTCGTGGACGAGCATTTTGTCAAAACAAGTACCTATGTCTTTGATAAGGATCTACTCGTCCAAGCCCTCCAAAACAATCTTAAGGTAAATGAATTCGATCATTGCAAGTTGATATTTACCGATAAAGGATGCGGTATTATGTCAGAGAACCCGTCTTCAGGTAAATCATGTAAGGAAAGACTTACCCCTTTGTCTCATTATGGTGAAGATATTGTATGCAACGTGTTATGTGGAAGATATCTGGGTATCATAAAAAGCATATCGTGTAATAGGATAGTTATCGAGCATGATCATAAATCTCATTTCAATAAGGTTTATGGGGAGGATAATAAGAACGAGTATTTCTTGTCATCATCAATTATTGTTTAACGTTTAAATATATATAATATGGGAGTTCGTGAAAATCAGTTATCATCTAATACACAATACTTTAATATAAGTGGAGGTGGTGTATTATATCAATCGTCAAGAGATCCTAAGGAAGGTTTCGAGGAACATATGAATGATAAGACAGGAGCCGTATCCTACTGGAGGGTTTTCTGGAACGGTATAGAAGGGTATCTTTCCGATATTTTTGTATTAGAGCAGGAGATGAATGGCGCTAAGACAAATTTCTTATTTATAAAGATAAGCGATGAGGAAGGTAATTATGTTATAAAAGTTCCGTTGATGACCTCAAGAGGCGGGATTAACAGCTATGTTAAGTCTCTTGTAAGATACTTGCCTAATATCGACCTGAAACGGAAGATTGTTATCAATCCTGCGCATACTAAAAAAGGAGAGCAATACGCTCCTGGCAATTTCTTTATCTCATACGCTAGGGAGACTCCAGACGGAAAAGATGAGCTTATCCAGCAATATTATAAGAATGGACAGAATGGATGGCCTGACAGGGTTGAGAGCACGGATATTATGGGTAACAAGAAGTTTGATTATACCGCCCAAGACGCTTTCGCCTATCAGGTACTTAATAAGTATATTCAAAGCATTAAAACAGATGGTGTGAAACCTGCTCAGTCGGCAATCCAAAACAATGATGGTGAGGCTACAACGCAAACGCCCCCACCGTCATATCAGGCGCAGGCCCAGCAGCAGACACCTCCTCCATCATACCAGCAACCTCCTCAATATCCTCCTTTTGGAGATGACGATGATCTTCCATTTTAATTAACTAATTAAAAATCAGAAAGTTGATGGAAAGTAATTTTAATATATCTACTAAAGTGAACCGTGTCTCGATGCCTACCCAAAATAAGGTAGATACGGTTATGAAGAACTTAGGGCATCGACCTTGTGTAGCGTATTCCGAGGAAAAGGATATGTATTATAAGGATGGAGAATGGGTAGCGTCAGATCTTGACGCTACTATCTTACCTCTTAGGGAGATGTTCGAGAAGACATCTGATTTGAAGTTAGGATTGAAGATCGTTTATTTAATAATCAAATTATAATGGCCAGTATTGAGGATATTAAAAAACTTCTGGAGAGTAAGTCGTTTACATCAGCTAGAGACCTTGACGAGTTTGATGAGAAGCAGGATGATAAACAAAACGAGGTTAGACTGAATTGCGAACCTATGGTAGGGATGGTGGAGAAAGAGGGAAAGATCTTCCTTAACTCCGTAAGATTCTCGAAAGCATGGAACTCGTTGGGTAAGGATATTCCTATCAAGCAGGGTAATGCTTTCCCATTAGGACAGGGTGATGTCCTTGATATAGACACAGGGGTATGGGCGTCGTTTCCGGATAATACCATAGGGGTGTTGATGATGCTGCCGTCGTTTACCGGAGATACGGGACTTACTTTGGTAGGATCACCGTTCGTCTCGTCTAATAACGGGAATATCATGATCAGGGTCACTAATGTCCGTAAAGATATGGCTATAGTCGAGAAAGATAAACATATAGCTGAGTTAATTATAGTCGGCAAGATAAAAGCCGATATTCGTGAAACTTATAACAGCAATAAAGATGTTCGGATTGAAGATAGTAAAGAGTAGCTATATAAATACTCTAAAACAGGATCTTGATGAGGCTATTAACTATTCAAATAAATTAAGAGAAGATTACAAAAATGCTCTTGCGAAGGTATTTGAATTGAATGAGAAAGTAAGTTATCTTAATACGCTCATTGATTCTATTAATAAAGATATAGAATCAAAGGATTCTCATATAGTTAAGATGGGAAATGAGCTTAGTAAATCAAGAGAGCTATATAATGAGTCGGTAAAAGAGAAAGAGACTCTTAAACGGGCTTATATGGATATTGAGAAGAAACATAAGTTATCATCTAAATTACTCGATGAGGCTAGAAGAAGATATAAGGAACTCGAGGATCAGAATAAGGCTATGTCCGATCGTATCAAATATCTTGAGGCAGAGCTTTTAGATAGCGATGTACCTGATGAGGTTGTTGTTGATGAGGATAAGATGGATCCTAACTCAGGTCATATTGATATACCTGAAAATAACGCCCCTGAGGTCGCTGATGCCGGTATTGACGTAAATGTCGAGAATAAGGCGGAGGATAAGAAGAAATCTAAGAAACGTAAAAAATCTAAGAAAAGTGAATAAGATCTTGTTTTTCTTGTTAACGTTATTTACCTTAGCGGTTGTCGGATGCAGTACGTCAAGAACCTATTATACGGAATATGATACTACTGACATATCTTATGTAGTGGATTCTATAGTGTCTTCCGGGGCCGTGATGGGCCAATGGAAGGAGTGGCGGTTTACGCTGGACGACGGCCGGGTCGATAACTTTGGCTTCACCGCCCTATACGACGCCAAGGGAAAGGCTAGAGGGTCTATACAGGTAAGGCAAAGATCCGATACGTTTAATATCAAGATAATTGATTACCATAAAAAAGATAAGTAATGGAATACGGACTAGGTTACATACCATCGCCAGCAGATGATAGGGACGCTATTATGAACATGCAGCATGAGGCTGTCCCTGATGAGTATAAGGTCAATAACGTTGATAGCGTAGTGGATCAAGGATCTTCTCCTATTTGCGCTGCGGTAAGCTTAGCTGAGATACTTAACTGGAGAAAGAGTATAAGGGCTATTAAAAGACCGGCTAAGATCTCTCCCTACGATATATATGATCTGAGAGAGGATAAGGATCAAGACGGGATGGTTCTTCGTGACGCTATCAAGTCTATCAAGAACGTAGGTGTAGATGGGGAGAAAATAAACAGTTACGCTAGGATCATAGATCCGGTATCGGCTAAGGTAGCTTTGATGTTGAATGGCCCTCTGGTTATAGGTCTGTATTGCTATAATTATGGTAATCGATTCTGGCAAGGCCAAGGACAGAACTTGGGAGGTCATGCCGTTATCCTCACCGGCTGGGACAAGGCCGGCTTCGTCCTACAGAACAGTTGGGGGACGGGATGGGGTAGGTCTGGCGTGGAGACGTTCCCGTTCGAGGATTGGTGCTATATGCTAGAATGTTGGACAATAGTTTCATGATATTACTATATAAACTTCGAGAAATTCCTTTCCACATCCTCTTGTGAAAGACGATGTGGTGTATTTAGGACCCGTAGCTCAATTGGTAAGAGCAACTGGCTCATAACCAGAAGGTTGTCGGTTCAAGCCCGGCCGGGTCCACGCTATTTTTTGGGGAAAAACTAGCATAGAGTTTTGTCATTAGGTTTTTTTAAAGTTTAGACGTTTGATGTCCTGGTTCGTGAGAATAAGGACATATGCCCTAATAGTTCAATGGATAGAACACGTCGGTCCTAACGATGAAATTTCGGTTCGATTCCGGATTGGGGTACATGGTGTTTTCTTAAACATATTCCCGTAGGTCGGTAATTAACGATAACCGGTAGACAGCCTACGGGAATCAATAAAATCCTACGTGCTTAGGATCGCTTTCAGTTCTATTTTTCGTGTGTAATCTATAGGAGGGTAGCACGACCCTCCTTTTTATAAATACTATTTGCTATGGACATTAATCAGATAAAAACGTATCTACCATCAGGATGGGATGTGGTTGATCTAATAGATCACGGCATAATCGATCTTGATATCATGAACGGAAAGATGATGGGTGAGTATATGGCTGTGTTGATGATAAAGTCTTATGATAAGATTACTGAATCACATAATTTAACTACTTTCTCGTTCCATGATAAGGATATGGGTGGATTACGGAGATTGGTATCGAACGCTATAATGGCGGTTGGGTTAAGGAATAATCCTCTGAAAGGAGATGGGAACACGGCAATCAAATAAAGGTGCTGAATACACTGAAAGAGGGATATTGGATATCCTTAACAGACAGTTCTTGGTATCTCCTAGATGGATTATAAACAACTTGTATGTCTATAACTGGGAGTCTGATTATCTGGCTATAACCAGATCCATGTACGCTTATGAGGTTGAGGTGAAGATCTCGTTGGCTGACTATAACAAGGATTTCGAGAAGGAGGGCAAGCACCAAGTAATGCAAGGCTGGTTCGAGGCGCGAAAGCAAGCCCTGTACGAGACCGGTGACCGGGTCAGGTACGGCCGCCCCAATTACTTCTACTACTGCGTTCCGGATGGGTTGGTTGATCCTAAGGACATACCTCCGTACGCCGGGCTTGCTTATGTTTGTGGCAGGAATTTGAGAAAGATCAAGGACGCCCCTATCCTGCATCGTGATAAATTTGACCCCGAAGCTTATAAGATGGCAGACAAATTCTACTACAATTGGTGGAACGAGAGACGTAAAGCCAGACAGATAGAAGGGAAGGATATGAAAGATGAGTTCAGGAAGAGCATGAAAAAGGTGAAGGAGAAGATAACCGTCGATGCCAAGATCAAGGCGATGGAGGCGTTCTGGAGCGTCTGCGATTACGCCTACTGGCCGTACGGGGGAAGAGGGGTGCCCGGAATGAGACCCAACTGTTCCGCTTGTGGTGAGGAATGTAAATTACAATGCCCGAAAGGGAAAGAATTTAAAAATAAAATACGATGAGCAAGATTAAAGATGTATTGGCAAGAGCCATTTCATTGGCGTCAGAACAACCAATGAGTTATAATGAGGTAGAATCATTACTTGAAGATATAGATACTTGTAAGGTCAAGATATGGCTGGAAGAAGGAGCTATATTGCCTAAGTACGCCCATAAGGAGGACGCTTGCATGGATCTGTTCGTCAAGGATGTAGAACTTGACGGAGGCAGGACCATATATCATACCGGTGTACATGTAGCATTGCCGGAGGATTATGAGATGGAAATACGCCCTCGTAGTAGCATCACCAAAACAAAGTCTGTTATCCAAAACGCCCCGGGAACCGTTGACGAAGGATATAGAGGCGAGATTATGGTAGTATGTAGACGTGTGGATTGTTATGATGATCCTTCTTATTCGGTTGGGGACAAGGTAGCTCAATTGCTTATCCGTAGGAGGGAACGTATCGTATGGGATCAGGTGAAGTCGTTGGATGACCTCGGATATACCGATAGAGGCGATGGTGGATTCGGAAGCACGGGGAGGTGATCATGAGCGGAAGGGTTAAGATAAAGATCAAGGATAAGAAACCTAAGATCGATGTATTTAAGGTGATAGAGAACCGGTTTAATAACATGAACGAGCTTCGGGATCTGATCGACATGGATCCAAGGAAAGGGCTGGTCAGGATCCGGGACGGGACCGGCTTTAGGGAGGTGGAGAGGGGCGGATGCCTGCACCGGAACTACCTTAACCTGTTGGAGGAAGAACTGGGCGCTAAACTATCAATAGATCTGATAGATAAGTATGTTAAAAGAAAATAGCATACCACCTGCCCTAGGTAATTCCTAGGGCAGATCCGTTTTATATACCGATGTGTCTACCACTATCTGGTTATCCAGATCCTCAATCAACTCAATGATCTCATCCCTTATATCATAAGAAAGCAAGATCGGTATTATGGTTAACATAAAAGACAATATTATCCCTGATCCTATTATAATAGTAATATCATCACACTCTATATCTAACATCGGCATGACAAACATCAACCCGGCCGTGAATATCATCACGAATAACGCTGATATCTCATTTATCATATCCCGCTCCATCGTATCCTTAATCATATCTCCTCAACTTTAGTATGGTTTATTATCCTACTGATATGACGGATGCTTAATCCAGTCCTGTCCTTTATCTTGCCATATACGTAGTTCCTTGACACGACAGTAGCCAAATCACCTAGCTCGTCCAGTATCTCGTCATACATCCTATGGATCTCGTTGTTGCGGATAACCGTACTGTCCCTTACATATATCTTCTCAACGTCGTCGTCGCAGAAGAAGATCTTAAGCTTATGAAGTATGTCTCTAAACATGATTATAGTTTTGAGTAATTATATACAACCTTACACTACAAATATACTGAATTATTTTTATATATAAATAATAATCCATATATTTGTGCTATGAGATTAGTCGAACAACATATAATCAAGCAAAGCTCGATGCATTATAATGAGCTTCAAGACCTGTTGCATAAGTGCAAAAACTTATACAACAAAGGATTGTATGTTGTTAGGCAGCATTACTTTCAATATAAGGATGATAATACCGTTAAGTATAAATACCTCAACTACTACTCTCTTGAAAAGAAGTTAAGAACAGAAGATGACGTTGACTATCGTGCTTTACCGTCACCGGTAGCCCAACAGGTATTGATGATGGTTGACCAGAATTTCAAGTCCTTCTTCAATCTTCTTAACAAAAAAGGTAGAGGTGAGTATTCTGAGAAAGTAAGAATACCTAAGTATCTTGATAAAGAAGGGATGTTTATTGCTGTTTTCCCAACAACAGCCTTTTCTCAGAAATGGATAAAACAAGGTATTGTTAAGTTGCCAAAGAAATTCTCTTTCACCACGAGAACCAACAAGAAAAATATCCAACAACTCAGGTTCGTCCCTAAGAATGGATATATTATGCTTGAGATTGTGTATAATAAGAAAGAGAAAGATCTTATGTATGATAACGGTAATTACCTTGGTATTGATCTTGGACTTAACAATCTTGCATCTTGTGTATCAAATACCGGGTCCTGCTTTATCATCAACGGTAAGCCTCTAAAATCTATCAACCAGTATTATAATAAAAGACTAGCATATTTAAAATCAAGATTAAAAGACAATAAACAAGTATCAAGACAAATAAGATCGTTAACCAACAAAAGGAATAATAAGATCAAGGATTATCTGCATAAAGCCAGTAGGGTATTGATTAATCATGTAGTTTCTAATGGCATTAATACGATCGTAATCGGTCATAACAGATGCTGGAAACAAGAAATCAATATCGGAAAACGAAACAACCAGAACTTTGTATCTATTCCTTTTAATATGTTTATCTCAATGATATCATATAAAGCTACACTTGAGGGTGTTAATGTTAAGATCGTTGAGGAATCCTATACCTCAAAATGTAGTTTTTTGGATAACGAGCAGATCTGTAAGCATGAGGAATATGCCGGAAGACGTATCAAACGAGGATTGTTCAAGACATCTTCCGGCAATATTATTAACGCCGATATCAACGCTGCATTTAACATCATCAGAAAATCGGCAAAAGAAGCCTTCGATGTAAGTATCTTATCAGAAGGTAGAGGGTTTTGGTGGAACCCGATACGGATTCCCGTATAGATATATATCATTTTACGATTTTAGTGCAAAATGGTATATAATCACCTAGTTTTGTCCCAAAGATATGAAATTTTGAGGATAAAACCAGAAGGAAGCCAAAAATAACGGGAGGCGGTGGGAGGACGGGGGATGCTCGGAAGGATGGGAGCCAGCCCGTTTCCTTGGATTTAGCGACATGATCTGAGAATAAATCATATATTTGTATGTACAAAATGCATAATAATATGATATTAAATAAAATTAACTCAATGGGGGGGGTATTTTTCGTCCTCCATAAAAATTTATCAGTATGCTTAGAAGAAGATTTCATTCATCAGGAATACATCCGTCTAACGCCAGCAATGGAGTATATGGAGTTGCTGAAAATCTAAAGTTACTTCCACCTAATAAGGTGGATGCCGAATGTATTGGAGTTGCTTTGATACATAAAGAACATAGGATTATGATAGAAAAAAACGAGAGTAAAAATCCTAGTTATAAACAGGCAACAGAAGGTATGTTGGCCAGTGACAACTTTGTATGGGGAGAATATTTGGTGGATCAATATGAGATCCCTAATTATGATACTATTGATTACGATTACCCTGGCCTTACTAGTGCGTACCTTATGAGTAATTCCGGGGTATATAATGGTCAGCCACATATACCAAATGACATATCTCAATGGACCGGAGTGATGTCTGATTGGAATGGCAAATCTAATTCAGAGGTATTAAAAAAGATTGGAGCCACAGAACAAGGATCTTATGCTATCTCAGGCAATCTTCTTAATGGATTCATAAATAGTAGCGACGCCCTTGGATTCGATGACTGGTATATCCCCTCTTGTCCGCAAATGTCATTGGTATATATGAGGATGGTTGATATAAATGATATATTGTATCTTATTGGAGGTAAGATGTTCCAAGCCTCAGCTGAGGCGTATATGACAAGCTCTGAATGTAATGATAGAAATTATTGGTCGGTTTCAGGCTACGGTCAAGTAGGCGTATCGGATAAAAGAAATCCTAAAAGAATTAGACTGATACGAGATCTATAATATTAAGGTAGTGGTCGTGCCGCCACCTATCTAATTATCCCATAAAGATATATACCAAGGGAAGTAGCCGGCGGAAGACCCGATGGGTAGGCCCGGAGGGATGAAGGGAGGCCTACCTCCATTTGGTACTACATCCTCCTCACAATATATCATGATGGTACTACAATTACTATATTTACATTATAGGTGTTATTGTAAATGCCAGTTCCAACGGCAACAGATTGGCATCCCTCACAGGCATTGGCTGTTATACAATGATCACTTGTTATAAGATGACCTTGCCAAGTTATACGATTGTTACTTGTAATCTGATTATAAAATTCAGACATGTAAGTGAAATTGATGATCTCCTCAGGATCGGTTATCTCCGTTATAGGAGTAAATTTAGTTATCCTATTCCCGTATAACTCCGTATCAGCTAAATCACAATGCATACCAGAATCATATAGATACGTGAGAGTCCCTTTTGAAACACCTCCAGTTGTGCCTAATAAAACGTTGTACTCATATTGTTGATCCTTTGAAACTATCTGTCCACCTATTCTTATAACTTCTATCTTCTTATTGCGATATATATCAAGATAAGATCCGTTAAAATCAGATTGATATGTATCTCCATCAATATATATATCTACAGGATTAGGACACATGCTCTTGTCTATATTAATACGGTAGTGGATCTTACCGGAAGAAGAAGTCCTGCGCCTAAACATACCCCCTCCTTATCTGAGGGTTAAAATACCCCCCCCCATCATGTATTTAACTTCTTTATTTATAATATATTATGTTTTAATTATATCGCAAATATAACAAATTAAATGAGATGGAAGGTGATATGGTTGTGAGGAAGTATGAGGGATATTCGGGGAGGATGATATGCGGGACGTTATTGGAAGGATGAGGTGGGGTATGATGGGAGGGGGATATGCGGGACGTTATTGGAAGGATGAGGTGGGGTATGATGGGAGGGGGATATGCGGGACGGACCACCTCCCCGAAATCGGCCCGGCCGGGCTGCCGTTTTTGGCCCCGCCCCCCCGCTAACAAAGGCGGGGAGACAGGAACGGCAAACGATCAACGAGCCGAAAAAAAAGAATGCTTATTTTTGGTTTAACTTGTTGATTGTCAATAATATAAATCAATATTTTAATACACATTTACATTTGATTAGATTTATTACATATAATCGTCGAATTTTTATTGCAAAATATTTGTTGGGTGATAAAATATGTAGTATATTTGCTCCTGTAAGATAACAACATTAATAAACAAGGCGTACCATGTGCCACTATAAGTCCTAAAGGTATAGGCAAACAGGATGACAAATAAAGAATTAAACAAAGTCCAAAATGAAGTAAAGAAAGCAAGTGAGAAAACATTAACAGGTGCGGTCAAGGCTTGGTGCCAGCTCTTTAAATCTGGTAAAGAAATTAACGAGATTTTGAAAGAGAATGATATAAAAGTAGACAAGGCTGTAGTACCGGCTTTGGTTGCTTTGGCAAAAGATAAAGAGGTAGTAATACAACTTTGTAAGGAAATACTCCCACGAGTAAATAATACGTTTTGCGCATACAAGGAAGTAGAGCGTGAATACTATGATAAAAACGAACAGGATAAAAACAAAAAGCTTAAAATGAGCGAAATAGAGGATATAGCAATACTAGGATCGTCTCATAAACGCTTTGGATATAATGAGCCTATAGAGTACGATTTTGGTATATATTACGAAACGTTTAACGGAACAGACAAACGTATTATAAAGTGTGCCGTACCTATCAAACGATATACATTTAATCTCATTGCAAAGTGTGTCACTTACTATTTGACACACCCCAAAAATGAAAGATAACAAATAATTAGCCCCCTATATCATTTATGTATAGGGGCGTTATGGTAGCACACCTATGCTTTCCCGTCGCGCTACTGATTTAGACTAAATAGGTACGATATTTGATATTTTGATATAAACATATTGCTGGTTGTTAGGGTCTCGAGAGCCAGCAATAGATAGGCCGCCGCTTAGCAATGTGGTTTAGGTACTATCCTAGTCCAGGGTAGTACTATTATCTTTAGGTTTATATCGATTCGGTAATTACGCTGGGTCTACCTAGTAGGCCGTGTAAAATCACGGGGTACGTTGGTGTATATACGCATGTATAGGGCGTATGTCCATGCGTTGCTAGAGTAACACGTATGGAGTGCATAACGGTGTTATAACCGTACCAATGTATCAAAACAATAACGTTTAAGGTGGCTTAAATACTTATGCGTTATATGTAGTAGTAAAATAACAACCCTTACAAGGGTGTTTTGTGCGGTTAAATTGACGGACAAAGTGCGCCTTGTCGGTACGTATCACGGGTAGCGTATGTGCGTATTTGGTCTCGTTCGTTCGGGGCAAAGGGACAAATTCAAAGGAAATATGGATGGCGTGGTGTGTCCGGCTAGCTGTATTGATAACGGCGGCCTTGTGCCTTGTTAGTCGCCTGTTTCTTATTGGCTTCATTAAATGCGATTGATTATGTACAAGAATAAATTTAGTAACTTGAATAGGAAACTATCTATTCAAAAAGAAAAGGCTTTAGAATCTGCTAGAAAGTCTCAAATGGAGTTTTATATTGAGCTTATCAAAGAACTATACAATTCTAATAAATTAGATTGTAGCAGGGAGTCGGATAAGTGCAGGCGTAAGCGTGTTAGTTACATGGCAAACAAATTGAGACAGTAGTCGTTTGTTTTTATTTGATTTTAAAGTTTTGCCCTTCCGTATTGTAGTGATATAAGACGGAAGGGCTTTTTTGTGCCTAATTTTACAAAATGATAGCATATGTATATGTTTTGCTTACACATAAAAGTGTTGAGGCGGTAAATTTTAAGCCTTGATCTAAAATGTGTAAGTAAAATACTTTATTATGTATCATTTCGTATATATCTATATCCATACAGACGGGTATATTGTGCCCTTATGTATGGTTTCGTGCGTGAATCGATCCTAAAAGGTATATAATAGGCGGTACTTATTGTATATTTTTTATCTATATCTGGGCTTATCTTTCCTTAGAGGAAGCTCTAGGGATTGATGTATATTATGTTATTGATACTCAATTGATTATATTATTTGGGTGTAATTTTAAAATCGTGGTTACTTATTGTATATTTTATGGGATTAGTTATATATTTCGTACTTACTTTGTTTTGTGGGTACATGGCGTTTGAGTTGGGGCGGTATGTTATAGCTACGGGCGACGCCCTGCCTTTAATCATAGTTCTTTTATTGGCTTTATTATCAATACATTGCATAAAGCAGATATATAAGGCAATCAAGAACAAGGATCTCGATATCCTAGACTAATCGGGCGTTCCACGTGGAACAATCGGGAGGAAGGTCTTGGTTTTTGTGCTGGGAGTTGGTGGGGTTGATTTGTTTTGCGGGAGGGGACACCTCCAAACAAGGTAAATCAAGGTAAATCAAGGTAAATCAAGGTAAATCAAGGTAAATCAAGGGAAATAAAGGGAAACAGGGGAATCCAAGGTGAGATAAGGAATCCCGGGGAAACAAGGGTATCTTTATGGTAAGGGAATCTTATGTGTATGAAGGTATGTTTATGTATGGGTGTGTGTGTTTCTTTGGGTGATGGTGGGAATGTAGGAAGCCAAGGGAGAACGGAGGAGGCGGCGATGGCGTGGGGTAGGTCCCGCTGGTCGTCCGTCCCTGTTCCCCTTTGGCGTTAGTGTAATATTAAAAATCTGACAGTGATATGACGAAAGAAGAAGCAAGGAACGTATTTGGCGGTAGTATAGTAAATAATCTGCTGTCGCTAGGGGCTGAGCCTACCAACGTGGTAAGGCAAGACGGGTTGATAGAATGGAAAAGTGATGGATATATAGAGGTAGGAGGCGTACAGGTATGGGCTTACTATTACTTTGAGGATGGAGAGGATGTTGATAGATGTGATTGGGCGGATCATATGGAGATAGAGGTAGAGGAATGTTGGATTTAAAATCGGCTGATATGAGATTCATGTATTTAACGGAGCTTAGAGAAAAGGATATATACGTAGGCGACAAGAAGTGCAAAAGAGTAAAAATATATGTAGGCAGACCGTTGAGGGATACACCTAAAACCTATAAACAAATAGGCGGATTTGTAGCAAAAGAACTATCCAACGCTTATAACAGCGGTTGTGTTTCCATCTATGAAGCAAAGGATAAAACGCTCAGATATTCGGTTTATCGAGACGGTTGTTTTTATCCTTATTACGGGAAATTAGAGGTGGCAGAATAATACCAAGGGGAACGGGCGGCTGATCTGCGTGGCGATACCTTCGCTGGTCATGCGCCGTCCTGTCTCGTGGTACGAGCTTAAAAAATGAAGATATGAGAAAATTGCAAAAAGAACTTTTAAATAAAAAGATGTCATTGCATCAGGCTCTTATGTCGATGGATGTATTGAATCCTGATTATGACAAATTGAAACGGGAGGTGAATCGTTTTGACGACATATACGATAGATATATGTCGTGTTGTGGCTATACTAGATACTGGTATATAGCTGGGAATAACTACTACGGAAATTATCATGTGGTTGGTGTCTGGTTGAAAGGCGATCGTAACACTTTAGCGGGGTATAAGTTATATACTAATAGAATAGAGGCTGAGTTAGTATGTAATCATTTAATAACTGATTGACATGTATAATATAGAATTAGAGGCTATCAATGGAAAGGGGAACTAATGTAAAAGCATTAATATTTAAGGACAAGAAAGAGATTATCCTATATACGGATGGTATGGGTACGTCGGATCTGGATTCCCAGCATATAAGTATTGACACTGAATGGATTGATAGGATATTCAAACGTTTCCCGGGAAAAGCGTGGAATAATACTATCATAAACATGAATATATGTGTTGAGTACGGAACTGGCGATATATGGTATTCTAGGGTAAGGACATTTGAGGGAAGCTGTTGTGCGGAATATATTCTCACGTCGAGGAAGCCTAGGAAGAATAACCGGAGAGAGCTTGTGAATAATCCCGAAGATCAATTATTGGGATTTGATACGGTAAGGGAGATTGTATTTGGGATGAAGAAAGAATTGAGCATTGATGAGAGTGTTAATGTGAAATTCGATTATGAGATTATTTGAGGTGGTTAATGATACCAAGGGGAATGCGGGCGGCTGCGGGGAGGCTGGACAGGCCTTGTCGCCGGCGCCGTCCTTTTTCCCTTGGCAACAATAGAAATAAATATGGACGAAATAGAACTACTAAGATTACAGGATGAAGCGCTATCTTACCTTCGTGATAATATTACAAAGGATGAGGCGTATTATATCCTTACGACCGATAAGGATATAATAGAGATTCTTATAGCTGATAAGAAGGACGGAAGCAAACGTATCAAGATTCTTGATATGGAATATACTATCGAGAAGGATGATATGTTATTGTTATTCGATACTGATGGGATAATAGACGAATGTCTTTTGGTTGCCAGCTACATAGGGGTAAATATGTATTTTCGCAGGCAAGATGTCAACGCTATTTTGAATAACATCAATAGAGAGAAAGTTATGAAATATCCTTACATAGCTATTCAGTTAGATAATATACAGACTATCGAAAAGCGTAGGGTTATTTTTGAGATCACCGGACATAGGGTAGATGATAACAAAGAGAAAATAGATTTTATGTTTGTTTATTTCATGGCTAGAATATTATGAGAGCGAGGAGGACTGTGAAGGAAAGAGATATTGTGAAGATATTGGTATTCGGGTATGATAGGACGCTTATAAAATCCATTAAGGATTCCGGATTCAGAAGTATGTCGGATGTAATATCGTACGCCAATAATATGGTCGGGGATAAACCCATTGATCATATTAGGGTATCAAATGAGGCTCGTGGATGGTGTGGGTCATATACTAATTATGGTAAAAGAATAGATTAGTTTGATAGTAGGATATGATATGAGAAGGATTATAAAAGAGAAAGACGATATCAAGGTATCTATATTTAGTGGGGATAGATTGGCTCGTGTTTTCATTGATTCTGGGTATAGGAATATAGCTATGGTGATAGCCGATTGCGGTAGAATAGCTAATGGTTGTTATCATATACATCATATTGAGGTGGTAAATATGGATAGGGAATGGTATGGCACATATACCGCTGATGGAAAGAAAATTAATTAATATAAATAACATCATGAATAATATCATAGAGAACAATGATGGGGTAAAAAGAAAGGTAAGGGTATATGATTTCGGCGAGAAGGCCGCTGATAGATATACTATTGTATGCGTAAGTGACAGGAATAAAGATTCAAGAGGAATCTTATTTTATCCGATGTTCACTTGTAACGAAAACCCGTCGCATCCGCAAGGAATAGGGATGTATGTAGGGGACTATTATCCTCATAAGGGAGGTATGTACAACTTAGGGAGAAGGGTGAAGGATATAATGTCTTTGCCTAAAGAAGTGATTAGATACATAAAATGGGTAACAACAACATGAATGAAATAGTTTACAACAATTACGATTTGGTTGCTTTCGAGCAGAATGGAGAAGTGGTAGTAGCCGTAACATTCTACAGGTATTACAAGAAGAAAGCTAAGGGCGAGGTTAATTATAGATGGAGAACCAGATGCCCGGAGCTGGTGGATAAGATCGTAAAACACCGTACCAAGGTATTTACCGGTCAACTTATCCAGTTAGCGAAAGCGTATGGGGAGAAAAAGGTTATAAAATATCAAAAGGAGGAGGAAGGAGTATGTCAAAATACGATAGAGACGCTATAGAGATATATATACTGGATCATATAGATACAGATAATTATGGTAAGCAGTTTAAATACGATAGGGAATATATGTCTTTTATGCTTAGTGTGTTCAAGAATGAGTATAAAGAACATATCAAAAGGGATGGAATTAAGAAGGCTTTTGAGGATTACATAATGAGCGTTCCGTCTATATTCAGGATTCATATAGCGGATTGTGATATTAGATATTTATTACGTTCATGGGGAGTGGAGTTTGATGAGGATGATGATGAGATATACATCTTATACAAGAAGATCATAAGAGAGGTCTTTTTTAAGATGTGTGAGGATATGAAAGTTTGTTAATGTTGAACCAAAACCTTGGCGGGGCGGAAGGATATATCATGATCGTACGTGTGCGGATATGATCCGGGGTCGGTTCCCGGCGCCTTGACACAACTTAATTAAATATAGATAATATGGACAATATTTTAAAAAGAGCGGCAGCGGAATTGAAAGAAGCCGGTTGCAGGGTTTTTGCGTGGCAGGATGATACTTATAATAGAAGTTGGAGTAAGGGTGATTATATAATGTTGTATTACGCCTTCCCTGATTCGCCTAACATCGGGTATCTGAGTCGTGGGGAATATGGGATGAGCGTAGCATATAGTAGAGCTTATATACCGAGCCGTGGGAGTGGATCGGGGTGTTGTATCAAGGAAGAGGCTACGTTCGACCTTGCGACGGCGTTAGATGCGTTGAACGGGCCGTTACCTAGGTGGTGTAAGGCCTATGGGGTTTATCCAAAGCAGTACGATAATATCGATAAATGGTATAATAGCGATAATTATAACAAAAAATTATTTAAGGAGATTTGATATGGAGGTAAAAGATTGGGAAAATCTGGTTTTAAACACAGAGGTGGGATCACATTGTTTTGTTACGCTGATTGATAATAATGACATCAGTAGAGGTTACGCACAGATCAGACGCGCGGAACATTTCGGGTATAACATCTGCTTCACCCGGTTATATGGGAATAAGTTTTATTTCGAAAAAATAAAAGAAGGTCGTACACAACAATATATCAATAGGAGGAAATGATATGGTGATAGAGTTTGATTTTGAGATATACAAAAACGGAGATTATGATAAGGTATATCTCCGCAACGGGAAAGAGGCAAGAGTATTATGTGATAATGGGAAGGGCGATCGCTCTATAGTCGTGATGGTTGAGAATGATAACGCGGATGATTATATTATTCTACGTTATAACGAAACTGGCAGGAGGAATATCAATAGTCAATCGAGTCTTGATCTTATGTTATCGGTAAAAGAACGGGAGCCAGAGTTGTGGGTTGTTGTTATATCTTACATGGATAATAAAGATAAGAGACAAAAGATGGTCTTGCCTAATTTTTTCTCAAAGAATATAAGAGGGAATATATATCTTCAAGGAAGCTCTAAATCAAGTGTATCATATTATGTTGATAAGTTAGAAGAAGATAAGTGCTTCGATGAGCTATGCGAGAAGATAAGGGTAAAGAGAGATCGTATTTACAACATAGAAATAATATCACTATCAGATGACGAGGAGACAGTTTAATCAGTTGATAAATGAGCTAGACGGCAAAAGCCCGTTTATCGTATTACATAGGGATTCCGTTGCGCCTAAATACGTGGGCGTGGAGGTGTCGAAAGAAGGTGTGGTATATAATTACTCAGTTATAAGTATAAACGATGACTACAAGCCTAAAAAGGCTCTTATTTCAAAGCTATTGAGTATAGCTAATAGTCTAGATAACGATAAGGGCTTAAAAAAGGATTGATTAGACGTATTTATGGTATGCGGCATCATATACGATATAATGCCATAAATGACGTTGTATAGAGGATATGTATGATAATATGATAGATAACGCATTCGTGTCTTGATATCATAATATTATGCCATTATATCCTCTTTTTGTATAAAAAAGATAACAAATGATACAAACATCTTGAATATGGATGAAATTAAGATAGGAGCTGAAATTGTATTTAATATAACCGGCAACCATAATATAGGATATGCCAAAGGGGAAAAGTATATCGGGACGGTGTTAAGCGAGGATCACCGATCACGTCTTTATGTACGGACAATAGGAATGCCTAGGGCTTGTATTGATGAGCGGGATGTAGAGTGGGTTATTGATCCAGATGGGGATTTTGATATGGATGAGGCGATCCCGAATCCTGTGGCAAGGGAGTTGTATAAGTTGATGGGTAGGTACGTTTATACGTTCGGTAGGTCTCATGAAAGTATCAATGGCTATATCGTGTACGAGTGTATGATGATGGACAGGGATTTAAGATATAATGTTATGTATGCGTTGCATGATCATGGATTTGAGATACGGCATATTGGTAGTTATTCTTGGTGGATGACCAATGAAAGGCTGATGTCCGAGGTAACATACGCGGAGGGGGATATTCATATAATTGTTCATGAGTGTATGGAAGATTATGTGGATAATGTGAAATTCGGGGAGGAGTTTTATAAAAACAAGGGAACGTGATAAGATACTTACTTGTGATGGCGATGATAATATTAACACCGCCAAAAGGGAACGGAGGCATGCCCCTCGCCCCGAAGCCGGCAGTGGTCGAGGCACGGGTATGGGATAAGCTGGCGGCCGCCCTATCTTTCGTGGAGTCAAGGGATGACGATCGGGCGTACAACGCCACTTCAGGGGCGTTAGGGAGGTGGCAGATGAAAAAGGTGTATGTAGATGAGGTTAATAGGATATTGTGTCTTAAACGGGAGAAAAAGCGGTATAGATACGATGATAGAACAAATCCTATCAAGGCTAGGGAAATGTTCGAGATATATCAATCTCATCATAATCCGAACAAGGATATAGATCGGGCTATAAGATTGCATAGGGGACTACATTCTACTAAATATGTTAAAGAGGTTAAGCGTAAATTGAGAGAATAAAAAGAATATAGGAGGATAAAGACATGGACGAGAATAAAGTGATACGGCCGATGGATTTTGTTCGGCTTACAAATATTGACGAATTAAATGTGATTAAGGACACTAAAAACCATATAGGGCTGGTGAAGGAGGTCAGTCGGGACGGGAGAATGAGTATAATATGGATAGGTGAAACTTACAGCCAGTTGGCGTGGTTCAAATCGAGCGAGTTGGAGGTGGTGGATAACCTTGTGAGCATCCTGACATGCGGGCTGGCTAACTTTCGAGGAGACGGGAAAGAGAGCGCGGATAAATTTTATCCAATGAATTTATGTTATATAAAAAGGGGGTGATATATGAAATGGGTGATAATAAAAGGAGTTAGATATCCTAGTTCCGTGATATCAGCATTTGCGGCATATAATATGGATAACCCCTTCTTGAAGGTCAGGATAAGAAACAAGTATCATATAGTGCCTTTTGATGATGTTAATAAGATGGCTAGTCAGATGGTATATTTAATGGACAACTATCCTGATTTCGTTCAGATAGGGAGATGGTGGATATCCAAGAAGGCGGTAATGTCTTGGGTTCCCAAGGGGCAGACCGTGGACGGATCGGGCTGGGTTATATCCTTCACCCTGTCCTTTGGTTTGGATAATGGGACTCAAATTAAGTTTTATAAAGAAGATGAGTACTTAAATGAGATAGATAGGCTAAACGAGTTGTTTAATGTAATATTATGATATGAAAAGCAAGAAAGATTATATAAGCATGCTTAACGATCTTGGTAATTCTTTGTCTAGGGAAGAATGGATAATAGGCGGTAAGGATAGATATACTGGTAGGGATAATTATGGGGTTATGTTGAAAAGATATGACCCCATAGCTTTTGAGGTAGGATATAACGAGTGGAAGAAACAACCATAAACAATAATAATATGGAAGAAAAGTTGATTCTTAATAGTATAGAAGATGCTGAAATAATATCAGTAAGGTTAAGTCCGGATGAAACGCCCATCGCTTATGAAAATAGAGTTAGGTGTTTAATGTTGTCAGGATTAAGCCGGGAAGAAGCGGAGAAAGTAGCGTTAGAGCCAATGGATATTGAGCTATATTATGAGATAGGCGTGGGGCTGATGGCTGTTGATCCAGCGGCGGTAGAGTCAGGGACAATCTGGAGTCCTTATACAAGAGAATTGTATGATAATTCTCAAATATTTAGCCTAGTATGACGATTGTGATCTATATGATCTTGTTCAAAATCATCGGGCTGATTGTAGTCAAAGCAAATAATATTAAGTAATTTTAAAAAAAACGAATTATGACGAATTCTTTATTAATCTATGAGGAAAGTGGGTATCTGTTTAATGATACGACAAAAAGATTAGAATGGTTTGAGATTGATAAGATTTTAATCAGTTTTACATATGGAGTGGTTAGATATATAGGAACTTGGGGAGGAGGTAGGACTGATAAGATGTTAGAGGGAGAGCGGTTCTATTCGTCCGAGGAGTGTTTTAAGAAGGGCGATAGTATTCCTAAGAGAAAAATATCAATATATGATGCTTTTAGGTCATTGTATGGATTTTCCCCAATAGACGATTATGTATGGGAATACAAAAACGGGAGAGCTGTCAGGGGAAAATTGGAGAGTTTTGATGTTGTAATAAATCATAAGGGTGAGTTACGTTGTTCAAAAACATATTATGCGAGCGAGGAAGATGTGTATAGGTTTAATGATTTGATTGTGGTTGACAAGAATGGAGACATAAGGATGGCAAAGTCTCCTAAAAGTAAATTGATGCTTACAAATGATCAATTGAGTGTCGTAGAAAGGATGAGAGGAATCATTGATGATATGGTTAAGTTAAAAATGATTATGTATATCGATCAAGGTTATAATCTTTGTTTTCTACCGGGAGATAAAATAGAAGATTTGACAATGGATGAGACGGATGGATTTGTAGATACCACCGGTATAGTGACATCTATAAAATCTAAGGATGTAGTGGAGTTTTATGTAGAAAACCCATTCGTAAAGATAAAGGATGAGTAATACTTGGATCGGGATTGTAGTGGTTCGTGAGAATAACTACAATCATATCTCTAAACGTGAACATAAGGAGGTACGTATGTCATTCGATTGACATTAGGGATCTAGTTATATTAAAAGAGGAGGAATTATGAAAGAGATTGTATTAAAACTGTGTGAATTTGATGAGCTGTCAAAAGATTCACAAGAAAAGATCATAGAGCGTGAGCGCTGGAATGTAATGGAGCAATGTATGGATGCTTATAGTATAGAATATCAAGAGTCGATGAAAGCCTTTGAGGATATGACAGATACTAGGGTTTATAATTGGGAAGTTGGATACGAGAGATATGATTTTAGTTATGAGTTTAAATACAATGATCCTATTTATGAACATCCTACAGATTATAATCATGATATATTCCCTAAGAATCTATGCGGTAAATTATTGTTCAGGTATATCAATAACAACATTATGCCACATATCACGAAAGGTAAATATTATTCTATAGGCAAATATATAGATGGGAAATATAATTACAAGTGCAGACGCAGTCGGGTAATATTGGGATACGAAGACAATTGTCCATTAACAGGGATGTGTTATGATTATTATCTTCTTAAACCAATAATTGATTATTACGATACTTGGTGTACTTACCCGGAGAATTTCTCTTTAGAGGATTTAATAGAAAAATGTTATAATAATTTTTTCAAGGCTTGGCATGAGGAATATGAACATTGGGCTGACGATGAAGATGCGATACGTGAGGAGCTTCATCATAACCAGTATGAGGGTCAGCTTTATTATGAGAATGGGGATGTGTATGTTGGTCTATTAAATGAAATAGTATGAAAACACAAGAAGAATATGCCCGTGAGATTGACGAGATTGTTCGCCGTGATGTAGAGAGTTGCCAGATTGACTGGTTTAAGATTGATAAGGAAATATTCATGCTTCCGGAAAACAAGAACAAGACATTTATTCTCGGAACACGAAAGACAGGATGTGATTTGTTGATACTGGGAGGCCCTAATTGTGATGAAAGTTATTTGGATGGGGTTTTTGGGTGTCTTGGTAATGAGAAATTCTATGTTTGCCAGCCAATATCTCTTTATGAGACAACACGAAATATCCAAGAAAGACCTGCCTTGTACGCTTTTAAAATAGCGACCGAGTATTTCAGGGCGCATGGAATGGTTCCCGTATTTGAAAATTCACATTGTAAATTGATGAGATTATGAATATAGAGGTAATAAGATACAGGCTCCCGGTTTATTGGGTTGGAGCCTTGATAAATGATGATTGGACGGGGTTATCTGACGAGGAAGCGCAAGAAGTTGATGACTTTGTAAAACATGCAGATGGTTGTCCAGTTGGTGTGGATTGGGGAACAGAAGATTTTTATTCGTATAATGACGCAAACGCTATTGGCGGAACTTGTGTCGATGTTATTTTTAGCAAGTATAATCAATAGTTAACATTCAAAACTTAATAGATATGAACAACTCTATGGTCGCTCATTTGTGGGCAAACGAAAAGGAAGAATCCGCAAGAGGTAGTAATCTTTTCTTTGAAGGTAGAAGTATTTATTCTTATGGTTATCATTTTGAGGTTGGAAGAATCGTAAGAAATAAGTGTGGTGAAAAGGCGTATTTGCTTAACGATAAGTATTATTCTTCTTCTACCTGTAAACATCAACGTTGTGTTCGTAGTGCAATACCAACTGGCTCAAAGGTATTTTCTGTTGGATATAATATGTCTGATGATGGAAGCATGGCTTTTATCACTAGTCGATTGGAGCTTATCAAAGAGGTTATCGAGAAATACAAGAAGGTTAGAACAAGCCTGTCTTATAGGGATGTTTGGGGAGTATTTAGAAGTCTAATGGATTATATTGAGTTCTTTAATATGGGTACTCCCAAGAGCCTTCTTAAAAAGAGTGCAAACACCTGGATCGGAACTAAACATGAGTTATCTTATGGATCGGATAAGATTAAAAGTGAATACGTCCATGAGTTAAAGCGTGTGTTTGAGGTATTGCTAAATCATCAAGCGCTAGAAACTTTAGGAACGACCAATGTGATAGTAGATGAGATTTGTGGTGAAGGAACGTGGACTGGGTATGTGGCCAGATGTCAGAGATGGGAAGACAGTCAGGCGAAAAAAGAGGCTTTAATTTTTGAAAAAAGAAGAAAAGAAAAAGAAGATCGTAAGAAAAAATTTGAAGAACAGATCGAGATGTGGAAGTCTGGCAAGATTCTGGAATTATATTCACATTATTATTTGGAGGATGACCAGCCTAACGTATGGCTTCGCATTAAGAATGGCATAATTGAGACTAGCAAGAATATCAAGATAGGGCGAGCTGAAGCTGAGAGACTTTGGAAATTGATAAAGTTCTTCCATAATGGCGGTAAATTCCAACACGATATGGTATTGGATACAACCAGTCACAAATGGAAGATCAATAGCTATAAGAATGATATATTGGTTGCTGGATGTCACAGGATAGCGTATAGCGAGATGGAAGGTGTTGCGAGACAATTAGGATGGGATTAAACAGCTATCAAGTAACATTTGAGAGCTGTGGCGATCACTATCAGCAATCCAATATCTAAGAATACATGGATTCTCGACGTACATGGAATCGAAGGGGATTGTTAATAGGATAATGATGTTTAAGGATAAGAATGAGATGAGAGATCAAAAAACTCAAATCAATTCCGTAGGATTGGCTATGATAGCAGAAGAATATAAGTGTATTGATGCTTACAAGAAGCCGGAGAATCCAATGGAATGGTTGCCGTGTCCAAGATGCGGCCTCCGGCCTCTGGTCTGGGAGTTCGATAACGGGAGAGCCACGGCGTGCGGGTGCGGGACAGACTGTTATAGTCATTGGAGCGTGCAAGCGGAAAGTATTATGTCGGTCATAAAAAGATCTGATAACGGTAAGTCGGCTGAGGCGTATGATATTGATGAACTTAAAAATAACTGGAATCATTGGGTGAGGACAGGGGAGATACTGTTTACGCCGGGAAATGGAAGATGGTAATATAATTAACAATTTAAGACATGGATCATTATTTGGCTACAATTCAAACAATATTAGATAGATGTGATGATAACAACACATCTCCTAGTATTGATGACATGGAGATAATAAAAATAAACCTATGCAGAATAATTCAAACTCGTTACGGAATAACTCAGTTATGGTTCATCCCGTTGATAGAAAGAATACAGAATGCTTGTTGTAGACATTACAATGATGTTGATATGTTATGGGAAAATTTTGTTAAAAGAATGACTGAATAGGAGGGATAAATATGAGTACAAAAACAAGTAAAGAATATAAAGCGATAAAGAATTATATCCATAATGAGCTTGGGCTTACTATAAAGCAGTTGATTGAGATTATGGTGGATAATAAGCTTAGCAATAAAGATTTTAATGTCATTCCAAGAATGGTAGAGAAAGTATTAAAAGATAAGACGTTAAACGATATAGAGATTGTTATAATAAACAAGAATTTAAATGATCGAGGATATGGAGGATAAGGGTGTTTTAGATAAGGCAAGAATGGAGGGAATGAACCAAGGGATATGGCTGGCGGTTCAGGAGCTAGCCCACGACGGGCGATGGACGCAAGCTGCGGAGGAACTGGTATCTTCTTGTGGATTGACCGAGGATGAATGTAGGGAGCTGCAAGAAGAAAGCGGATCATTCAATGATGAGATGCTTGATTTTATTAACAGCGTATTCGGACATGAGGATATGATAAATAATAGTATAACTTTGGAGAATATAGGGTATCATAAGATAGGCTCTATATTTAAATATAATATTGGTTCGAAAGAAGTAGAACTGGAGGTGGTTGAATCCAGTGATGCTAGTTGTGAAGGATGCGTATTTAATAATAGTAAGAATTATTACTGTAAGGATACCCATTGTATTGATGTAGATAGGAAAGATGATATAGACGTTATATATAAAGAGATAAAAAGATCATGAGTTTAATAGATAAATTAGAGGATTTGGTGATCAAAGTAGACACCGAATACCAACAGAAGATGGAGGCGGTGATCCGGGAGATAGTTCCGGGGATGCCGGAAGGGAACGTGCGCCATGCCGCCGAGTGTATGTGTACGGACAGGATGGGGAGCATGATGGATATCGATATTTATATATTAAAGGAAGAGGATAGACCTTACGAATGCCATTATCTAAAGGATCTGCTGGAGGATAGGGTAGCTAGAATAGCCAAAATGCATGAGGATGAAAGTTATACATACAATATGGATGATAATTATTGGTGCGCCACATGTGGATCCCATTCTCATAAAAAGGATTCCAAGACAGGGTATTGTTGGTATTGCGATACAGTTAATTGGGTTAAAGAGGATGGGAAGGATGTTGGAATATAAAAACAAGCAATTATATAACAAGGAGGAATAAACATGGGAAGAGGTGTTAATACAGGCGCCTTGTCTCCGGTCGGCGGTATCGGGGAAATACGAATGCGAGCAAACCTGCGAAAAATAGTGGCGTACAAAGATTTCGCGAAACAGATGGTCATGGCACAATACGAATGATAGAGGAGATTGGTGATTAAAACATTAAATAACATTAAACATGAAAAAGAGTAGAAGAATTGTAAAGAAAATGAGCAAGAAGAGCCTTATCAACAAGAAGGCTCTTCGGTATATTATCGCAAACAGTAATTTATGTAAACATGCGATAAGAGAATTGGAATTAGCCGGATATAGCAAAGAAGAGGACGGTCCTAACAAATGGATGCGCGAACAGGTAATAGAAGCTGTCGCGCTGTTCTCTTCTCATGGTAACAGCGGATTCTCGGCACCATTTGAAATCAATCTCGTCAAGAAACTTTGCAGTTTTGATATAATCTCTCCTTTGAGATTTGACGATGGCGAATGGGAAAAAATAGGCTTAGACGGGAGTTGCCAGAATAAAAGAAAATCATCGATATTCAAAGAGCCGGACGGGAGTATCCATGATGTTGATGCATTTTCAAAAGTTCCTGTAAAAAAGTTTTTATTCGCCACTCGAACGTGGACGGAGAACATCCATAAGATAGGATGGATAGGAGGGTTGTTTGAGACGGACGAAAACGGAATACTCACTGGAAGATATTTTGGTAGATGTAATGTAAAAGACTATCAGAACGGATATATGCCAAAAGGAAAGAAAGAAATACCATGCAGGGAGATAGAGATATCGCCGGACAATTGGATTATGACAGTTGAATCAAACAATGAGGCTTTGATTGAATTGTCAAAGATTTATGATATAGTCTGGCGACAATGCCCTTGCTTGAAAGGCATAATGAATACCAACGTTACACCGGAACTTGAAAGATTGGCATGCGAACAAATGAAGGGATAAACAATGAATGACAAATTTGTAGACATGCCGAAATGCATGGCGGGCAAATACGAAACCGCCGACTTTATTGCCAGCGATCCCGTCCAGTTCCCAAGGCGGTATTCCGGGCGGGACGCGGAGGTCAGTGGGTTCATTACTTCGTGGCTCTCGTTCGGGAATCGAAAGGCGATCATCGGGGCGGCGGAGATGAGGAAATGTCTTGATAAGATATTTGATTTGGCGATTGATGAAAGGCTTAAATAATTAAACACAAAATCATATAAGATGATAACTTCTATAAGGATAGACGATAACAAGAGGACTCCATTTAAATATACCTCAAAGATAAAAGCGTTAAAAAATGGCTCTGAGTTTATATTCAAACCCGGCGTGAATGTGATTGTAGGCAAGAACGGGAGCGGGAAATCAACCCTCCTGAATATGATATCGAAGTACATGTTGTGCGAGAAAAAGATGTGTTCTGAATTACCGTCAGAAGCATTGTATTTCCCGGATATATTTGATGATGACAAGGTGCTTGACGGGATCAGTATTAAGTCGGATTATATTGGGAAAGTCTTCTATCTCCTACAGCAAACTGAAATGAGAAAGGATGATATATTGGATAATATCAATAATTTAAGTTTGTATATGAATGGAACATCTAGATCCTCTGGGGAGAAGAACCTTCATGCCATGAACTCGCTTTTTGATTTTGTGTTTAACCAAGATGAGTATGCGTTTCCGATACAGAAGCTTATGGAATTTAAGAAAAAGTCAAATGAGTTCTGGGCAAACAGGATCGACAATCTTTTAAAATACTACAAAGACAATCATGTGGTATTAATGGAGAAGGATTTTGAGTATACAATCCTTATGGATGAGCCGGACAGGAATTTAGATATTGACAATATCATGGATCTGTACAAGGTATTGTCATTTCATAAACCGCAAACACAAATTATAGCCGTAATTCATAACCCGGCTTTGATTTACAAGTTGAGCAAGCTGGATTGCGTGAACTTTATTGAGATGACAAGAGGGTATTTGAATAAAGTCGTTGATTTCATGAATAAATAAGGTGATTATATAAAGGATTTATAATTTATTAAAAGATAATGATATGAAAATACAAGTAGAATTAAATTTGGAAGATGTATTCGAGGAAGCTATGTACAACGAAGCGACGTTGAAAGAGGAGTTTACCAGCTCGGTCAGGTTAGCCGTAGTACGTGAGCTTAAAGAAAAGTTCAAAAATGAGTTAATGAGGGAAATATCCAATCCGATATCAGAGAAGATTGAGGATATAGCGAGAGAATCAATGAACGATCTTGTCGAGAACGCCAGCAAGAAGAAATACAAATTCAGGATAGATTATATGGAAGAGGAACTGACAGTAGATGAGCTTATAAGAGGTAGGATCAAGAAGATCGTAGACAACAACATTGAGACGATGATAAGCTCAAGAGCAAAATCTTTTGTCGATGAGTTAAGGAAAAGGTATGATATGGCGTTCGCTACCTTTGTCGTAGATAACATGAGAAAGCAAAATATGTTGAAGGAAGATAAGATAGCTGAGCTGTTAAAGGACAACCCAAATGAGAAATAGGGAAGATGCCAAAGGAAGACGGAGATCGGTGCTCATGACACCGCCCGTACCGGAGAAGGTCAGGGTATTATCCCCGGCATGGTATAGGGCGGCAGTGGAGTTTCAAGGTAGGCCGGAGCAGGAGCGACTAGCCTTTTGCTCGTGGTGTTGTTGTCATGGAGGGTGTAATTTGTGTATGGATATAAGCAAATACAATATAAAAGGGCTTAAGATATATGGAGGATAAGGTGATTATATACCATTTTACGATTTTAGTGTAAAATGGTATATAATCACCTAAGCGTATTAACTATTAATAATGTTTATTTAATTTAATTCAAAAACAAAATGTCTACTTTTGTAGACACATAAAAATTACACATATGAAAAAGAGTGAATTTGTAAAGGAGTTAGAGAAGATCATCGATATGGTTAAGGCCGAGGATGATGGTTTCGAGTATGGTGGTAAAGTCATTTTCTATAAAGAAGATGATGATAACTATGAAATCTCGGTAAAGAACATCGAGATGAATCTTATGGTAGAGGCCAATACTATGGCTAGTATGAATGATAGGACTTTCGCCTGCCTTATGAGTGAGGTCTATAAACAAAAGTTTACAAAGGCTATAACGATATCGGAGGATGAGGATGATGAAGACAATTGATAAGATGACCGATCAGGAGATATATAATCTTACTAACGAACAGGTAGAGAAATTGGTCGTAACAAGCTGTGCGGAGGAAGGTGTCAGGTTTATAGATGAGCCTCCAGTCATGAAGACATATGACTATAAGCCTATTTCTCCATCACATTTCTTCTACTATTTAGAAGGTTTGAGTATAGCCGTTCTTGATCAGAATGATGCTATTAAGATAGCTAAGTTTTTAAGTGAATTTGTTCTATATAGGACTAGATATGATTTCGTTGTATCCAATGATAAACTATGCGGTAAGTTGGATATAATCAATATCAAACATATTCCGATGTTTGACACGAAAGATGAGGAAACCTACAAGTCTATCAAGGATAAGAACGATGAGATCGAGAAGGAATATAAAGATCAAGTAGATAAATATAAGGAGAACACAAAAAAGATGTGTGAAATCCGTGACAAGATATGGTCAAAAGTAATTGATGTAAGGCGCGAGATTGATCACATGAACCATCTTAAATTTCTTTTCGTAAAGAAATATCTTCCGTTGGTGGATCACGACACGGACAAGGCTATGATATTTTTCAAGAAGGCTTATGATGTGGATGATGATACGGAGAGATATATTCGTGAAGGAATAAAAGATTATCCTTTGTTTAATAATAATATAGATTAAAATGCACAATTGGTTTAAATGTACGGTTTCTTACGAGACCGATGCCGAGAACGGCATGAAGAAGAAGGTAAAGGAAGAGTATTTAGTAGATGCCTTTTCTTATACCGAATGTGAGGCTAGAATCATAGAGGAAATGAGACCATTCATCTCCGGTGAGTTTAGCGTTGATATCAAACGATTCAGGATAGCGGAATTGTTTGCCATGGATGGAGACCGGTTCTATAAGGTCACGGCTGATTATATTACGGTAGACGAGAAATCGGGTAATGAGAAACGCAAGGCGTTTAACTACATCGTTCGGGCCAATGACCTTGATCATGCCAAGAAGAACTTCGAGGAGGGCATGAAAGGGACTATATCAGACTTCGTGGTAACCTGTATTAAGGAGGAGAAGAAGTTGATGGATTTCTATGAGTTTGACGGTAAGATCAGGAACCCGGAGAAGCATGAGGATAGTAAGCAACAAGGCTAGCTACGAAACCATGTCGTCCGTCGCCGAGAAGTTGATGGAGATAAGTAAGATGGAGGGTACGATTTATCGTATCCTCACATTGTCTAACAAGACTTATCTGGCGTCTAAACTAGGATATAGCAGGTCAGGGTTCTATAAGAAAATACAGAACAGGACCTTTAATATCCGGGAACTGGCTCAGATATTCGATACGATCATCAACTTCAAGGATCAGGATTGGGCGGAGAGTAAGATAGATAGGCTTAAAAGATATAGGGCTATGAGCCTTATGGAGTTCAATAAAAGTTATAAAAAGAAAAAGGCATGAGAGGTAGGATGTTGCCGTGTGAGAGATGCGGGAGGATGGTAGCCATAAGGAGCAAGGGGTTATGTCCAGCATGCAGAGCCAAGGAACTACCGCCAAAGGGGAGGACGGCGATACGGGCGAAGGCCAAGCCCCGGGGTAGGAGCCTAGCCGTGTTCTTTGGCGCCCACGTAGCTAAGTTAAGTATGATAAGAAGATCTGCTACCGGCGCATATATACCATGTCCTGGGGTAAGCAACATATGCCACTTATACCCTAAACGGAAATATAAATCGGTCGCCGAGGATAATGATAACATTATCTACTTGACGGCTGATGAGCATACAAGATTCGATTATCTATTAGATACGATGGATTTCAGCCGGCTCTTGGACGAGTTTGGCAACGTATGGCTGTTGGCAGCCAGAAGGATGAGGGATCTCGCACCTAAAGTCGAGGAGGATGGTAAATTAAAAACCAGATTATTATCATGGATAGAAGAAAACAAAGATTACTTTTAGACCTAGGATATAAGGCTATAAGTGACACAGTATATAGTTATGGGACGATCATAGAAGTCATAAGCGATCAAGAATTGTTTGATGAGATGAAAGTTCGTTTATCCGAGAGACACAATGTGGCTATTGCGGATGATGGAGAGATAGGATGTTCGGCTTTAGGCAAGATAAAGGACGAGAATGCGTCGTCATATTATTGGCGATCATCATTACCAGTATTAAGATCATATCATACAGATCCTAAATTTACCGCTTTCTTTGGCATATTAGACGTTTTGTCAACGGTCCCGAAGAAAGATATGGTCGAGGAGGAAAAGCCTGTTGAAGAGCCTAAAAACGAGCCTAATGAGGAGATGGAGGTTGAGTATGATCTGGAGACAGAGCAACAGTATTATGCCGCTGAATGGATAAAGGATATCCCGACACCTGTGTTATATAGAATGACTGTCGCCGGCAAACGTGTGTATTATGAGATGGATGTTGATGGGTATCCTATCATATACGATGGAGCCACTAACAATATCGCCAATGGGTATTGTGATACGTCCGGAGCCTTGGAGAAGTGGAAGAATGAGATGAGGCTCAAGGGTAAGGATCCTGATGAGTACGCTAACTACAGGGCTGATCTGGGTACTATCATGCATTATCTATTTGGGTTGTATCTGACCGGGGTTAACATAAAGCTGATCCCGACATGGATCAGGAAGGTGGTCAAGGAAGCCAAGCTAAGAATAGACAAGTATAGGATGGAGCGGATATTAGTGGATAACATTGATGAACTGATAGAGGATCTGATATCATTTGCCATATTCTGCAAGGAAAGACATGTAAAACCTGTATTGATCGAAAAGATGTTGAGGTCAAGGAGATTGAAAGTAGCTTCTTCGGTGGACGCAGTGGTGGAGATGGATGGCGAGCCGGAGATGGTGGAGATAGAGGTCGAGACAGGAGAGTTCTATAAGACGGGAGCCAAGAAAGGTCAGCCTGAGACGGAGAAAAAGAAGATAAAGAGATGCAGGAGGATATTCGCTATATTGGACTTCAAATCAAACAGGAAAGGCAATTTCTATGACGAGTATGCTTTCCAACTTGAGTTATATAGAAGAATGATATTAGAGAACTATGGAAAGATATTGGAGATAGAGGAGATATATAACTTCGCTCCGGGTGATCCTACCGCAAAGACCAGCCAATATAAGTTGAAGAGACAGACTGACAACCCTATATTGAATATGGCTACCGTAGTATATCTTCAAGGGAAGTATAAGTTCGAGAAAACTAATTATACGGTTACATCAAGAATCGGATCCTTGGACATAGAAGGCGAGTTTGACGTTAATAAGTTGATAAGGAAAGAACCGCTGAGGGACTATATATATAGAGTCATGAATGAGAGGAGAGGGTGATGGAATTTAGGGAGTTCAATAAGAGCGTTCATCGGTATGAGCTGGATCATAGCAAGCCAAGAAGGAAGCTGACGTGCCCGCAATGCGGCAAGGATAAATGTTTTACGCCGTACGTGGACGTAACCACCGGACAGATAGTAGGGGAGCAGTTTGGGGTGTGTGATCATAAAAATAAATGTGGTTATTTTAAATATCCAACAGGCAATGAGCTTGGGAGCAATGATCTTTTTACCGATTCTAACAAAGTGCTAAGAAGATACAGGCCTCCCGTGAACCCAGATATAGCCAACTGCATTCCGGTAAGCAAGATGTTTGAGACCCTTAATCCTTTCGAGACATCCGATCTTCAGGATTATCTATCCAATATTTTCGGATCGTATCATACCAATAGAGCATTTAGCTTGTATAAGGTGGGGATGATGAGATTCGGGGACTGGGGTAAGTGCTGTGTGTTCTGGCAACTGGATAAGAATTGGGTAGTGCGGACCGGGAAGATAATGGACTACGGGCCTGACGGGAAGAGAGTAAAGGTTCCCATGGATCACGTATGTTGGGTGCATATACTGGACGGTCAGGATTACCTGCTTAGGCAATGCCTGTTCGGGGAGTTTCTTATCAACTTCTATCCCAATGACGCTCCGGTGTATATAGTAGAGTCAGAGAAGACGGCTGTTATCTGCAACATCGTGTACCCTAGTAGGTTGTTTATGGCCTGTGGCGGTATCCATATGTTGAAGAGGGAGATGATAGAGACATTGGGTAGGAGGCGGATAGTCCTGTACCCGGATAAGGGCGACGCTTTCAACGAATGGAGAAAGAAGGTGGACAAGGATATGAGGGGGATGAATATAGAGATAAGTAATTTTCTAGAATCAAAACCCAATATAGATGAGGGAATGGATATAGCGGATTATTTTATCATTAAACAAATTTACAATGGCAAAGGTAGTTGACAATTACAAGAAATTCAAGGTGCTTGAAATAACAAGACAGGAGATGATGGATAAGCTCACCAGATATGGGTGCTTAGGTATTTGCGATATGTGTAACAGGCCTACATCCGTGGGCTATTATGTAGCAGTAATCAATCAATGGATGTGCGAGGACTGTTATAATGATTTCATCAAATCAGTTGACAGGTATGAGGAGGATATGAGAATAGAGAACAGGAATTTTAATAGATTCTGTGATCTATTTAATGTCAAAATACAAGAAAAGGCATGAGAGAGCTATCTTTAGCCCAGAAAGCTATGTTAAACGGATCCGTATGCCCGTATTGCAAGGCCCCATCCACTATGATAAATACGGTGGAGGGAAAGCAAGTTGGGTGCGAGAAGTGTGGGGCTTGGATGAGATCCGATTCTACGGGTAAACCTGTAGGTAGGTTAGCCAAGCCGGATCTTCTTAGGAGTATGGATATGGTAATGACTGAGATTAATATATTTGCGTATAGGACAAAACGGGATGTACAGGATATTTACAAAAGCCTATCTGGTGAATTGGATATACCAATAGAACATGTATCCCCATATAAGATGTCTTTGCCATCACTACTTAATACCATGAGATATATTGAAAAGTATGGCGATAATCATATACGGATATATGATAGAACCATGGTAAAGAAGGCTTGCCATAGGCACGGAGCGGTGGCGATCGGGAGCAACGCCTGCCACGGGTGCCCGGAGTTCCTGTTCCATGTGGTAAACAACACGACCGATACGGTGGTGTGTGATATGGATATGAGCTATGGCGACTGTATAAAGAAGAGAAATAATAAATTTGGTAGATAATATTAATTATATAAAAGATGAAGGTAATTTTTATTCATAAGCCTACTGGATATTATGTAGGAGGGTCGATGTTCGACAAGTCTTATTGCAAGGATAAGATGATAGAGAAAGGAATAAGTAAGGATCGAGCCGAGAAGTTAAGTGATATAATAGGCCCATACGCATGCATATGGGAGGTGGAGAACGGAGATGACCCTTATGAGAGTATGAGATCTAGGCTAAAGGATAAAGCTTCATATCTGGATGGAGAGGATCTTATCATGGAGAATTATGATGATGAGGAGGACGAAGAGGATGGGGAGATCGACTGAATATTACAGAACACATCCGGAAGCCAGAAAGAAGAAGGCTGAGACGGATAAGAAGATCAACGCCAGACCTGAGCAGAAAGCCAAGAGACGGGAGTTGGGTCGTAAGAACTACAAGACCGATAAGTTGAAGGGAAAGGCTTATCGGAAGGGGAAGGACCTATGCCATACAGCTAAGGGGTTAAGATATAAATCAAGATCAGCTAACAGAGGATCTAAATCCGATACGGCTGGCGATAGAAACGCAAGAGGATGAGTGAGGATAGGATATGGAGGTCATCCAAGGAGATTATCATGGATGCCTATGAGAGAATAAGAAAGTATCAGTCGGGAGAGCTTCTCCCGGCTCGTACTGGATACGCTTATCTTGACAAGGCGTTGCTGGGAGGGTTCTACCCACAACATGCGGTGGCTATCGGCGCCAGGCCCGGAGTCGGCAAGTCTTATTTGGCGCAGAAGATCATGAGCAATGTGATGAATGTCAATATCAATCCACAGGCAGATGATTATGTATGGTTAAGATGTGAGTTTGAGATGAACCCAGAAGATTTGATGTTGCGTTCACTATCAAAAAAAATGGGAAAGGATATACAAGATATTCTCCTTAACGAGATGTCTGATGAAGAGATAAAGGAAATGCAGAAATGTCTTAAGGAGGAAAACTCCAGCAGAATAACATACATCCCTAAACCATCAACCGTAGATGAGCTTCAAAACTTTCTGTGGAATGAGTATATGCCAATAAACAAAGATAAAAAAATGGTATTCGTGTCTATAGATCATACGGCCCTGATACAAGGTTCAGGAGATGCCAAAAGGAATATCGACTCGTTGATAACCATGTGCAATATAGCTAAAAGGACTTTTCCTAATATTTTCTTTCTTATAATATCCCAACTCAATCGTGATATCGAAGGACGACGGGATCCAAAAGATCATATGCCAAAGCAATCTGATTTTTATCAATCAGATACATTGGGACAGTTATGTACGGCTATGGTAGCGTTAAATATCCCGAAGAGATACGGGTACTCCTCATACATGCAATTTCCGCAAGGATGGTATCCTAATCTGGAACGTTTTAAAAGTGAATCAAGACGATCCTTCCGTGTGGATGGATTATTATTCCATCATATCGTAAAGGTCCGTCAACGGTCATTAGAGGAGATTGATGCGATACATGTAGATATCATGAAAGGATATGAGCGATATTATCCTGATGGAGGGGTGGTGCGCCAAGAAAGACCGGGAGGCTCGGATGCCCCCGTGGGTAGCGGCAAGCCGGACACGACCGTGGTGACGCTGCCGCCCCCGCCTCCCAGTATCCCGTTGGAGCAACAATATATACCGCCTAGTGATGATTTCAATATAGTACATGACGAAACACCTTATTGACATGAGATTGAGACATAATTACTTGCTTGTAGTGATAAAGGTGCTGGAAATGTTCTTGAAGACCGTATTGTCGGTTGAGGATAAGATGGGGATAAAGGAAATTATATCCTCGTTAAAGGAAATGGCTAAATACAGCATCAGATATATCATAAACCGGGAACGGGAAAAGGAGATCATGAGTATCTGTGATGAGGTATCCAATAAAGTACAGGAGTATAAAAGGATAAATGACAACTCAATGATATTGGAATTGGAGAACCTAAAAAGGGAAGTTGTGGCGGTGGAGGATCTTCTTAGCTCATACAAGGGGGTTCTTGACGCCGAACTGGTGATAGCCGAGGATGATATCAGAATCATACGGGACAAGATCGCTATAAGCCTGAGGGAGGACGGAACATGTAAGAGCATGACTGATGCTGATAAAAGGGCTAGGGTGGACGTAAGATACGAGAGGGCGTTAGAGGATTATCGAATCCTTCTAAGATGCGCCAATACGGTTAGGGCTAAGATGTCGGTTGTAGGGCATCTTAACCAATCTATAAATCAATCTATATCAGTTGGTAGAGTTGGTATGGCTAATGAATCTTATACAGTAAAACAGTATGAAAAAGGGAAAGAGATTATCGAAAGCAGACGCCCTTAGGGTGTTGAGAAGAGCTTACGATCTAATAAAGAATGATAATTATACATTTATGTGCAGAGCAATAGAAAAGGCAGCGGTTGAATTATCACTTGCTGAAAGATCATGTGTGGCGTGTTATCTTATACCAGAACTGAAGATGTTCAAACCTGTAAACAGAAAAAATGGAGATTTTTGGTTTCATTCATCAAAGAAAAACATAAGGTTACATATAATAGATACGCTAATAGATATATATAACGGAAATGATCATCCAGATATAGTCGAGAGGGTAGCCAGAAAGATCAGGTCAATATTTTAACTCATTAGCTTATGTATAGGTGATTATATACCATTTTACACAAAAAAAGATGAGAAATGATATACATTTGTACGAAACATTATACTGGGTATCACCAATACCCTCTACCGGTTGCACAAGAGTGAGATCGCCGGATTCTTTTACTGAACTAAACGTTTTTGATTTTACTTACCCAACGAATGTTTTAGGGTAAAACCTTATATCAAAGACCTCTTTTGCTCAATCGTCTTGTCCGAAACAGGGGACTATATGATTCGATTGAGTGAGACAAAATTAGAAAAGAAGAATATGAAATTAAATAACATACGTATGTTTTACAACATATCTGGTGTAAAGTAGTATATAATAACCTATGTATATTAATTTTGAACAGATGATGACATCAGGATTAACGATGTCTGATGTCGGGTATCTTTTGATGATCCGGCAGAAAGAGGAGATGGCTAGCGTCATTCCAAAGGAGAAAATAGATAGTTATAAAGCATCTGGTTATATCGAGCTTCAGAAGAATGGGAAGTGGAAGATAACGCCAAGGGGAGGGTCGCTGCTGATGCTGATAGAGACACCCGGTCTGACACCGGAGGTCGAGGGGATCCGGGACCGTATCGTTGGGGTATATAACGATATGGGAAAGGATACAGGGGCTATTAAGGAGGTAGAGAAAAGGCTCGTATGGTTCGTGGCTAATACCAACTTCAAGGAAGAACCTATAGTAAGAGCCGTAATATCCCACATAGATCTTAAACGTGAGTATACGATGAGATTGGATAACTTGATCTGGAAACCATCAAATGTGTATAGCGTGCATATGAGTTTATCGGAATCAACGTTATTCGATACGATCATAAAAATGTATGGCATGACGTCTGACTTGTATCTTAGGGAGAACAAGAACAAGGAGCTGGCATGGTTGTTCGCCATAAGCCGGCTTCCGGATCCCCCAAAGAGAATGGATAAGGAATACGCTATCACAGGCGATGTTAAGATGGATATCGAAAGGATATCGGATATAAAAAAAGAATTAGGTAGAAGATTGAAAATGTCGATTTAGTATGGAAAGAAAAGAAGTTGAAAAAGTAGTCAAGGAGGCGATATTCGAGAAGATGGGTGAATTTAATGGCCTTGATCATGCCGCTCAGATAATGAACGAGGATAAGCTGGATACGGATATGGCTATGGATTCCCTTGATTTTGTAGAAGTCATAATGGAAGTGGAAAAGAAAACGGGTAAATGTATACCCGATGAGGCACTTAACGTCAAGCCTTATCACGAATTGACGGTAGGAGAGCTTATGGGTATGTTGTATGATTATCTAAAAGACAAATAAATGGATTTCGGATATGATGATTGGGAAGAGGGGCTAGAGACCCCTCTTGTCGATGATTGTGATGACGATCATGAGGAGGAAGAATATGATTTCAGTTAAGGAGTTAAGACCGGGCAATCTTGTAAAAGACAAAGCTGGTGATATATGGAGAGTAGGGTGCGTTACCGGTATGCGTAATGAAAGTGGATCATTAATCCTTGAACGTGAGGTTGATGATGGGATAATGAAATGGTATTCAGGGGAAGATGATGTCATGCCTATTGAGATAGACGATAACCTTCTTGACGCTATCGGTTTCAAGAGTGACAAGAATAGGGACGTATATCGTGGACACGGGATGACCATGGAGGTTTTTGGCGACGAGTATTATCTCGGGCTTAGGGATATGGAGGATAACCTGAGCGAGCTTATCCAGATAAGGTATTTGCATAACCTACAGAATATTTCGATGGATTTATATGAGCGTGACATAAATACGGAGAGGCTTTATGATCGTTCCGGAGAATAACTTGCTATGCAAGACGATAGGCGGTGAGAAGGTGCTTGCCGCATCCTACTCACAGATAGACACGTTTGTTCAGTGTCCGTATAAGTGGTATAAGACTTACGTGGAGGGTCACAGATCCACGGAGAAGCATGAGGCTACGTCATATGGTACGGTTATCCACCAGACGATGGAGTATTTCTTCAAGAACGGATGCAGACCTTCTTATGAGGACATGAGTAAGGCATTTAACTATTACGCCGATATAGAGAAGATACCTTTTGATAGCGTAAAATCTCAGATCGAGTCCATGCAACATGCGGCTAGGTTAATAAGATGGATTGTGGGGTTGTTTGAGAAGGATGCTGCTGGCAACTATAAGAAAATGTGGTCGGATCTTACGCCAATGGAGAAGGTGATCCGGGGGTCGAGACCGGCCGGCGTAGAGGAGGACTTCGTCCTGCCCTATAAGCTACCCAAGCCCCTTACTTTGGATGGCGTGACGTACGATAAGGTACATATCATAGGATCGGTGGACTGGCGTGGAGAGTATAAGACAAAAGACAGGATAGCTATGTATACGATAGACTGGAAGTCCGGGAGAAAGTTATTCGATGAGGATAAGCTGCTTCACAATCTCCAGCATCCGATATACGCCTTCTACATACTGAGAAAGTACAAGGTATTGCCGGATATGTGCAGCTATTTCTTTACCCGCATGCTGGACAATCAGAACGTGAAGGTAGATAAGGAGAAAGTAGAGAGATCGGTCAAGGAACTTAACGATATTCTCCTTGACATGTATGATTTCGAGACAAATAAAATAGATAGCTATCAAGCTCACGTTTGGGACGACGCCAAACAGGGGTATAAGTACGAGAAGCGCTACCTCATGGGACGCCAGCCGGCCTGCCTTGAACCCCGCCCCAAGCCCTTGTGTTTTTGGTGCGATTTCTCGATCCACAAACAAGGGACATGCAGGTACTCATCGGATTGGGATGAGTCAAAAAGAAAGAATAAAAAAGATTAACTTTATTAAAAAGCCTAGGTAAATATCTAGGCTTTAATTATATTTGTGCCAATAAATAAACGATTATGGATAAAAACGAAAGAGAAAAACAGGTATTGGATCTTCTGATGTCTAGAAAGGATATCAGGAAATTGGTAGAGAAATCAAATGAATGTTATTCTAAAATGGATTTCGTTGGTGCCATGAAATGCCGGCAGGAGATAAAGGATATCGTAGACCGGGAATCGAAGATCATGTTGACAAAAAGCGAGTCTTTGGTGAGTTTGATGAACAACGCTGATAATGAATATAAATTCAATATGCTGGTATGGCTACATTCCATGATGTGTATGGCAGATGTGTTTAACGGGATATTGGAGGATTTCAAGGATGGGGTAAGGAAAGCCAATGGCAACTCTAAGTTCGTTAAATTCGATAATCTGGATCGGTTGATGACGGAATGCAAGAAGGAGATTGATTACCTAATGAAAGGTACAAGTAAATCGTTTCAGATATCTTTCGCCGTAAGAAGCGATGAGTTAAGGGAGATGATAGAGAATATGGTTGGAGACAATATCCGAGAAGGGTATGACATATTCAAGGAAGAGGCTAAGATGACCAAAGAGACAGACAGGAGCAAGATAGAGGAATTTAATAAAAGGCTGGACCATGAGTAAATTTGATGTAAAGATAGGTGATATAGTTCATACCCAGATAGGGATAGGAGAGGTGATAGCCATAAGCAAGACCAAAGAGACTTTGATGGTAAAAATGGACGATGGCCGGGAATGTGCGATAAGACTAGAGTACGTGAAAGACGTTTTTGATAACTACAGAGATGACATATAAATTAAGGCCATATCAAGAGGAGTGTGTTAAAAGTATCTCCGATTACATAAACTCTGATAGACATGATCCGGTATTGATCATAGGTCCTGTAGGTTGCGGTAAGTCACTTCTGATAGCAGAAGCGGCTAGATTGATGGGAGATAAGACGCTGATTTTACAACCATCAAAAGAATTGCTGCAACAGAACCACGACAAGATAACGTCGTATGGCATACCGGCTACCATCTACTCCGCTTCCTGTGGCAAGAAAGAGCTATCTAACATGATATATGCCACGTTAGGATCTATCAAGAAAGTTGTTGGTCAGCTTAAGGAGATGGGAATCAGAAACGTATTGATAGATGAGGCTCATGCCGGATACAGTCCTGAGGATGGCAGTGAGTTCATGACATTCATGAATGAGCTGAAGCCGAGAAAGGTGATAGGGTTTACAGCCACGCCATGTAGACTTAAAAACATGTCGATAGGACAGACATCATATTCCCAACTTAATTTCATCACTCGTATGAGACCGGTGTATTTCAAGAATCTGATTCACGTGATACAGGTAGAGGAGATGATAAGGCAAGGATTTTGGACGCCTCTTAAGTATGAGACATGGGATTTCAATGGAGATGCCCTTAAACTCAATTCTAACGGCTCCGAATATACGGCTGAGTCTATTAGTGAGGCGGTGAGAAAAAATGGCTTAAACAACCTTATTTTGCGTCGATTGATGGTATTAAAAGACGTATGTAGATCTATACTGGTGTTTATGGATTCTGTTGAGAGCTGCAATACTGCCGCCGAATGGATGAACGCCAAGATATGTGCCGGCATGGCGGAGGTGGTTCACGGAGGCACGCCAAAGAAGCAGCGGGAGGCTATAGTTGAGAGGTTCAAGTCGGGTAAGACGAAGGTAGTGTTCAACTATTCCGCCCTCGGTACGGGATTCGATCATCCGGGTCTGGACTGCGTGATAGTAGGAAGACCGACATTTTCGTTCTCTTCGTTTTATCAGTGGCTTGGCAGGGCGGTTAGGATAAAGGACGGTAAGGATAGCGCATTGGTCGTTGATTGTTGTAACAACTCGTCAAGGTTCGGTGATATAAGGAAACTTAGTATAGAGAACTACAAAGGATATGGATGGGGGATGTTTATCGGCGATAAACTAATTACCAATATCCCGATGGGGGATAAGGTAACGAAAACAGATCTGGATATCAAAGCCGCCAAGAAAGATCGTAGGAGGGGGCTGGCGCAGGGCGTAACCGCCGCCCCTGTTCCCGGAAGGCCGGATCATCCCCTTGGATCTACGGTGATGACATTCGGCAAGTATTGTGGATGGATGTTTCATTCGATTCCAGTATCGTATTTCAAATTCATAAACGAGACCTTTGACTGGAGTAATGATCGAAACAGGGAGATAAAAGAATACATAGATTTTTTAATTAAAAACAATAGATTATGAATATGAGTATAGATGAGATAAAAGATATTTGTGTCCAAATCGCTATAAATGGCGTACATATATCACAAAAAATTAAATCAAATCATTGCATGATGATGGTATTAGCGTCAGCCCAAATAGATAATATCTTATCTAAGAAGGAAGATGGTGATCATGATAATGACGATGATAAAGATATTATCATGGGTCGTATCAATGTGATAGAATATGAATTGAAACAAATAAAAAAATTATTATGATTGGGTGTATATATCATGAGGCTGATCTTGACGGAGTAATGTCAGCGGCTATAGTAAAAAAGTATTTCAAAGGGGACATTGATCTTCTTCCTTACAATTACGGCAAGGAAATACCTGACGTGAATAAATATGATAAGGTGTTTGTAGTTGACGTGTCATTTGGCGATAGAACGATATTCTTATTCGACGAATGGGAAGACAAGGGGATAGATGTCACATGGATAGACCACCATAAGACGGCGATAGAAGCTGTGAAGGAATATAATGTCAAAGGCAAAAGACGTATCGGAACGGCGGCTTGTGAGCTTACGTGGGAATATCTTTTCGATGATATCGAAACCCCTGACGTGGTAAAATTATTGAGCGCTTATGATGTATGGGATCATGATCGCTTCGAATGGAGTGACGTTCTTTCATTCCAATATGGGATGAGAGGGTATTGCGGGCTTGACGTTGACATGGTCAGGGAGGTGCTAAACAAGGCGAATGGCGAGTTTGTTTCTGATATGATAAGAAATGGCGAGGCCATAATAGAATATATCATCGAGAAAAACAGAGGAGAAATGAAGATGTTCTCATTCGAGGCAGATATATTTGGATACAAGGCGATATGTATGAATACTACGGAGTTTAACTCCACCACATTCGAGTCTATGTACGATCCTAGAAAACATGATTTGATGATGCCATTTTGCTGGAACGGCAGATTCTTCAGATGCTCGTTCTATACCACCAAGGAGGAGGTGGATGTCTCGGCGCTGGCACGCAAGGCCAACCCCGGTGGCGGCGGTCATAAGGCGGCTGCCGGCTTCCAGCTTAGCGTGGAGGATATGATGGGATTTTTGAAAGAAAGGAGGATATGATATGGTAGGGTTGATATCTATTATTATAATAACAGTAATCTCCTTTGCCATGATGATGGAGGGATGGGAAAAATATGATTCACAAAAGTTTTACACAGGATTGCTTGTAATAGGCATAAGTATCATAATGATATTTCCAGTAATGCAATATAATATGGAGAATATGAAAAGCGTATACAAATTCAAGAAACTTAAAGAGATGAAGCTAGATGATTATGGATTCGGTCTGTTCGAGTACAATGACTCTCTTTATTTCAAGGAGGCAGAGGGTGAGAGATGCTTTGATGTAAGAAGCGGGAATGAGGTTGTTATCGGTAAAGATAAGATTGTAACGGTCTTGGAGGATTGATCATGAGAAAGCTTAATGACACCAACAGGACAAGGAAGAGGAGCGTACGGCACTCGTGGATAAAGGCGGGTCCGGGGATCCAACGCTGCGCTATTTGTGGGATCACGAAGCGAAGTGAGTATATAGACGGGAAGACCGTTCATTGCGTGCATCTATCATCTGGTGAGCTTTACTCTATGACAGGTGAGACGCCAGAATGCAGGGATCTTAGTGAATTTTATTAATCTAAATTACGAAAATATGACATGGTATAATACTTACGAGGAGATAAAAGCCAAATATCCGGATACTGTTTTTGAGGAATATTGGTTGGTAGAAGAAGATGTCGCTAAATTAATGAGGCATGAACCTGTTATAAAAGGATGGGCTATAATCAAAAATGATCCTAATATAGATAGTAACATTATATCTAGTAACAAATCAAATATCAATGCTATTGAAGCCGATAAAAATGAGGGCGATGAGCGCAATATATTGTTGCATATTGGGATATTATCCCCATTTAATGATGATCCAGTAATAATAATAAAACAAAAAGGAGTTTAAAATGAAGGAGGAATTTTATAAGTATCAAAAGGTGGTCTATGATGGCGATGTGTTTGAGGTAGTTGAGACCGCTGATAAAAGTGGAAGAATGAGAATCAGACTATGGTCGGATGAAGTAGATGAGATTATTTGGGTTGATGAGGAGATGGTCGTATCATTAGGTAGGGCTATTAAGTTAAAACTTATTGATGAGGAAAAGGTAGACAATGTAAACGCTTACGATCTTTCCCGTTTCAATAATATTAATAGTGCATCCATCATTAAAGCCCACCAAGAGGAGGTAGCCAAGGCACGTAAGACTGCCGTAGGGAAAGACGGTAGCGGGAAGGACGACCGTGCCGACGGTAAACTCCGGTGGGATCTCCTTCCTTTGGCTGAGATAGAGGACATCGTGAGGGTATATACGGAAGGTGCCAAGAAGTACGCTGATAACTCATGGCAGGATATACCTGATGGGTTCAATCGTTATCTAGGTGCACTCATGAGACACTTGGTCGCTTATACGAAAGGGGAGAGATATGATAAGGAGGGATTCATGCATCTATCCGCCGTATGCTGGAACGCCATAGCGTTATTATATTACGATAAACATAACAAAGGGCTTATAGAATGGAAGAGTCAGGAAAAAGAGTAAAAAGAGTAGTAGATGAGGGATTAAGAGCTATCGACAAAAGAACGGGTAAATACGTTAATGTAATCAAGCGCACTATTGATGATAGCCTATTCCCGATAGTTAAGTATCTCAGTTACAGTTATAATGAATTAAATTATGATTATGTAAAGAATCTGAATTTTGATGTAAACGTAAATTGGGAGCAGCGTAGATATCAGATTGTTAAGGATTTATTATCTAACGATTTCGATGGGAGAAAGATGAGTATAGATGAGGTAGATAATGCTATATTTACCGCTGATTTGATTATTAACAGATTAACAACTATTTGAGATGGTAAGAATTGATTTTTTCACGAAGAAAGACGCTGAGTACAGCGACTACATGCGGTATATTATCGCCAACACATTACAGGAGTATGAGGGTGAGGTCACATTAAACCAGATCCCGGAGAACAAAGCCACGGAGGAGGAAATATCCAAGTACGGTATAGAGGTATATCCTACTATCATCGTCAGCGGAGATAACATGGATGGCTTTAATAAACTTGAGGGGATGGCCAGAAAAGCTGATCTTATTAACGTCATGTCGTTATACAACAAGAAATAGGCTTATGACGATAAGGGATAAATATTTTGGTTGGAAAGATATATTCTTTGACAGGTTCGTGCATTGTTGTAATGAAAAAAGTGATCAACCACAAGGAAGTAATATACCTCTAGCCAAAATAAACTTCGATAACAAGACAGGATATGTGGAGGACGGGACTATTAATATAGCCGAGCTTCTTCAATATCTTTGGATAAATAATAAGGTCTATGGGTGTGAATATGCACCCATAGATATATCCTCTGTCTTGCAAACATTGATTAGATTGACCGAGAATGCTAAGTTCATATTTGACGACCAACCCGGCATACATGATATGATCCCATATAGAGGTTTTTTTCTTAGAGATGATTTTTTACCCGGGAAAGATTATTCACTTGATTTGGATAAAATAGTGAGCGGGATGGGAGGATGGTATGGGGAGGATGAGGATCCATGTTACTCGATGTTCGTCAGTCAAGATCAGATATGGAACTTGAACCCGATATTGAAGGTATTAGCTGATGAGGGATCTATTCTAGCCAAGGAGCTTGGGTATGATATGAACTCATATGTCAGCGATAATGGATACACGATATACAACCCCTACCTCTCGTGGATTAATCATTACTATCATTATTGCCCGACATTTAATGAGGATAAGCTGAAACCTTGGGATAGGGTGGAAGACAGAAAGAATAAATTCAAGATGACGGATAAGGTTAAGAGAGGCGCCAATAATTGGTATTATTCAGGCGGGACTATATCTTGTGTGGATAATTTCTTGGGGAAAGAATACAGGAAGAATCTCCGAACCTTCATATATCGTGGAATAGTATTCTTTTTAGATCGGATATGGCATACACCATTGTTTGAGAAGATGGGCGTGAAAATGAAATACAACGCTTATTATTGTTATGCCGCTACTTCCGGGATATGGTATGATAAGGGATTCAAGGAAAGACTAGCCAAGAGGTTTAACAAGTCGCTGGGCGGCGACGGGGAACTGTTCGGGGCTAACCTAGCCTGCATGGTATGTGACCGTAAGGATATCGATTGGGAGGCGCTTCGTCTTTGGCTTGACAAATACGATGATCCTACTGATAAGGGCATGGTGAATAGCCCTATTCAATTTATGTATTTATATCTATATTACTCTTTTAACAAATAAGACATGGAGACTAAAATATGCAAGAAATGTGGTAAAGAATTACCAGTGGATAAATTTTATAAGAACAAATCACAAAAGGATGGGTTTGGATACTACTGTAAGGATTGTGTAAATGCCTACAAATCGTCCAAAAAAGCCAATGCAAAGGGAGGGGGGGGTAAATTAACGAAAGTGTTTACCAATCCAGATCTAGCCAAATTCAAACCTAGAGAACTTATCGAGGAACTAAAAGCTAGAGGTTACAAAGGTACGCTCACCTATGAGCAGGTAATAACATTAGGTGATTAACACCATTTTACACTAGAATCGTAACATTATAATATAATTTAAAAGATGGCAAAGAAACAGTTAAAAATACCGTTTAAGGACGGGAGATCATGTAAATGGGTTAAGGATGTTCATGATGAGGAACGCGATAATTATGAGTTTGATGAATGTCTTGAGATACACGGATTCGTTCGTGGATGCTCTTCGGCTGTAATGATATTAAGACCGGCAAATGATCATGGAAAGGATTTCAATTATGTCAACAGCATCTATTATCAAGTGTTCTTGACAGATAGCAAGGAGATAATACAAAATATGATGCATGGGATCATATACGGGAAATGGACTTTTGTTAAGAGGGGAGAAAATTTTGGTATAAAATTGGTTAAGGTCTTACCTAAGATACATAAAATATTCCTTGATATGATCGCAAAGAATATTTTTAGGTCTGAGAATAAATGAACAATATGAAAGTATTATCATTATTTGATGGGATATCATGTGGATATCTAGCATTACAAAGAGCCGGTATACCTATAGAGACTTACTACGCCTCGGAGATAGACAAGACATGTATAAAGGTAAGTCAAAAACATTTTCCTAATATTATCCGGTTAGGAGATGTCAATAACTGGAGAACGTGGAATATTCCATGGAAAGACATAGATCTGGTCATGGGAGGGTTCTGTTGCCAGAGCTTCTCTAGCTCAGGTAAGGGTAAGGGATTTATGGACTCTCGTGGAAGGCTTTTCTTTTGCTTCTCGGACATCGTAAAGCATTTAAGGAAGGAGACCAAAGGTAAGGTCCTGTTCTTGGGCGAGAACGTCCGGATGCGGGACGAGCACCGCTGGGTGATCACCGAGGAGCTTGGCGTGGAGCCGGTGGAGATCGATAGCGCCTTGGTATCGGCACAGACCCGGCATCGCCTTTATTGGTGCAATTGGCCGGTAGAAATGCCGAAAGACAAGCATATATCATTGGATGATATTCTAGAGCATGACAAGGGTTGGAATCCGGGAGCCATAAGAGGGAGATATATAGGGACCATTGTCGGTAGAAGGATAGGAGAGGACGGGTATCGAAAGGATTGTGACAAGGACATAAAAATAACGCAATGTCTGGAGATAAGAAAGGATAAGAATACCACTCCCATCAAGAAAAGTAATTGCCTGACAACAGCCATGAAAGATAACGTGATCTCATCACTACCTCCCGGAAGATATCCTAACGCCTTTGACATGAAAGACAAATTCAGATACCTGACCCCGGTGGAGATGTGTAGGCTACAGACATTGCCGGATGATTACCTTGACGGGATAGCCCCAAATACGGCCATGTCTTTAGCGGGTAACGGATGGACAGTGGATGTGATAGCCCATTTGCTAAGAAGCATCGAACGTAAGCAGATAAATGATATTGTAAAGGAATTTCGCAAAATTACTGATGAGCTTATGTTCGGGTCATTAGAAACGGATATAATGTGACATGTGAAGGTAAACACGAGCAAAATGAGACCATACGGAAGAATCAAGACAGTTAAGGGATCTTTATGGAAAAAGGATATACATCCACCGAAAGGGCACAAGAATTGGTGGGATGACATATGCGATCCTGTACCTAGAAGTACTATGAAGCTTAAATTTAAAACAGAGTTAAGAGATGATTATAAACAAGAAATGGTCAATGCCGAACAGCGAGACATTCAGCATAAAACCGATAAGGGAACTTATAGATAAATATCGAGAAGAGGGGATGGTTATAGTGGATCCATTCGCCAGAAACAGCGATATAGGGACGATCACCAACGATCTTGACCCTGAGACTAAGGCTATGTATCATAAGGACGCCACGGACTTCCTGTGTGGTCTTAAGGATAATATAGCTGATATGGTACTATATGATCCACCATATTCCACGAGACAGGTATCCGAGTCGTATAAAAGACTTGGAGGTGCTGTTGATATGCAAACAACACAATCTAGTTATTGGGCTAAGCAGAAGAAGGAGATAGCTAGGATCACCAAGAAAGGAGGGGTGGTCATTACCTGCGCGTGGAACTCCGGCGGTATAGGGACCGGGCTTGGCTTCGAGCAGCAGGAGATTCTTCTTGTGGCTCATGGGGGATGGCATAATGATACGATAGTTACAGTAGAAAGGAAAATGAAATTATGAAGGAACGGATTTTTACCACAAAAGAACAGGGAAGAGTGCTGGTCGAGGCCGGCCTCCCTATCTCTACCGCCAGCGGCTTCAGAGACAAGTATCTGGATCAATTACATTCTATGGAGGATAACGCTGGTCGTATAGGGCTGATAGAGGCCGTTACCCCTGATGTATCCAATCCTGTTTGGGATGTAGGGACGTTACTGAATTTACTCCCATATGAGATAGAGGGTTCTACATTCGAATGTTATAAGCTAGAACATGCATGGTCTGTAGCGTATAGAGATATAGATGAGATCCCTATATATTGGAGTAGCGAGAGACTTCTTATAGATACATTATTTTCACTGATAACAACATTATTAAAAAATGGATTATATGAGTATAAAACAAACAGCAAGAATAAGGTACAAAACGGAGGATAATCCTCCTATGGAAGGTGTTCCTCTTATAGGATACAGCAAAAAATACGACTGTTGGGTAGCGTTAGTATACAGAAAAGGGGATAACTATTACACCAATATGGAGTGCGATGTTGAATATAAGACATCTCCTCCAGATGAATACGAATACGTATATCCGTGAGAACTAGAAGGGATATATTTATATTTAAGCATGATTAATATTATTTTAATATTATTCATGCTTTTATTTTTGTTTAAATCCTATCTTTGTATAAGTATTAAAAACCAGATTGTTATGAACAAATTGATCTTGAACGACATCCAAGACCTGTGGAGGTGGAGGGAGAAGATAAACATTGATGACTTCAAAGAGGATCCTATGGCTGAGGATATGCCATTATATTTCCCGTGCGCCGTCATATGGAATGTGGATTATGGTGAGCATGACGCTGATAATTATGTATGTTATGGATTTGTTTATATAGCAGAAATATTAGGGATATGAACATTAAAAAACAGATAATTCTTGACGATAAAGACTATGAGCGATTAGTGCACGATGCCAATCTCAGTAATGATGAGATAAAAAGCAGGATCGCAAACGCTCTAACCACCGATATGGTATTTAGTTTCGATTTTGATGTAAACAAAAAAGTTACGGGGAATATGAGGATCGAAAGTGCTACCCATAATCTAGGATATAACGAATATGATAATATCGTAAGGGCTAGAGACGAGAATATTCACCATGCTGTCTATACAGCTATATATGATTATCTTGAGAAGATAAAGAGAGATAATAATGAGCTAAGTGCAAAAGATTGGATATTATTCACATTTATAATCTTATTTGTTTTTATGATGGGATTTATAGGTGGATGGTTGGCATTTAATTGATTAAACAATGGATAATTTAAAAAACATACAAGATATAACCGGTCTTACGTCAGAAGCTATATTCAATATACGTAAACCTGTTGATTATATGTGTAGTGATATAGACAGTCATATAAAAGATATCGAGACACAATGTGATTATATTATGGATGGGGATGAGGAGGATGTTAAATATTATTCAAAATCAATCAAATCAGACGTAGATTCTTATTTCGAGGATATACGGTCAAAGGTAGAGAATCTCCGTGATTGGGGAGAGCAGTGGAAAGTACTGGCTAAAGACCTGTTTAATAAGCTGCTGGAAATAGATAGCGATAATACTATAGACAGCTATCTGTCTTATAAGGCATTGAATAAAATCAGGGAACATTTAAAATAAAATTATAAACATGAATAAAAGAAAAACCAAAAAAAGACTCCATTTAAATAATAAAGAATTTCAAGTCTTATTTCGTTCAGGCAAGAAATACTTTAGATATGCGATAAATAATCTATGTCTTGCTTTTGGATGTTCTTCATTAGAATATTGGATATACTTCTTTGAAGGTAAAAGAGTTGATGGGAGTATATATTATAAAAGCATTTCACGACTAGTTCTTAGATAATGATAAATTAACAAAATAAATAGACATGAGCAAATTACTATTTTTTGATTTAGAGACAACCGGGGTTAAGTTCTGGAGAAACGGGATACACCAAATAGGAGGGATCGTGGATATCGACGGGCAGGAGACCGAGAGGTTTGACATCCGCCTAGCCCCGAACCCTGCCGCCACGATAGAGCAAGAGGCGCTGGACGTGGCTGGAGTTACCTTGGAGCAGGTGCAGTCGTATCAGCCTATGGAAGAAGGGTACAGGCAGTTAATTGGTATATTATCCAAATACGTGAATAAGTTCGATAAGAGGGATAAAATGTATTTAGTGGGGTATAACAACGCTGGATTCGATAACAACTTCCTACGGGCTTTATTCCAGCAATGTGGGGATAAGTATTTCGGATCATGGTTCTATCCTAACTGTATGGATGTATATGTTATGGTGACACCGTTCCTGATGGGTGTAAGAAACGATATGGAGAACTTTAAGTTGATGACCGTAGCCAGAACTATGGGTATTGAGATCGACGAGAATAAGCTTCATGACGCTACTTACGATATTGAGCTGACTAGGGATATTTTCTATCGTATAATTGGCAAAATGGACATTAAGCTATGAGGGACATTTTAGAGGCAATGCACGATTATCCGGATGAGGCTTTTGGGCTATTCTTCTTTTTGGTAGTGGTCTTCTGGTTATTGTCAGGTATATTCGAGGAAAAGAATAAAAGTTAAGCTATGAGTATATTGGAGGTGGTACAAGATTGTCCGAAAGAAGAAACAGGTATAGGCTTCTTTATAGTTTTGTTCTTGTTTTTGATAATTATAATATGGGGACTTACGAGAGAAGAGTAAATCAATTGAAGGATTTGATGAAAAGGAAATACAAATCCGTTTATAACAAATCCAAGGAAATGGATATAGATATAAGCTCAATGACATATCTTCCAGAGCCGGACGTATTTGATGTTATGTATGCTGATCATATGTCCGTTATTCTTGATCGGGCCAATAAGATCGTAGATGATAATAAGGATAAGCTCAAGAATCCAACTTGCGCTACTTGCGTACATCTGCATGATAATGATTGGGCGAAAAGATACGGGAAGGTATGTTGCTCTATTTGGCAAGTGTGCGACCATTATATAAACCCTAATAGAAAATATAATAGGGAGCAAAAGACTTATGCGAGACGGCCAAGCAACAAGGCTTGTCCTAATTATGAGTATGGTGATGATAATTTTGAAAACAGAAGAAGATGTATAAAAGAAAAGAATACCCAATAAAGAGCTATGTGCCGATGCGCACCAACAAGGATAGGACGTGTATCTGCTGTGGCGATACGATCCCAGCCGGCAGCAGTAGGATGATACCTAGACACGCTAAGGCAAATCACGGTCTATGTTTCCCATGCTTCAGGAAATGGAGAGATACCGGAGGAGATCTTAAGCTTATGAACAACCCAGGAGATGCGAAGAAAGAATATGTCATACATATGTCTAATATCCTGAAAGGGAATTGTGATATAATAAAAGGTCGAAAGCTTTACGTGGCTTTTAAAAAGGCGATAAACGGCGGAAAGAAGATCGTTATCAAATTTGACACTGATCAACCGATATCTATGTCAACAAGAGTCATGAATCCTTCATTCGGGGAGATTATGGATGAGTACGGCAAGGACATATTCCAAGGTAATCTCAAACTGGTAGATGTCCCAAAAGGAGTTAAAGACTTGATAGTTAGCTATATAGAAAAATATCGTAAATTATGAACTTCAAGACATTTATATTCATGATCCTGACATTCAGGAGAGTAGATCCTATACCTAGGAATATAGGTCTTATGTTAAGTACAACGTTCTGGATATCTATAGTATGGATAATATCCAACTTTACTATATTGATAATGAGATTAATAAAATAGACAAGATGAAACAAGGAGACGTGATATACAAGAATGGTGTGGAGCTGCTTGTAGTATTAAGCTACGACCATAATGAACCATGTAAGGGTTGCTTCTTCTACGAGGATAAGGCGTGCGGATCAGAAAGACTGATAAAATGCTGGGATTGTAAAAAGGAATATATATTCACGGCTATACGTAAATATAATACGACTGAACTGTGCGGAATAGTAAAAAGATATGAGGAGACGTATAAGATAATACTTAAAACAATCAAGAAGATTGAGAAAGAATGTCAAAAATATGTTATCTGGGATACTGTGCATGTGATGTTGAAAGATGATGGAGAGCTTATTATAAAAGCCTTATCCAAGGATAAGTCCGTGCTTTTAAATGATTTCATTATATACATCAACAATAATGGGAGTATAGACGAAGAGGACTATGATCTATTATTAACTAAATAATTGATAGTACAAATGGACAAATCAAACAAAATAGAGAATCTAGCAAACAAGTATGTTGAAAGGCATATAAGAGATAGACATCTAAGCGATGATACGATAAAAGAAATAAAAATAGCTTATATTATGATTATAAAAGATTTTATAGCTATTGTCGATAAATCTACATCAATGAATGAAGATGATATAATATACGTCGTTAACAACATATCATCAATATTATATGAACCTGTAGAAATCTCTAATACCGATAAAAAAATATTGGAGATAGGGATAGCGCTAGGCCTAAAGAGCGCCATATCATGTATATTTGGTTCATTATTAAAAGATAACTGCAATATAAAAGATGAGATAATTGATATATCTAAACATATAAAAGAAAAATTAATATCAGATAATCATGGATAATAAACAACTTTATAAAATAACGTTGACAAGGGAACAGCTAATGCTGATATCCCAATGCGTGGAAGACATCAGTAGATTCGCCGCTGGCGACATGGACCTACAACATACGACAGATACGTTGATAAATGATATGGATAGAGCGGAAACGCTGGGGATAAGAAGCTTTATAATCAATAACTCACGAGCGATAAGAAGAAGACTGTTCCCTGATCTTGGGGATTATGAGCATATAGGATATGATGGGGGTAGTAAGGATAAGATAAATAGGAAGAGACTTATCGGTAACACCTACCAGATATATAGGTCGATATTACATCAGTTGGCCATTGACGAGAACTGGAATAACGTGTATAGCGGTATTACGTTACCTTCAGGTGATATGGGAACAATTAAAGTGGAGAGGGTTGATGATGAACGGGAAAGTAAGGGCGTTTAACGGGGATATGGGTATGGCGATGTCCGTATTCAAGGATATGGTAGGGAAGGTAAGATTTGTTTTTGCCGACCCTCCTTATAAGATAACCCAGGCAAGATACGACAAGGAGGGATTTGATTATAAGGCGATGTGGGAGGTAATCCAAAAAATGCTGTGTCCGTACGGGGTGGTAGCCGTCACCTGTTCCCTCACGGCGGCGGTCGAGATCATGAGGGTCGCCCCAGCGGGATGGTACCGGTACGACCTTGTTTGGCATAAGACTACCCCTACCGGTTTTCTTAACGCCAAGAAAGCTCCATTAAGGAATCATGAGTTGATACTTATATTCTCACCTATGCCACTTGGGAAACATACATATAACCCCCAAAAGACTTATGGTCATGTCAGGAAAGTATCCAAGGCCTCCAGTAAAGTGGGATGCAAGGAAACGGAATTATATGGCAAAGCCGGTCTCACTACATACGATAGCACGGAGAGATACCCGCTATCGGTCATGACATTTAAGACAGACAGGCAAAAATCAGCCATCCATCCCAACCAGAAGCCGGTGGAGTTACTAAGATACTTGATACGAACATACACGAATCCGGGAGATGCGGTAATGGATCCGGTAGCCGGGAGCGGAACGACAGGGATAGCGGCTTACGAGGAGGGAAGGGACTCCCTGCTTGTGGAGATAGACCGTCAATTCTTTGATGAGATGATAAACAGATTTAATAACAATAACATTAAAACAGATAGAATATGAATAAGATTGAAGAATTAGAAGCCCAGTTAATGGCGGAAAGAATAAAAGTACAAATTGATCTAAAAGAGAAATATAAATGGGTTATTGGAAAATATGTTAAACATGACGATTCTTTTATGATAAGAATAGATGATATATGTCATGTCCATACATCTTGTATGAATGGCTATGCGGATAATTTAGAACCAGATGATTCTATTTACATAAATGGTACTGTAGCTCATTGCGATGTCAAGAATAATTACTATTCTTTATCAAAAGGTGAAAACATCCAAGTGCAGGCTAAAGATGTAATAGATATACCTGATGGGGAATTTGAGAATATGGTAGAACGATTGTTTAATGAGGCAAAAAAGAACTTACTATGAGCCTGTTTGTATGCGCTAAATGCGGTTGTGTAGACAATACCGCCACGTCTAGTTACTGGATGTTGACAAACGAGTATATGGTGGACAAATTCGAGTATGCCAAGGAACTACAGCCGTACAAGGGCATGGGGCTGTGCAGCGAATGCGGGAGGCTTACTACCTCCCCAGACGGCCGTGATGTCGTGGTGCCCGGAAAATGGCACGGGAAGTTCCCGAAGAAGAAAGCCACCGAAGAGCAGTTGAAACATGTAGGATATAAAAATCTAATAAGATGAATAAGATAAGAAAAGGAGAAGTTAAAATATATAAAGGGAAAGAATACATAGCTATCCCTGAGATAGAAGAAGAGAGTTGTACGGGATGTTGTTTTTACGACAAAGGGATTTGTTTAATAAATCATGCTGATGATCCTAATTGCCTTCATAGCGGCATGATCTGGGAACAAAAAGAAAATAGTATGAGCGATATCAAAGAAAAGGCTATCAAATTAGCCATAGATGCCATGAAGCCCATACCGATACACTCATCACCATGCTACAGCGTAAGTGATAACAGATCGCCGGAGGAAAAGCATGAGGAGGAAATGAGGTTTTGTAAGGATCTTAACGACCTTAGATGTGAGATGCTTATTGATATGGCTAAGAAAATAGAAGAGTATTTATTACAAGATATATAATATGAAGAAAATAATAGGGATAGATTTTGATGGGACGTGCGTAGTAGACTCATTCCCTTATGTAGGAGACAATATCGGAGCCGCTAAAGTATTGAGAGAATTGGCTGATAAGAATCTTCTGATATTATATACGTTGACATACTCCCACCACTAAAGTGATTGGGATTCTTGGATACAAGTGTACGGGACCCCGGTTTTACAACCGTTGGAATTACCCGTACTCTCCAATTCGGAAATGCCCTTCCGAAGGATATTTTTAGAGGCTAAGAGGTCCCTGTCGTTGATAGAACCGCATCCGGGACAAACCCATGTGCGGTCGCGTAACAACAGACCTTTATTAATACAGCCACATTCGCAAGTTTTGGAAGAAGGATACCATTTGTCAATCTTATGTACTATCACTCCATACTTTGAAGCGATATACGTAAGTTTGTTAATAAAAGAAGAATGACTAAGATCAGAAACTTTCTTTCCCCACAAACGTTTCATGGCTTCAATGTTTAGATCTTCAATGAAAATATAATCATATTGTTTACACAACTGATGTGCTAACTTCCATTGAAAATCACTACGTAAATTCATGATTTTCCTATTTGTCTGATGAAGCTCGAACAACCTTCTTTTCCTGTTATTCGATCCCTTTTCAGATCTTGAGAGGTTGCGATTACATTTCTTTACCTTCTTTTGATATCTATTGAAAAACAAAGGAGACTGAATAGACTTCCCGTCACTTAACGTCATGTAAGTTTTAAGTCCGAAATCGATTCCTACAGATGCACCATTACGTGACTTTTCATAGGTCTTATTCGATTTCGAGTCTGTTACGATGACAATGGAATATCTATTACATGTTTCCCTTAAAACTCTGACCTGTTTTACATTCCCATCGTAAGGACGGGAATATGAGAACTTAAAACGCTTGTTTATCTTATTGATCGTGAAAACATTTCCATTCAAAGCAAATCCTCCCTGTTTAAATACAAAGGAGTTAAACTTCTCTGCTTTCTTGAACTTCGGAGGTCTTTTGCATAGCTTTTTAAAGAATCTTTTATAGGAATTGTCAAGACGTCCAAGGATTTCCTGTACGGTCTGGGAATGCAAAAGGACTCTTTTGATTCGTTTGGCAAAGTGCTTTTGAAGCCTGTTCAGTGAAATATATTTTCCAAATCTCCTGTAATAACGTTTCTGTAAATTCAAGGCATGATTCCATACAAATGCGCATTCCCTAAGCATTTTATCTAAATGCTTAGTGTTCTTGGATTTATATATATTGTACTTGTATGAGATCATGTTTTAATTATTTTTATGACGCAAATATAATAATAATTTACTATTTTTTGCAAAACAAATAAACAAAAAATGGATAGTAGATGGAAAACAAACAGAGGAAGTGTCTATAATTTGGAGTATCACATAATTTGGTGCCCTAAATATAGAAGAAAGAAACTCGTAGGAGATATCGAAAGAAGATTAAAAGAACTTCTATACGAAAAAGCTAGTCAAAACAATTGGGAAATAAAAGAACTGGAGATAATGCCGAATCATGTTCATTTATTTATAAAAGCAACTCCTTCTGATTGTGTATCTCATATTGTTTCACAATTGAAAGGATATACAGCTAACATGTTAAGAAAAGAATTTGAATCTCTTAGAAGAGAACTTCCTACATTATGGACAAGATCTTTTTATGTAGAATCAGTAGGGCATATATCCGAACAAACAATTATAAAATACATTGAAAATCAAAAGAATATATGAAATATGATACTACCCCCTCTTTTTAAAGAGGGGCTTTGGATAAAATCGTAAGAGATGGTAAATATCTACAGGATGCCGTAGACTGGTTTAGATACAATCATATCAATCTGTATTCGGTAAACTACAATCCTGAGCCAGTATCATCATCACCAAAAGTGTATTGTGATTATTATATAGATGATAGGAATATCGGCACTCCACTTACGGATAAAGGATATGTGGATTGGGATAAGATGCTGGTGTTATTAAGACAAAATAATTTATTATAAGATAGGTAATTATATATCATTTAAATTTTGAATCATGAAAAAGTGTAAATTGTTAATAACAGATTTAGACGGGACACTGATTGAGACAGTGTCAGGGGATACATTCCCTAAAGGTATATGGGATATGAAAATAAAACTCTACGTGTTTGAGGCTATCAAAAATTACGCTCCTGATGACATCCTAATCATATCAAATCAAGGAGGTATAGAAAAAGGCTTCGTGGACAGAGAGATGTTTGAATATAAATTCGATTACATATCAAATGCCTTGGAAGATTATACAGATGTATCCGTAAGTGCTTATTACTGCGAAAGCAATAATAAACGCAACGCCAATAGAAAGCCAAATATAGGGATGATAAAAGAGTATATGGATTTCATCGAATACATGAATAACGATGAAGATGAGGAAGAAAAGATCGTATACGATACTATCTTGATGATCGGGGACGCTTCCGGAAAAGAAGGACAGTTCTCCGACTCCGATAAGAAGACGGCGGAGAACTTCGGGTGCGAGTATATGGATGTGGATGATTTTGTGGATAAATATAATAACCGATAACGAAAATAAGAAGGATAGGGTGATGATATCCTATCCTTCTATTATTATGTAAATCCATTTTTGGATTACATTAAGTATCAATGATATAACTATATCTTTTTATCTTTAACACTGTTCCTTACCCTAATAAAACCATACTCGTTGATTATATTGTCTATATCATTATCAGATAAATGAAACCATTCTCTTTCCATCCTTTTTATCTCAAATTTGCTATGCAATTCATTTTCTATATCTCTGCCAACAAAGGCTATTATCTTAAAATCTATATTCCCGGTTCTTATCGTATTTTCCCTTTTGTCAATATTATTGGTTTTACCTATCTTAATATAACCATCAATATTACCTGATCCTAAATATGTATATACTATCTTGTTATCTAATATATCAAATGACATATCATATAAATAGATAAAATCTTTATATATCTTAGTTATCAGATGTCCTATGCTCAAATTATTAATATCGTTAAAATATTCAAAAACAGATATTAAATTAAAAAAATCAATTCTTTTAGCATTTAGAAATTTTCTAAACATATTTGATACACTATTTGATATATCCATATTTGACTTGACTGGGACAAACACCTCAATATTGTCTACTATACAATTATCATATCCAGTCACCACTCTTATAGAAAATCTATATCCAAAAATGTTATCAATAATAGTTTTGTAAAGAGCGTTTAAATCATCGATAAATTCACGAGGGATATCACGTCTAACATCAATATTATCAACTTTATAGATACATATATTATCATATGTTATAAAAATACTATTTATATAGTCTATAACAATATCCCTTTCTGATATATTTTTCAATCTTATGCTATATCTGTATCCACCAAGAATCCTAAGGTCATTTAAATTAGCTATCTGACATAACATAAAACCTAATACAGGGAAATTATTAAATATTGATATATATTCATGTTTACCAGTATTGTTATTGATATGTTTTATTTTGTTTATGATTAGTTCATAATCATATTCCATTTCGCTATCAGATTGTATATCAAATCCATAATAATCTTTATTCCCTTTAACGAAATCGTCTATATGACATATGTAGGACGATCGAGCTGTCAACTGATTCAATTTATCAGGCATGATAATTTTCAAAGACCCTGTTTCGTTGGATTCGGACGTCAAAATTTCACTACTGTTCTTCGTGGAATCATGAAAAAGATCTACATTTGTATTCATAAAATAATTACCTATTCCCATCCGTCCGGGATGGATAGATGGGAATACAAAAATAGCCAATATGATTGTTTTAAGCAATCTACTGGCTATTTTTTTCATCACGCTATATCAGCAGTTATCTTCCCCTGTCAAAGTACCAATTAGCGTCCTCCCCAGACTCATCCTTATTCCTGCCTCCTAAGAAGAATCCCATCGTCATGCCGTTGGTCATCAACCAGTAGTCGGATGTCTGTTTAATATCCCTAGCCGTCTTGATATTATACCATTGCTTACCAAACGAGAACTTCATGAGCTGCCTCCATAGTTTGCTCTCGCCCTTATATACGCCGGTCTGGACGGTAGCGAACGGATCCCAGTTTCGAGGATCGGTGAGGTCGCCTAACTTCCGGGCGGTGACCAGCGGATCCTGTAGCATGTCTATGGCGTTAAGCTCCATGAACGGGGATGTCTGGGAGGCGATCTCATTGATCGTCCTGAACCCTATGTAGGTAATGAACTGCCCGAACCAGCTATCCTCATTATCCTCCCTATATCCCATCAATGCCCGTCCTATGGCCATCATCGTAGCGAATACCGCCATGTTGATAATCGATCTCTTGATATTGATCTGCTCGTAGGGGGTAAGCTTATCATACTCTTCCTTAAGCACGTCATATGCCTCTCCCATCCTGCCCTCCGACATCGAACCATAGACGTTCCCGGCCAATCTCCATAACGTTCTCATATATCCCTCCTCGAACTGGTTGGTCTGGAAATTGAAACCGGCTTTCTTATACGCCCGCTGCACGGCCAATATAAACCATCCACGGTGAGGCAGCACCATATTAAGGATAGCGTTCCGGCTAGCCCCCACCCGGTTCTGCTCGTTCAAGGCACCGTCGCAGATCTGCACCATGCTCCTGACCCTGCTGGACAAGGTAGGTATGTATCTATCTATAATATCCTTGTTAGCCTCGTTCTTAGCCACGATCTTTCCGTCCTTGACATCTACCATGTTCCACATAGAATAATCCCTTAAACGCTCCCAATCGCGTTTAGCCTCGTTAGCGGACATATTTCTGTCTTTCATCATCATCTCCTTGAAATTGGAGTATGACCAAAACTGACCCTCGTATAGGCGGGTATCATCCATGACCGAGATAATGACCTGCGGATCCAACGGGGAGTTAAGAACCTCCATCATCTTAAACGGCAGGTCCCGGAATAAGGTTCTCCAGATCTTGTTATACGCCGCGGATCGTACACGGTTGCGGACATTAAACACGCCTAGAGCTTCTCCAACGACATATAGCTTGTTGGTACGGTTTATGTCCCCGATCTCAGACACGTACGTACTCAACTGCTTCTGGGCTTCCCCATAGGCGTATTTCATGGAATCCTTGCTTATATACTGCCCCACCATACCCTCCAAAAGGAAGTTGGCCTGCCCGGTAAGGGCGCCGGTAGCTGCGACGAACGGGGAGAAGCCTAGGTTGGATTTGGACACGAACTTAGTAAACATAAGAGCCAGCTTATTAAGATCGACCTTATAATTACCTATATTCCATTCCGCCCGCTTATTATTTATCCTGACGTCATAGATACTGGCGTTAACCCAATCTTGGAACATCCTATAGGCATGCGTCGCCTCTGGGTTCTTACCGCCGTCGTATTGCGTCTCCAGCATCATGTTCCTGTATCCCATGACATCATCCAAGGCCGCCCTCTTATACTTGTAAGAGGTCGCTTGTAAGGATAACATGGAATAGGAGTAGGCGAAGTCATGGGACACGTCATCGGCGTTCTCCAACTTGCTAAGATAGTATTTGGGGATCATACGATATTTGTTATCGTTCTCATCAATCCCTCCTAGGTCTTGCCCCTGACCATGTATAGGGTCATCCACCCTCTCGCCAACGATATCACGTACGGCGTTGCCGATGGCCGCCTTAGGGTCAACCCCGGCCTGCACCATCCTCTCCACGCCGCCCTTGGATATCTGTGGTATTTGGTAGATGTTCCGGAATCGCTCATCATAGTCCTCCATAGCCTTACGGCTTATGTTAAGCAACTCCTTCCTCATCTCCCACTTATCCTTATTGATCGTAGCTTCCTCCCCTTCGTTGGTAATACCGTATTTCTTGAAGAAAGCCTCGTTCTTGTACTTATCGAACCTAGGCGTATGATATCCATAACCCAGATCGGGATTATAATTAGGATTACGGAAAGAACTCTCGGCATCGGCCTCTTCTAGCCACTGGTTATTGATCGATAAGTCAATCATATTAATATCGAACCCGAAACGGGATACGCTCTCTTCATTTGATATACCATTTTCCATGGCATCAAAGAACTCGGATACCTTATACGTACCGTTATTTATCTTCCTAACGAAATCAGAATATCCCTTGGGAGAGTATTTTCTCATATAAGGATATAGCCGAGTTCTGGCGTACTCGATAAGTATACTATTAGCCTTACCCATAGCTATATCATTAGCCAGCTTATCACTGAAATCAGGACCGTATTTCTTTCTTAAGAACAATGTCTCTATGAACGTCCATGACGGGTTCTTCCGGGACAGCTTGGCGGCCATCCTATCCACCTGACTCCGGGAGCGGGCGGACATATGCTCCTTGGCGAACTTAATCTCATCCATACCCTTGTCGTATGTCACGGCATCCCTTAACGCATTACGGTAGGAATCTGTAACGCCACTCTCCACCGTATCGGGCATATTCATCTCAATATCCTCAGCGGAAGCGGCGGCGTTAATAACACTCTTGGCCTCGGCCAGACGGTCGTATAGCTCGTTTATCTTCCTTAATGACGATGACCCACGAAGACGATCGAAATCATACTCGCCATATCTGGTACTGTCCCGGTACTGAATAAGCAAAGGTCTTAACTGATCGTTGATCTCATTTATTGTTGCCATCGCCTCCTCTACCTTCTCTATCCTTGATGATGATACAGATTGCTCCGTGATCTTATCAACCAGATTCTCGTAATAATCACCCTCCTCGGATCCCCACATATCCTTAGAGAAACCAAGATGACCGCCAGCCAGCAGGAACTCGAACGCCGCCTTACCGCCCTCTGACCGCTCTATCCCGCGAAGTATCTCCTTGAATTCCGCGGAAGCCTTACGACCCTCGTTGGTATTCCCGAACTCCTCGGCCCATGCCTCGTCCCATACCTTGATCTCCTCGGACGTCATCAACGCATCGGACCCCGCTTCCTTTGGTGTCCCGTCGGAATACCACTCGCTCTTGGCTATAGCCCTATCACGAAGGATATCCAGATAAGATCTCCATGCTATAGGATCGGATTGGAATGCCGACCAATCCACTTTCCCGTCTTTCACGAATTTATCCATAGCCACATATCTACTCCTGCGGATACGGGACATGAAATCGGATGTAGCTTGTGATACCCTGCGACCCAGCCTTTCCTCTACCTTCTTGTTCACATTCTCGATCTTATCGTAATAAGCCTGCACCATAGGTTTCTCACGATTCTCATCCAACCACCTATTTATCGCATCGAGATATCGTTGCTGATCCTCGAATGTCATGGCCGAGATATCAAAATTCTGGATACTTGGCTTGAATATATGATTGACCTCCTTTGTAATAGGTTTATCACCATCATATCCTATGATATCATCACGAGTCTTGACCTTAAGCCCCTTATCAGATAAAAGCATGTCGACAAGTTGCTTCTCGGTCTTACCCGTAACCTTTTTAAGATCATATATATCAATAATAGCTTTCGCCTGCTCTGTCCGATACAGTAAATCGTATTTGGCGAAATCACGGGACGAATCAAGGTAATCAGAGTTCTTACCGTTTATCTTCTGTATAAGATCCTCATTATCCTTTATCCCCCATCCACGCTCTTTCATCATCTTCGTCATCTTATTGATATTAGCCACGCCCTCAACATGAGCGTCGTTATAAGCCTTGGCAAGACGTTGCCCTAACATGCCTAAGATAGCGTTCCCGCTATGTTCTAACGTCCCGAAAAACCGGGACATGACATTGATATCCTTATGGATGTTATCTATCAACTTCTTTATCCCATTCCAATATCTTTCCGGGATATTAAACATCCGGAGCTGTCCATCCAGCCAATCCTCGTTACGATCGCTACGAAGGGCGTTTATATCAGACATAGATGTCTCAGCCATCCGCAATATATCATCCATATCCTCTACCATGCCAACCTTGTTGTTGCCATAATAATCCGCCGCCTGATTATTGACGAATCCACGAAGATTCCTGATTAACGGTACTATCTCCCCATATACGTTATCGATAACCTGTATCGTCTCATAATCCAATCCCTTGTCGCTCTTACGCAAGCTACTGGCAACCGTAACCAAATACTCCACCTCAGCCTTGGCGGTCGCTATGACACTCTTGGTGGATAACAGGTTGTTGTTTTTATTAAGCTCACCCCCGACTTGTCTCACCTTCTCGCCTATATCACGAAGAAGGGAGATACTCTCACCGATCCTCTGGCTTTGGCTTGATCTCATCCTCTGCAATCTAGTATACAGCCTTTCTAATGACCTGCCATTCTTGATCAGCTTATTAGCCACGTCAATGTCCGATAACGAGTACATGAGATGATCGCTATCCTTTAGCAGAAGCACGTCAAAGGCGCTTGGATCATCAGCTAACGCCGACTCCTTTATCCTGTCAAGTACCTTATTCAAATCCGATCTTTGGCTGGAGAAGAAATTACGTATAGCTCGTACCATCCTGCCAAACAAGGAGAGCTGGGCGTCCTCGGACGAGGTCAGATCCTCTACCGCCTGTTCCATGCCCGGCACGAACCGCTGGGCCAACGTCTTACCTAGGATCTCCCGCTTCACCATCCGATCCAGCTCCTCTCCTTGGTATTCCCTCCCATACACCTCATAGTAACGACCAGCGAACTGATTCCATAACGACGTGCCGACAACAGAATCCAGCACCTCGTCAATCTCCTGTTGGTTACGATAAGTATCGACCAAGAAATGAGCCACCTCCTCATTGAGATCCTCTACCGTAGCCCCCTCAGCCAAGGCGATAACCCCATTGGCCATGTCAGATAAGGCCCTAGCCGAAGGATCCACGCCATTACGCATCTTATACTTGTCCATATATTCGGACATACCCATCACACGGATACCTAATGTGGATAAGATGTTGGTTATATCAGTCCTGTTTTGAAGATCCTCCGCCTTCTCATTCTCGATAACCCCACGGACATTGCTCCCGTACAAAGCGTTATCCTCCATCATCAACGACAAGGCTAGCTCCATGAATCCATCATACTTGTTATTAAGCTCCTCAAACTTACCTTGCCTTAACATACCCTTGATCTCCGATCTGCTTACCGTAACCTTCTCCCCGGACGTAGTGATAAGATCAAGATCATTACTTACCTCCGTATCAAAACCTATAGAACCCAATACGTTCATTTCGGAGGACTGACTTCCAAATCTATTTCTAAGACTAGAGAAGGCATCCATAGCGTTATAGATCTTAAGACCATCAGAATTGCCGGCTCCAGTAAGATAATATCTATCCCCTAGCCTTATACGTTCCCCACTCAACATACCTTTCTTGATAAGGTAATTAACAAACCCTCCACGGGTGCTTATATTAGAGTCTGAGCTAATACCAAGGATCGGGATGAATGACTCGCTGTTATTAAGGGTTATTGAGGAAGAGCCAAAGGAGATGTCAGTCGTGCCAGACGGGATGTCGCTCTCCTCGACACTGCCGGCCAAGAACCCGGCCTCGACCCGCCCACCGGACGATCCTTTTATGGCGTTGGCGTAAGATTCGTGTATCTTGCCGTCATCCGATCTAAAGAACAGGCGAGGCTCACCGGAATCATATACCAATCTTGAAGATGGAGGAGTATAATTCTCAATATTATTTAACGGCAAGACATTGCCAGAAAATATGATCTCCCCGTCTATACTTCCGCCTTTCACCCTAATATTAGGTCGTTGCCCGGTAGAAGCGCTTTCCACGGCCTTCCATAACATACGGGCTGTCTCCTTAATGTCTATATTCTCCCTGATAGCCCTTATATCATCCCATGACGCCTCTTTCAGTATCGTGTCGCCAATATTATCCTCATTTATGGAATCCAAATCCACCTCCTGTACCGTGGATGTATCTACCACCGCCATATCACTGACCTCACCTACCTCTCCGGAAGTAAGATAAGCCACTACATTGTCGCTATTCCCAAGGCTTCTGGCCAACGCCGGGGCGTCCATATCACTTATGGCAGACAAGACCTTGGCTGACATAAGTTGTCCCAACTCGCTAGCGTTAAGTCTGGCACTTATGGATCTGGCGGCCTCCTTATTCCTTGGTACGGACTTCGTCCAGTCACCGAACTTAGACCTAAACTTATCGTTATAAATAGTCATATAAGCTTCAGCGGCCTTATTAAGGTCACTTACGGCGGCTATACCCGCTATCTTATCGAACAAGGTGGATACCTCGCCGGAAGGGGTCAAGACACGGGTTATCTTACCCTCCTTATTCCTTTTAATTACGCAACTCGACATAACTTCATGTTTTTGACAAAGATAAACAAAAAGCCCCCACAAATAAGCGGAGGCTGATATTCTTGTGTTCCTTATATAATTTATGGCTTAATCCGTATTCTTACTATTGATGAACTCGCTAACACAATCACCAGCGAAGCCGGCTATATACGCTGCGTGTTCATCCTCTCCAACCTTAAAACCAAGAGACATATTGCAAAACTGACATACGCTCATTGCTATATGGAATGACTCGTGACATATATTTCTCATTATTAAATCATCGTCGCTCGAAAAATTCCAAAGTATGGCGAATTTATCGTCATCATCCCTATCCCTTACCAAATTTGCGAAAGACGCCTCCTTGTCCATATCATCCTCATCTCCCCATTTCCCCTCGTGTTCAGGCTCCATATTTTCGAAACGATCACACAATGTCTTATAATCCAACCCAACCGTGATAATCAACTTCAACGGATATATCACGAAATCAAACTCCATCTCTCTCATAATTTCTTTAATTTTTCTATAACCTCAAAACACATCTTACACTCAATCCTACGATACAACTGCCTTACGCCATCTATCGTAGTCCAATAACGAACACCCTCACGGTGTAGGAACTCGCTCATAACCTTAGTGTCAGCCACATCATGTAGGTCGTATGAGTCAAAACATAACTTACATATATCGTCAAGATCAAAATAAGTAACCTTATTATACGATATACAACGGATTTGTCTCCCATCAGGAATCTGAACATCGAAAACATTTATCTTCTCCATATTAAAAAACAGAGGGATGCCGATCCCATCACAGACCGGTATCCCTTATAATAAATTAGCGACGAAAAGCATGGTGATGGACATGCGCCACAAATGTAATTACAAAATTCGTAAAAACAAAATATCAAGGGCAATCACCCGTGCATTCGCATGGAGCATCGCTTTTCAAAACCCCATATACCCGATTGTCGCTAGTCAGCCATCGTTTGCCGTCGCTCGTGATATAAGCCTGCCGGCATCCCTCCTGATTCACCGTGAGCGTCTTCTTAACACCTTTTGGAGTTGTTATCTCCAGCTCAAGAGTCCGATCAAGACCGTTGTTCATCACCGAGCCAAAGGAAACGGGGGCGCTTCCGGCCCCGGACCCCGGACTGACGGTAAGAGGCTGGTCAGTTACCTCACCTACCCCGTCCTTCCAATTAATATTCAAATCATTAGCCATAGTTGTATTATTTTTGTTCTATTGCAAAGATAGCAAAACAAATAAACCCCAACCGGCTTTAGTCGATCGGGGTCTGAGTAAGCGAAAAGAAACTGATTATCGTCCCATCATTCTCAATACGGTTCTAGCCGCAGCTTGCGCCCATGTCCAGCTGTCATTAGATGTTACGTTAACCGTCTGTTGAGTACCATTTACATCCAAGTTAATAGTCTCCTTGTCAAGCTCAATAGTAGAGTCTCCAGCGGCTTGCGTTACCGTCACGTTGGCTATCTGGCCACCAGCGGCAGTTACCTTCAATGTAGCTGTCAGTTCCTCGATCGTGACGTTGGCCGGTACGTCCGAGATCGTGATGCTCCAAACGAACTCGCCAGCGGCTCCGGGATCGTCGGCGATAATCGCTCCGTTAGCCGTAGTCTTTCCAGCCGCCGTGTAGTTAGCCGGGAGCTGTAACGTAAGCCCGTTCTCCTCAGCCGGCGTGACCGCGAACGTAAGCTTAGTACTGTTAGACTTACCGGTGATGGTAACATTACCACCTGTCTTTTGTACGGAAGCGTTAGGGCTGTCTGATCTTACCACCTCAGCAGCCGCTGCCTGATTAACTACCAACGCCTTCTTAGCCCCGCCGTTCGTGGTGACCGTAAGGTTGATAGTGCGTTGAATACGACCGGTGTGTTTATCACCGGAGAAATTAACCGCTTGATCTCCTGATCCTGATACCGGGTCTACGGTTACGAAACCGAATTTTTGTGATGCCATACTTAAATATATTTATAAATGTCCTTTTATTATGCCAAAAATAACTTATATAATGTTAGCCATAAAATATGGGGGGGTAGATAGCACTACGACTACACCCGCTCCACGTACAGACCTATTAAATCCTGTAGATTATGGCTGAGAGGAGTTCCGCTATCCCTAGTACACTTATACACATCAGCGTTCTGAATGTAATACTTATCCTTGAATATCTCCATTGGAGGGAAATACGGGATAGGATCCCCTATAGTACCGGCATGTTCCTTATCAATAACCTTATACAAGGAAGCCGTATTTAGTCCGGGTTCCCATTCCTCCGACAGCGTATGTTGTTGGATAACCTCATAAAGGATATCCGTATCCTCCTTAACCACCCTAAGACAAAATCCGGTATCCACGGATAGCCCGAACTCCGCCCCTTCTTGTCCCCATATGGGGAATAGGACCTTAACATCCAATTTATCGTTAGAGGATAAGGATAAGTCTTTATTATTAACCACCATTCTAGAAAATTTTACAGCCACCTTCTGAGGATCAGAGGCGTCCTTCTCCTTCGCCTGTTGCTGGACGTATGCTGTGGTGACACTTATCTTGTCTGGATATCCGGATTGGACATCAATAGCCCTTACCTGCTCTACGGTAGTGGCTAGATTGATCTGCTTTTGCTTGTCCCCTAACGCCGACATAAGATCATTATCATACTTATCCATCATCCCGATCAAGATCTTGCCTTCCGTTATATCGAATTCCAGACCCATGATCGTTATCTTGCCAGCTATAGCCCCATCAGACAAGGCGTTACGTCTATCATGTTCAGGAATATAGATATTCTGATCATCCAAGAAGAACTCATATAGATTTCCGGTCTCATAAGTTCTTATCTCCTCGTATTTAACTGATTTCTCCTCATTAAGAAGCCTTGACTCATCCAGCTTAGCCTCGATAATTTCCTTGACAGTAGCTTTAGGATTAGCCTCCTTGAACGCCAATTGCTCCTCCCCAAGCTCTATCCATGGGGCGGGATTCCCGTTAATGTAATCATCATAACTATAGCCCTTGGCGTAATTATCATCAAGCGGATCGCCCTGAACTAATTGATTGGGATATATTTCCCTGTTTATATATACGTAGCTCATATCTTATATCATTAATCTTGTTCTTTAACGGCGATGCTATACTTACCTGAAGCGTAACACCAGATATTTATCTCGAAAGGCTTGTTAGCCGTAGTGGTTATAGAAGTACCACTCATGCTTACATAAGCCCCGGAGTTGGGTATAGCCTGCGTGAAGGCCGCCGACGGGACGCACCTGATCATCAGCTCCTCCCCTATCTGCATCCCTGACTGCACGGATAGGGTGGTAGCGGCTGATAACGTAGCCGTGATACTTCTCTTGCTAATAGGCAGGTTAGCTAATGTCGTGACCGTATTAACCCCTATAAGCCTGTTCATGGTCTTCTTATCGGCGGCCGCCATCAAACCGTTAGTAGACTCATTGGCCACGGCATATGTCGTGTTAGGAGGTGTAGCCCAAGTGCCATCTCCACGCATGAAACTGGATGTACTGCCATTAAGCTGTCTCAACAAGCCGTTAGCTGTAGTAGAGGCCAATCCGTATGTGGTATTAGTAGGTACAACCCATGTCCCGTCACCACGAAGAAAGGACGTCTGCTTACCAGCGGCGGGAGCCGGAACTAATCCCGCAGCACCGGCGGCAGAAGCCGTAGCCGCCTTCATATTGGCGTAGGTAGTATTCGTATCCTTATAATAGGGGATACCACCCACGATAGGACAAGCCGTATATCCAGAGGCGCTTGTCACGGTACTGCCGTTCTTGACCAACCCCGTGGACCCGTTAGCTCCTACAACACCATACGTTGTATTAGTATCCGTCCAAGGCACGTTGACATACATCTTACCACTACTATCCAACTCCACCGGATAATTCTTACCATTCTCAGCATATCCGATCATCACCAATCCTAAGGTTGTGGTATTGGCCTTGGCGTATGTGGTATTTGTCGGAATCACCCACGTACCATCGCCACGAAGGAAGGAGGCTTGCTTGCCGGCGGCCGGAGCGGGTACCAATCCCGCCGATCCTGCGGCTGAGGACGTTGCTCCTCCCATGTTACTATATGTGGTGTTAGGAGGAGTTTGCCATGTCCCATCACCACGAAGATACTTGGCTTGCGCTCCGGCGGCAGGTGCGGGGACCAAACCTGCCTTTCCCGCCGCTGAGGCAGAAGCGGCTCCCATATTGGTGTATGTCGTGTTGGTATCCGTCCACGGAACATTCACATACATCTTACCATTTCCGTCAAGAGCTACCGGGTAATTCTTTCCGTTAGCTGAATACCCGATCTTAACAAGACCCAGATTATCGCTTGTAGCTTGGGTATAAGTCGTGTTACTGTCAGTCCAAGGGACATTGACGTACATCTTGCCATTAGCCAATAGCACAGCGTAGTTCTTTCCATTAGAAGCATAGCCGATCTTAACCAATCCTAAGGTGTCGGCCGTGGCTTCATTATACGTTGTGTTATTATCCGTCCACGGAACGTTAACGTAAGCATTGCCGGACGAATCCAGCTGTACCTTATAGTTCTTCCCGGAAGTCGTATATCCTACCTTAATACCGCCAAGAACGGTAGCGGAGGACGTGGGAGGGGTGAAGGTACTTGGTTTGCCCGTAACCCCGGACCAAGGCACGGAGGAAGCCTGACTGGCCGTGTAAGGCTCATACCCATCCTCACTGTTCAATTTAGACTCGTCTTTTATCAGATACATCTTACCTGTAGACGTGACCTTTACCGTATCACCGCTTTGAGCCGTAGCGGTGGTAAGGGCGAATCTAGCCGTATCATCAGCTACCACGACCAATCTCTCCAAAGCCGCCTTAGGTAACCTATCTATGCTGATGGTTCCGGATGCGATCTTAGAGGCATCAAAATTGGCCAATGTCGTGGAGATAGTTACGTTGCCTCCGAAGTCCGATGAGACACTACCGGTAACAGCCCCGGACAGCGCTATGGTCCTAGCCGCCTGTAATTTCGTGGCGGTAGGGGCATTATCCGTCTTAAGAGCATATTTGGTAAGATCAATATCATTAGCCTTATCCAAAAGCTGATCTATCTGCTTACCATTGTATTTACCTTGAAAATCTTCCATATCAAACTTATTTTTTGCTCAAATATAGTTATATACATAAATACCAAGAAATCGAGGGGGGGGAGATACGGGTAAGTGTCAGAAACTGCCGTCCCCGTGCAGGAATCCGCTACGGAATATAATAGCCTTGTCTTTAAGTTTCTGGACAGACTCCCATTCCCATTCACCCTCACAAGGCTTAACGACATACTTATTCCCCCATGTCTTAAACTTCCTCTCTATAACAAACATCTCTGGGTCTTTTAAGACATGGAAGATACTTCCGACAGGGAAATACTTATCAGTCCTCAATATAACACGATGATGTTTCTCGTCATATTCAGGATCGCCTACGATACGTGCCTTATAAAATTGGAAATCATTTAACGTCTGATCCACTGGCTCTATCCAATAATACCCCTTACCCATTGCAGTTTGTATTTAATTATCTATATTTGCGGTGTAGTAACTCATAATGTTTTAAGTGATTTTCAACCAAAGGGGAAGGGTGTCCGTGAGGATGCCTTTTTTCATTCCCGCCCACCCTTCCTATGAACAAAAGATCTACCTCGAACAAATGTAATCATAATAAAGCTACGGTCAAAAAGAAACCCTATCGGTATTCTATTGCCGACAGGGTTCTCCAACGTTGTATCAAACCTAAATCATATCACTCCATTTGATTGTGTCACCGACGAAGCACCGCACCGCCAGATACCTTACGAACGCCGTCCCTTCCGGGGCGTCAGGGTCTTCCAGATAAGCCAAGACAGCCTTGACTATTTTCTGGTCGCAATCCAATACCTTAGGAAAGTAGTCGCTATAGAACATAGCGAACAGGTATTGGATATCTCCCCAAGTGGCGTTATCAGGTTTCTTGGCCCCGCATTTATCGAACATCTGCTTAGCGTCCTCCATCGTCCATCTTCTCTTGGACCCGTCGGCGTTAAGCATCTTGTCAGCGGCTTCCCTAGCCAGCTCCTTGGAAAAGTGATATCCATGAGTGTCTATATACCGCTTATAATCCGGGTCATCGGCGTCTGCTCCTCAGTAGTAACGACTTCTCCTGCCTCTACGCATATAAGGCTCCGTACCCTCGTACTCGTCACGGATGTTACGTTCACCGAACCAGCCCCTGCGATACATCTCATCCTCACGTTCATGGAGTCTCTCACGTTTCTCAAGCTCACGCTCGTCACGTTCCAGCTCCCTCTCACGTCTTTCAAGATCACGCTCACGGCGTTCTAGCTCATCCATCCTACCGTCATGCTCCTTGCCATAATGGTCATATATTCCACCACCATAACCCATGTAAGTCCCATCCGAACGTCTGCTACGTCCACGACCGCCTCTGCGATCGTAGATCTCGTCATTATAATCTTCTTGGCCGTTGCCTAAATCTATAACTCTCATCTTAACCTAATTTTTTAATTAACAATTCTTTTAGCTCATCGAAAGAGGAACCCATCTTATCGACTTTTTCCTCAAGATTCTTGATCTTCCGGTCCTGATCCTTAGTCTGCTTAAAAGCCGGATTGATTTCCTCAAGGATCGAATCGCAAGCCTCCAGCGTCCTCCTATGCTTATCGATGCTGTCGAGAATATCGGAGCTTGTCCTCTTGGCGGCGTTAAGCTGGTTCATGATCGGATCGACCGAGCAGGCCAAAGTTATGTTATTGGACATAGCGACATCCCTACCCTCCGGTACGACGTAGGTCATGGAAGATCCATTTATCTCCACGGTAAGGTCTATCACCCTATCCTGTAGTTGCTGATATTGCCCCATCTGACCCATCTGGGGTTGCTGGAACCTAGGCTCGGACACGTTAACCACATTTCCCATCCTAAACACCGGAACATCGGACGTATCCAGTGTATATACTTGAAATCCTTTCTTTAAGTCTCTAAACATATCTCGATTTTTAAGCGGGAGGGAAATACCCTCCCATTAGACATCCAATCTAACCTATTCCTCACCAACAGTCGTCTCCGAAGCCGAGGCGGCGGTCGCAGGCACACAGCAATCCATGAGCCTCAATACACCCCTTACCTTGTTGAAATAAACAAGGCGTTCGGTGTTGTTAACCATAGCCGCTCCGGTCACAGCCACGTTGATCGGGTTCACCACAGCCACGCCGGTTACCGGGCAGCATGTGTCATCACCTACCGTGGATACGGTGCTGTTCGCCGGGACAGCTATCTGTACTGGCAATGTCTCGCCTGTCGTCGGAACCACCTGCCGGATTTTCAACAGCAGAAGGCCCTCGCATGGCAAAGACAGCCATATCCTTGGGTTGATGCCGAAGATGGTGTTGGTAGTAGTCACTACCACGTTCTTCGTGACCAACTCATAAAGAGACCCTATTTTAGAAACACAAGCCATTTTTAAATATTTTTTACTGTGTTTATAATCTTAAATAACTACATTCGCGTCTGGGATAGGCAGAGGTCGCGTCTTTGCTGATAAGGGTTTCTCTAAGTTCTCCCTTCCCATTCTTTTTAAAAACTTAGTCCACATTTTAAAAAGATATAAGACAAAAAATCCGGAGCGTATCACTACGACCCGGATTCATCGCAAATCTATAAAATTCAATGTTTCAATGCTCGAAAGAAAACGTCTCACGACGTCAAAGAGAGATTAACTACACGAGAAATCTCGCATCAACTTATTTGTATTAGCAGTGTATTCATTAACTATCTTACTGGATGAGGGATTATCCTCTATCCTTGACAGGCGGTTATCGTCACTCCTTACCGTAACGTCACCCATCCTTCGTACCATGTTTTCTTGATATGATGATGGATCAGAGTATATAAGATCATCAACGAACCTGTATATCGCACCATCAACCGTCTCACCTACCTTCTCATACAAGCCGGATTGGAATGACACGAAATCATCATACCTCCCACGAGCCAAGAATGAACCGTCCGGTCTCGCCTCGACGCCGCCGTTGACCTCCCGGAGCAGGCCCGGATTCCTTTGGTACAGATACCTGTAAAACCCGACATCCATCATCCTATCCTGACCATCCAGATAGAAAAGATCTCTCATGCTACTGTCACCGGACTCGATAGCCACGTCAAACAGAAGATCCCTTACCTGACCTTCCGGCAACGACATCTCTATACTTTTTAACGTACCTCTGTCATGGTGGTTCAAAGATACGTTATAAATTCCATTAAAATCAAGGAAACGTAAGACATTATTATATAAATCCGATTTTTTTAACCTTTCCTTGATCTGGATCTTCCTCAACGATGTACAGGATTTGATAAAATCCCGATCCTTTCCCTGTCTAGCCTCGTATCTCCTGAACTCCCGATCAATATCGATATCATCCATCTTAGGGATTACGGGATGCTGGTATATCAATCTGGTAAGGATCATGTTCTCGGTATTCGAGGATGAGATGTTGAACATAACCAGCTTTTTTATGTTATCCTTGACCACACCAATATCAGAACGGGAAGCCCCGGCGGGAACCACGCCAGCCGGCAAGTACGAGGGCCGCTCTATCCCGATATCGGCCAACATCTCATAGGCCTGATCGGTGTCGGTTATCGGAGCCGTGTTATGGTACGTATTCCTACTAATATACAACATGCTCCTATCATACATATCGGAAGGGGATGTATTCCCGGACCTTACATACACCATCCTATCCCCAGTAGAATAAGTATCCTGAACCTCGTATATCGGATTCCCTTTTCCTGTTATCCTATCAAGATCGGAGATAAAGCTATCGTATACCGAATTGCCGGCCTGTATGGAAGACAACATGACGTCCAGCGACGCCATAAGATCACGGATATCCTCAGGTCTGGATATAACCATCTCATCGCTGATCGCCTCGCTTATATCCACGCCCATGTCGGCAAGATCCATGGCTATGTCATGCAGACGTCCGGCAACGTCCTTGATGTCCTTAAAATCATCCATATCGATTATCTCCCCAACCTTATCCCTTAGACCCTTCATATCCTTAGGCATACTGATATACGGTGTGGTACTATTGAAGTACGAGTCGGTAATCGTATTTCCGTCCTGACTCCGAACCTCCATACGGGTCATATTACGATACGTGTCATACATCCGATCTGCGTAATCCCGATCCTCCTGATACCGGAGTGCCAAGGAAGGGTATGGGATGGAGGCGAAAGCCTGATCGAACTCCCGGCGGTCGCTGATACCGCCTACCGCCCTCATGATCGTATCCCTTACCTCTATTGGATTCAAGCCCCTTCTCTTTCCTAACGAGTCATATGTATCCTCATATATCATATAATCATCACCAAGGCCTGACTCGGAGGACAGGAAATACATATCCTTCTCATTAAGATTCCCCTCAGACATAAAATCGACAATCCTCCTCATCATATCCCTTACCCGCTCATACTCCGATCGGTTAGTCATGATATTATCAATCTCATCAGCGTCATACATCCCAGATCGCTCAAGATTGTACCTATTGAGGAATATATCACCGCCGGAAAGGAAGTTGGATACGATCATATCATTAAGATCATTGATATTATCAACACCCAAGGAAGTAAGAGTATTATTAATATCCTTAACCTCATCGGCCATGAAATTGCCGGCGAAATAGTTCTTCCGCTTGATAAAGGACATGACATCATCATACCTAGGTTCCCCATTACTATCCAGATCATATTCTGATGGCATGGACATCCAGTCGCCAAAGAAGGACACGAAGTCGGGGGAGTAGGCCGTACCCCAGACCGATAAGGCCTGCTTCTGGTCGCCCAGCACCTCCATCGCCCTTTGGTATAATCCGGATGGTTGGTCGTTCGGGGCAAGGACATTATCTATCCCACCCTCCTTATTTTTTATAACATAACAAGATCGTCCCATTACTAAATCGTTTTGACACAAAGATAGAAAATCCCGCCTACTCTCACGAGCGGACGGGACACCAAAATAACAACATAATAACAAACCTTATGTTTCTCCGAAAAGTGCAAATCTTTTTGCCGATCCTCACGAACAGGCAAAAGCTCAATCCTAAATTACAAAAAAAATGGAATTTATCGTTTAGCGAAAATATCTTTATCTGATCTATTCAGAACCCTGCCTTTCAATTCCAAGAACCTAGGCATCCATTCTTTAGATATCTTAGACACGATCCACTGAAATCCCTTAGGAGTCACATAGACAGTATTAGTGCCGTAGAACTCGTCATCATTACGATATCTGTAACGAGCATAACCGCTGTCTATCATCCTTTGGGAAAGCAACCACCTCTTACCGGTCTTAGCGAAGAACTTCTTATCCTCAAGCAATATTCGAAGATTCTTCTCCGCTATATCATATCCATGAGCCTCTAGCTTTTCCCGAACCTCTCTGATCAACATATCTGTCTCTTGGGCTATTTCGGCTGTCTTAGCAAACTCAACCATAGGAGCCTGTTCTTTAATGATATTATCGGATATCCTTTTGGCTTCCTCTGCCGCTTTCTTCGCCTCAGCTAACGCACGCTTCTCCTTTTCCGATTTAAGCAAAGCCTCTAATGCCTCTATATAATCAGATGGAAGTTCATTCTTTGATGGCATATTGTTAGATGGCATAGAATAGGAACCTGTTTTTCTAATAGAAGGAAGAACCTCCGATGTTACCCATCTTTTGAATTTCTTAGCAAACTCCTTCTTAGATGACATAATTAAAGTATACATACCAGACTCATTAATAATCTTTATCTGGCTAACATATTGATTGTGAATAGGGGTGGAATCGTAGGCCTCCCTATCTTCTGACAATCTCAGCATTTTACAATCCTCGTCATCTACCAACCTTCTTACAGCATCCCTAGGATCTGCATACCCTAAACATTTAGCTACATCATTACCGACAAACCATGGTTCATGTTTCTCATCCAACAATACTCTCACATCCCCAAAATCAGGATTCTCAAATAATTTTAAATTATCATCCATAATATAAAACAACGAGAGCCACCAGCGTCCGTTACCCCACTGATAGCTCTCATTTATCGCCTACGCCTAAGCGATATTAATATCTTCTTCTGGTCTAGCAACGGATAGACACCGCAAATATAAGACCTTATTTTGAAACTACAAACAAACAAGAGATATTTTTACAAAAAATGTAATCAGCCATATTCCTCTGTCATATATAAAGCGTAGCTATACCTATCCTCTATCATCTCCACCACCTTCTTGATATCAGATAAAGTTAGTTTCTTTATCTCCATATTCCTACTATCCATCCTGACAAAAGAGTTCTTGAACTCCTGCTCGGTTATAGCCTCCAACCTAAATAAATTGTATTTTATAAGCAACTGGCTTACGTCAAATATCAGGATATTAAGATCAATATCATCCTTCAACTCATTAAGAAGATCACGCATCATGGTCTTGATAGCATCAGTATCAAGTTCCAGCTTCTCAGCTTCCTTCATCAACTTCTTGATAATACCATTGTGCTCGATTATGATGTTAGCATTATCATCATCGGTAGGCAGAAGTACATCCATCGTACATTTTATACCAACCTTATCACTAAGCCTTTTGTTGAACTCAGTCATATAATCAAAAGCCTGATCCCTGCTTAATGCGTATGAATGATCAAGCAACTGCTTTTGTCTGACATTGACAAAATAGTTACTGGTGTATAACATCATCAAGACCTTCACTCGCTGGATGCGTAGGTCTTGCATAATTTTCCGGTGTAAAAAAGCGTCTAGTTGCATCTACTAAAAAAAGTCCCCACCGGGGCCATCACACACCCGACAGGGACCAACTTTTAAATATCTTACTCGTCAGGTGATGGACTGACGCCGCAAAGATAAGTCAAGATATTTTATCTAGCAAGGATTTTCTGCCTCATTTTCTCCGGATACTACGTTACCGTCGGAAACCAAAGACTTGTCCTCGGCCGCCTTCGTAGGCGAGGCGAACTCCGATGGCAGATCCGGCAGGTTAGGGAACGAGACTTCCGTCTCCTCCTTGGATACCTTGTTCTCCTTGATACTCATCCTAAACTTAGGAGCTATGAAAGGATCGTTATTAAGATCAATGTTGATCGTAACATCATTCATCAAAATATCCTCCTTAGTTCTGGAATCACCTATCCATCCTCTTACGTCAGCGGTCATAGGCATCCTGCTAGCCGCCTCCTTGACAGCTTTAAGCCGGTTCTTGATAACATTCACGTCTCCCGCCAGCGGAATCATATATGTCTTATTATCCAACCCGGATCTGGCTATAGCGTTATTAAGATCCATTATATCATCAATACTTACGCCTCCGCCTAGACCTTCCGTAATCCTATCAGCCATCGATCCGATCATGGATGAAAATGACGATATATCCTGATTTTTCAATCTTACGGGATATAGGTAATTTCTTCCATTTCCTGTCTTTATAGCTACGACCGGGATACGTGAATCTTTATAGTCACCATATTTGTCCCTGACGATAGCCGTACAGAACGGGAATATATTATACTTAATATTATCCCTCATCGTAACCTCTCCGTTCTCTATATACCCTACGCTCTCGACCTTACCAACCGTCTCGTTGGTAAAGTCATTCTCGGATACCATCAACGTCCCATTATCATCACTTACGCTAAAATTAGGTCTTCCCGGCAAAACACTGGTAACTGTACCTACAAACGGTATATCAATCTCGCCAGCGACAGATCCCACATTATCCCTATACAACTCAAAGGCCATACTCCTTAAATCAGCGTTACTCCCTTTTGAGTCTGGATCATTGGCTTTTAGCACCGAGACAAAATTACCATCACTATCCACAATTTTAATAACCATATTATCAACCAAATCACGATAAGCTGACTTAGTCTCATCAGAATTAGGGTCAACGGCGTTAAGGCTATTGTATTTATCATACAATTCCTTGGTATATGGATCTGACATATCCATCTTAAACCTTACCATATCACCCTTGCGGAGGCTAGCCGCTGCTTCCTGATTCACCGACTCGTTGTTAGATCCAAACGTATCACCTGTATAATAAGGGACAATAGACCCATCCTGCCCCTTGCGATACACCATGAACCAGTTGGAGGTAGATAAGGCGGTCTGCCGCCCCAGTATGACACCGGTAGCGTTCTCGAAAGCCTGAGCGTCATCCTCGCTAATCATCCATCTTGAGTGGTTATCTGACTCTATAACAGTAAATATGTCGGTTCCGTTGGTGAAATCCATCACCCTTCCATTATCAGTATCAGTGGCATCAGACCTTTTAAGCCCGGACCCCGCCATAAACCTGTCAAGCCTCATTCCACCAACCTCATAGTACATGACCCCACCGATCTCCCTCTTCTGAGCCATCAACACCACCGGATTCTGGGCGGCGTTGACCTCCGTCCTGCCGGTGGATGTTCCGGGTTCGCTCTCGGTGAGGACATCACCCATAGGTATGGATTTATCGTAATCCTTGACAGCTATACTTCCGTTATCATACAACCTCATCCATTCCACGAATTGAAGAAAAGGACCATCGGAATAATTATTGATAATATCAATAGCCTCATTAAGCTTATCCTGATCAACCTCATTGCCATTGTCAGCCTCGTTCATAAGATCGTTATAGGTCTTTATAGCCTCCTTAACCCGATCCTGATCAAGACCATTAATATTCACATCTATGATATCATCAATATTATCCTTAATATTATCTGATACATTATCATTGATCTTTAATCTATCTATCATTGACTTAGCCCTATTTATCCTAGCTATAGGATTATCGCCAAATCCTTTTACAAGATTATTAATACGATCCTTATTGTTATCATATATCTGCTTTTCCCTAGGAGATAAAATATCCTCATTACCGTTCCAGATCTTTATGGCTATATCATTGGCTCTATCATCTGAAGGATTTATAATATCCTCATCATCAGGAACCCTCTCAACTATATTACTTTCATCAGCCTTAATCTCATTCTCCATAGATCTGGCTATCATATGATTATATGTCTTGAACATAAATGCCTCATCCTCTCCTATAAGACCATCTTGGTAAGCCTTGTCTATGGCTTGATCATTAGCGTAAAGGGCGTTTGCTTCAGGATTATCAGTATTCCTGAAATCATACTTGCTATCATCCTCCTCATAAGTCTTACCCCATGCGTTCGACAATATCTTCATGAACCCGCGCTCCTGCGCCCGGATGAATCTTCTGTCACGCATACGACGAAGAGACTCGTTTATATTCTTATAAGCCACAAGATTATGACGATACTCGCTAAGCAACGCCATGGCCTCTTTATGATTATCGACCCCACGGGTAGACACGGCATTCTCAAAATCAACTATAGTCTCATAAGCCGCCATAAGATCTGAGACGCTAATCTTAGAATCATTATCATTTAAAGATAACTTAGATATATCCACATCTGAATTAATCAACGTGCTTAACTTTCTCTCCAAGGCAATTCTTTCTTCCGTCAATTTAAGAAGCCTATCATTCTCCTCAGCCAACTTAGTCTTATCAGACTCAATTGCTTCCTTCGATGCAACCTTTTGTTGAGTATTTAAGATATTCCTCTCCATCTTCCGTATATCATTCGTCAGCTTCCGGAGTTTTTCGAGAGCCTTGCTTGAATCAGGATTAAGATGAGGGTATATATCAAGGGCATCACCTATACCCGTCTTATATATCCTGTTTAACTGATTGGTGATATCATTCAAATTATCCTTAGCCTCAATACCGTTATATACCATATTGGAGATATAGGCGTTAAAAGACCTATTCGGGATACCCTCAGTAAGTGAGTCGGCGAATCTGTTGGCCATGGTAAAATTATCCACCTTCTTATTAAACTCGTTGACAAGATCGGCTTTATACTCATTAACCTGCTCATCCGTCATATTCATATCGGACGCTATATCGCTATTAGGTATAGATTCGACTACCGTCCTGAAATTCTCCTTGGTATCATCCAACATCCCCATCTCCGAATCATAACGGAGACGATTGAATACGGCGTCACTAAAATCCTTATTTATGATCCTACCATCACTCTCGTACGATGTGTCTACACCAGATAATTGAGCGTTAAGAGCCATACTGCCACGAATAGCACGGACAGCGGCGGTGGTCAAGGCGCCGGCATTGGCGTTGTAGGCCTCCACCATCCCCTTGTTCCGGGACATGTCTTGGCTCCATTCCTTTATACCTCCAAAGGTCTTTCCACCCATAACCGATCCGATAATCATACCGATGCCGATCTCCTTCCAGCCTTGACTAGACCCGTATGTTTCCTTGAACCCGTTCTTTATAGCCTCCATATAGCCTATATTCTGCCGGATAGCCATAGGATTGTATCTTGATTCTACCCAATCCTTGGCGGACTTACTAGCCACTCCCTGAAGACCTTCCTCATACAGACCCTCTGACACTGGGCGCTTGATGATATTGAACGTATTTCCGGCTACCTTCTGCCATTTCTTTGGTGTTATGGCTCTTAACGTACCGTTATCCATCCTCTCGGCACCTACGCCAAATATATTGCGTTTTATGAACTTATCCACACCAAGATCCATGCCGAACATATCGCCGAACATAGCTATATTGGATAATGACAATATGCCGACGTTGGCGGCAAATACGGCATTAGCGGCATTGGCATTGTCAGCTCTGAACTTCATAAGCTCCTCATATGGGACTTCCCTTCCATAAGCGTTACGGTAAGACTGCCTGAAATTCTCCTCAGCCTCCATCAGCATGCTTCTGGCCTCGACAGACGCCTCCCACGAGGTAGATGTGCCAAGGAAAGCGAGGGTGTCCAGTCCCTTGCCTATCCTCCGTCCCGTACGGGCGGCCCTAAGGTAGACACCGAACGCTTTCTTGGTATCCGAAGCCGCTTTGCCTATCCTAGCCAAAGCCACACCCGCCCTAGCTCCCGTACGAGCTAAGTTCATCAATCCAGCGCCGGAATATACGGCTGACGATAACATGGCTCCAGCGGTAAAAGCAAGACCGGATAAAAAATCGTTAGACCAGAAATTAGCCGTAGTCATGCTTTGAAGGAAATTCATATCCCGCTCCTCACGATTGTAATAATGAGCAAGACCGTAATCCATCTTCTTGTCCTGATCATCCAACCATCTCGTGAAATCGTTATCAAAAACAGCGTTAAAATTACCTCTGGATACACCGGCGTAAATACCATAAAAAGGCTGAATAACACCACCTAATCCATACAAAGCGGCCTTACCTACAAATTTCCCCAAACCTCTCATCCATTTTTCAGTCCTACCTTGACTCCTAGATAAACGTGTGTCATTATCTACACCGGGGATATAAGACTCGTATTTAGGTATCCAAGTACCGCTACTAAGTCGATACCTTGAATCCTCCAACGATATCTCCGGACCAGTAAGATTAAACCTGCCCTTATAGCTTTGATCAGAAGCCATATATCCTAATGGGGACATATGTTTCATATCATCATAATAATTTGTCTTAACAGTATTCTTGATCCTCTCCGACAATGACGGTATCTGGGACTTTGATCTCTCGGAAGCGGAATACGGATCCAATACCGGAGGCAGGTCACGATCCGGTATATCATAGGGATCCGTACCAATAGCCTTTATATTATCTACGTTTATGGTAGGATATCTGTACTTCTCGGCAAGATCCTTTCCGTTAGAGGTATTATTATAGATTTCCATTGTTTCCATTATTTCCACTATTTCCGTTATTCCTGTTTCTTATCTCCTGATCAATCATATCAGCTATGGGCGAGATGAAGCTCTCGAAATCATCAGTAGTAGATCTTCCCTCGCTCCTCCAATACACCTCATTCTCCTTGCTAAGTATCTGTTGCCATGCCATGACCAAATAATACTGCGGGCAGAAGTCGATCTTCCTTGCTACCTCATCAGCATAGTTAACGCCATCCAGATCAATTGAATACAACGGGGTATTACCCTCTCTAGCCCCTCCTTTGCTATATATATCAACATTTATCCCAGAAGAACCATTATTATACTTATATCCGGAAGCCCTTAACTCGTACATAGAAGCGTTATCGAACAACACGTCAGTAGCGATCATCATCTGATTCTTCCTGATATTACCGTCATTTATATTCGTAAACATATCTATATAAGGCATTACCGTGTCCTTGGCCCCGCTAGCGTAAGCGAATGGAGCTACCAACAATGACTTAGCCATCTTCCCATAAGCGTTGTTGCTTGAGCTGGCGAAAGATATGGGTACGACACCGGAATCATAGGTCTCGGACGGGATGCTTACATCCTCTTTGTAGAAAGTAAGTCCATTCGCAGCCAGATCAGCCTCGCTTACCTCAACAACAGATCGACCATCACCTCCATTATTGCCAATGATCTGATAATTACCATCACCTATAGGGGATATGGTAAACGTTATCTTCGTATTGGCATTATCCTCATCCTTGGGGATAAAACCGCCACCACGGGTGAACAGGTCACTAATCTTTATATAATCATACTCGGCTTGGCTTTTAGACGGATAATCGCCGGAGAAGATATACTCACGCTCGGCGTACTCATGACGATATTGTCTCAAGTAATCCTCGCCAGCGCGCTTAGCGTCATCAGCGATCCTGCCTAAATCTCCACGACTCCATTTATGTCTTAATAAATCATTTCTCTCTTTATGCGCCTCGTCATATATAGCGGTAGCGACAGCGATCGCTCTATTATCACCAGCAAACCTGTCTTTTATTTCCTCGATATGCCTATTCTTGTTAGCCCCAGATACGGCAAGAGACATTATAGACTCAATATCATCAAGAGAAAAAGATGTTCCCATAAGATTATTTACACGATCCAAAAGAATACTTGACTGACCTGAATCCACCGACACATATGGAGCTTCTCCTTGAATGCTACTATTAACGACGTTTATATTATCATTTAGCAAAGAGCTATAAGCGGACAGCTTAGCCCAATCATTCAATGTTATATCATTTATCCCATCTATATCAAAAACCTTATCACCGTTGTTGTTGATATCCCCAAGATTGAATGTCCCAAACCCGTAACTAACATCTATGCCTGATCCATCAAAAGATTTAGCCTCTTTCTCGACTATAGCGTCAACGCCATCCAAAACAGCGTTCTCCGCCTTATTAAATCCATCATTGATCTTATTATACTTACCTCTTTGGGTATTTAACCCAAGAAGCTTCAGGTAACTATCCTGACCATTGTAATCAAGTAGCTCATTCCTTGACCCTCCATTAGCCTTGAAATAAGCCATGATAACCTGATCGTTATCCATATCCTTGACCACGTTACTATTCTCAGGATCAGACGCCCATGCGTCGATCTTCCTTCTAGCGTCATCTGACAGTGACTTAACAAAATTACTCATGCCGGTAGTTACCGCCTTCTCGTTGGCTATGAACCCGTTCATGAACTCATCGCTTATGCTCACATCGTCAAGGTTTGCGCTCTTGGTAACCACGGTAGGCCCGGTCGTGTCATCACCTCCGCCACCTCCATTCTCCGACTTACCCGATTTGCTGGCTCTCATCAACGCTGCTTTCTCCATGGCTAGATTATGCCTTTTTGTCTCATTAAACTTAGCTCTCTCCATCATCTGCTGATTAGCCTTGAAATAATAATCATCAACACCCAACGTCTCGTATGAGTTATTATAAGACCATCTCAGACCGACGCCACGAAGGAACTGCTGTCGTACCATGAACATGCCGGCTCGCTCCGGGCTGTAGTTGCTACCGATAACGCCCTCGGCCTCCTCCACGAAATCATTTCTCTGCTTGATAATATCCGCCAGCTCCGACTCCAACTTAGCCCTCTTGGCCTTGTCATTGCCAACGCCCTTTAGCTTGGCTCGTATGGATTCTTCCTTGACACTGAAATCATCAATATACCCTTTAAGGAAATCTGAGGTGCTTTGAACATTAAATAAGTCAGGATTCGTTCTAGCCATATATCTTCCCTCTAATTGCATCTGAGCCTTACCGTTCTCAGATATAGAAGCCATGGCTATATCCCTGACCTGAGCGTAACTCATCTCATCTATATACATCTCACGCATCTCGCCCGTCCTGTTACCATTGGCATCAGTCACCGGTACATTGACTTTCTTCCCCTTGTTAAGGGAGATGAAATTCTTCATCTTCTCATCAATCTCAGCATGATAATCCGTATAAGGGGTATAATGTATAGGATTAAGACGTGTCCCTACCTGACCGTCATTCATCCAAGCCACGGCATCGGCGAAAGCCTCAGCCTCGTTTATAGGACTATACATCTTGGGATTGTTCAGCTTCATATCCTCCATCTTCTCGCTAAAAGCCCGGATCTCCCTAGTACCGGCAATAGCATTCAACACACGGGTATCCAGAGCTTCTCCAAGACGAGCCTGTATACTTCTGGCTATACCGTCAGAAGCCAAATTAGATTTACGATACACGTTATTCACGTCCTGTATCAATCCATTTAACCTGTTCTGAAGATATTCCCTGTCCTGAGGTTTTATAATGTCAGAATTGATAATATAATCAGCATACTCATTTATAGCCTGCCGATTGGTATCTATCTTCTGCTGCATGTATCCCATACCCTGCATCATGACATCCATGTTGTAGGGTGATACGTACTTGCCGTAATTCCTTAATATACTATATTGTGAAGCCATCCTTTATCCTTTCTTGCCTTTAGTTACTTCCTGAGCAGGATATAATCTCCTATAACTCAATATATCTCCTTGAGGATCAGCGATCAGCTGCCCATTAGGACCAATCTTTACATCCCCGAATATAGATCTTAATGTATTCATGGTCGTAGCCGTATTCCACTTCTGCTGGATCTCGTCATTTACGCTATCGAAATACCTAGCCCAGTTCTCGTCATTTATAGCCAATCCCTGCAATATACGTTGCTGGTAAGCTTGACGTTGGGCTATATTCTTATCATACGTATCAGCCCAAGTACGGGCGTTTACATTATCAGCCCAAGCCCTTTGAGCCACGTTCCCTTGTTCTACCTCATTAATGTATCTACCTATATTGGAACTCATGATAGCCTGTAAGTTGGATGATAAAGCCCCTCTCTGGGAATCCGGGACATTACCCATCTGATCCAATTGTGATTGGAAAGCACGATTGGTCTCAACCATATACTGATCAGCCGATCTCAACACCGGATCCACGGTAGGAGCGTAATGCCTTTCCAGACCTTCCGTTGTCACGGCTCCCGGGGTCATCCTGAACACCTCAGGAAAGTCAAGACCGCCACCCACTATATTCCTGCCTCCATTGCCGCTGTTCGACTTACCGGCATTTGTGTTGGTTTTAGGAAGTGTATTAGAATCAATCAGCTCAGGCATATCCAACTTAACATCAGGATCCTCCACATCACCTATATCCATAGGACCGGGAGCCACCTTATGAGGGTCAAGTATAAAATCAAGACCTTCCATTCCTTTCATGGATCTCAATGCCTGCATCTTAAGCATATCCTCCCCAAGGATCTTATTAACAACATCCTTGTTCTTATCAGAGAATAGTTGGCTAAAATGGGTGATACCAGCATCGTTAAGAGCCTTATGCTGTTCCTCTGTAACAACGTCTAGACCGATCATAGGGCGAGATGTGGTAAACAAACCTAATTTATTGTCTCTCATCCTATCATGATATGCGGCTTTCTTGTCTTCCGGGTAATTACCTTGACTATCCTCACCGCCAAAGGAAACGAGCGTCGTGTAATCCCGAAGCGCCTCGGCGTTGGCGATGATCGGGTTCTCAGCCGTAGCCAAGCCCATCCAGCTACTTGTCTGACCGTAGATAGCGTCTTGCAACGCCCTAGCCCTAGTGCCCTCTGAAGCTCCCATATAAGCATCGTAAGCGACCGGATTGAATGTCTTATAATAATTCAACCTCTCATCCGTATTAATACCTCCATAAGAGCCATCAGTTCCTTGGCGCTGATAACCGAAATAGTTAGGATCATTGTTGAACCTATTCTCGATCGGGCGGAAAGTTAATTTACGACCGAACAAGGACGTGCCTCCTATCTCCATCTTCTGGCGAATACCAGCCACTTTCTTAAGCAGCTCTTTCTTAGCCTCAGCTATATCCTCCTCCGTAAGACCGTATTCTTTCATGGATTTGGATATGATGTTATCTATCTCACCACCCTTAGCGAAATACGTATCCTCATCCTTCTTCATCTTCCGGTCTTCCTGCTCCTTGTATATGACATTAGCGAAGTCCGTAAACCTTCCCTCTAAGCCATTAACGGTATCGTTACTATCATTTATAGCCTTAGATAATACGGAGGCGTTTAAACGCCTTGTATTCTCATCATCTATCTTATCGTTCTTCTTCAACTTCTCTAACGCCTTCTTCTGGTCATCGTAAGCTGATTTAAGACCGATCTTAACCTTATACCTATCCATTAACGTAGCGTACGTATCCTTTGGTGTAGCCTTAATCCCATACGTATCTCTAATGTATTTGGCGAAGTCCGGCTCTATGGTGGTATCATCGGTAATAACCTTCGTACCCTGCTCCAAAGAAACAGGCGTTCCCCCATCGGCGTGCTTCTGCCCCATAGCCTCCATCGGCGCCTCTCCGGGCTGCGTCACGTACTCGCCCTTCTCGACCTCCACGTTGGCTTGATCTTCCATCGACTTAGGTAACGGATACAGGTACTCACCGGTAAGGCTTCCGCTATCAAACCTATTATTAGGTCCTAGATAAACGCCCCCGCCATCCTTGTACTGCATTTGGGATTGCCTTCTTTGCCTAGCCTCACGTTCCTGAGCTAACCTAATATTGGTACGAGTACCTTTCTCTGACGCTATCCCAGAAACCACGTTACGAGCCAACCCCATGATACCACTAATTCCCGAGGCTATGGTAGTTATCGTATTAGCTGTTTTAGCCCCGGTGGATAAATCGCCATATCCCTCGCTTCTCATACGTCCTATACCACGACCCATCTGAGTGAACCTAGATCCTATATCATCAGCACCATAGTAAGGGATAGTGGTAAAATCAAAAACATCCGTACTACCAGACTTATCAACCTTCTTATTACTGTCAACCAAAGCGCTCAAATCACTTGTATCAATGGTATTAATATCAGGCTGCTGAATATCAAATCCTATCTGGGTAGAAGAAACCAAAGGCTCCACTCCAATACCCTGAAGACCAACAACATTACCGGGCATAATAGGGGTGACTTCCCCGGCCTCTTGATATTTAGGTATCTTCCTCTTGATTACATACTTGCTCATATCAAATTAATTTCGTTCTGACACAAAGATAGTTTAAAAAAAATAGAGACTCATCATTTCACAACGATGAGTCTCTCAGCAAATGCTATTATTATGTACAGAATTAAATTCTTTTTATGAATAATGATCCTATAGCCTTAACCAAATCATAGAAACCGGCAGAGCTGAGACCTACAGCCACTCCATATAATAGAGCCTCCCACCATTCACTCCCTATAAGCAATGGAGACACCTTTAGTAGCCACGCTAATATACAAACCAGCATACCTATGACTACGGCGGATAGGACTTTAGCCCACTTATGGGTGTCAATATACGGCACTACCTTGGCTAACTGCGTAGCTGACATCGTGACGAAAGCCATGATGCCGGTGAAGGTAGTTAAATCAATAGTGATAGCCCCTTCTGATGGGATTACCTCTTGCGCCATCAAAGCGAACGGCGTCAATAACATAGCAAATAAAAATAACAATCTTTTCATATCTAAAACGTTTAATTACTTCGCAAATATAACACTAAACTGATTAGATATATAAATATTTATTGGAATATAGATATACGACAATATCCAGAGCCTATATGTCCCTTTCCTAAATCATATAATCCACCCAAAGGATTAGGCATTTTTTCTAATTCCCCTTTCACATCTGTCCATACGAACCCGTTCCCATCTATCATCTTAGTGTTAGTAAATACATATTTATCATATTTCACGCATCCCGGATGACCGGATATATACGAGGATCCTCCACCACCAGCTTGAATAGCGTTCGACGATATCCCGCCGCTTGGCCCTCCATAAAAGCCTCCTCCTCCACCAGAGGAATACGAAACGCCATCAAAACCACATCCTCCTCCCACTCCTAATAGACCTCCATTTCCGTTAGTTAAATTATTGCCGGAGTTAGATCCTCCCGCTACTTGGGATGCAGGAGTTCCCTTGGCATAGCCCCCCAGATACGCCTTCAACCCTCCCGCTGATCCTCCGTGCCCAATAAAATAATACTCACATCCTCCACCACCTCCCCCGGATACCATAATACGGGTCTTTAAAGAATCTAAGTTTAGAGGATCGCTATTGTTGGACAACCTCAAATCTGTAGCTCCGCCCCCGGCTCCCTCATAGATATACCTTCCAGCGCTCTCATTAGTCATTGAATGCCCTGAACCTCCTCCATTATAATTATATTTTACAACATTACTCGTCTGCTTAAGTCCACCATTTCCACAATACACATAAATGATATCACCACCAACTAACTTGATAAATCCAGCCACATATCCACCATACCCAGGGTCATTGGATCTGGTAAACCTATCTTCGCTATCATTGTAACCATAATTACCTTGACCACCCCAGCACTCAACATAATAATACGCCGACTTTGGAGCTACAAATGTATAGTAATTATTACTATTATAAGTGTATGTATACAATACATCCAAGCTTTTGGGACCTGTCATTACACGTCTTCTCATAACATACCTCCCCTTAGATATTTTACTAACAATGCCATAACCATCCTCCTATCATCAGCAATAGCATCTACCCATCTATTCCTCCATCCTAAACTACTGGGGGGGGGGGTAAAACAAGTCCCCTTAAATAACACATCAAATAAAAACAACAAC